GTAAATGCGGAGACAGTGGCAAGGGTGAAGGCAAACCTAAGTGTTTATCAAAATCAAAAGCCGCAAGCCTTAGAAGCAGTGGTGGTAAGAAAGCTATTGCTAATGCAGTTAAACGTAAAAAGACAAATGATCCAAATGCAAATCGTAAAGGTAAAGCAAAAAACGTAAGTAATCGTCCAAAGAAATAATATGAATAAGAATAAAAAAATTATTAAGATGCAAGTTACAGAAGCAGACAAAAGATTAAATACTCCAGCATGGCAAAGATATATGCAAGGCGATACTAGATACGAATATAAATATCTGAGAGGATTAAAAAATGATTAAGAATTTAAAAGATTTAATTATAATGATGTTAGTAATAGGCGTATTAGGATTACTAGGAGTTATAATAATTGGTGACTATTATGTAGCACTACAAGAAAATAGACCAGTAGATGAGAGTGTTATTACTCTTATGAAAATGGCACTGACCGGGCTAATAGGCATAATAGCAGGTTATATAGGAAGTAAATAATGCCAGAAATGATGATTGAGTCCATGTCAACAAGTACATCGAAGACTTATTGTCAAAATTGCGGGCATTCATCACATTGCGGTACAGGCAAATATGCAACATTCAAAGACTACCAATGTGATGGTGGTGAATACCGAGAAGTCAAAATCTGCGAACATTGTAGATGTTCAGAATGCAGTAACAAAGGAAAGAAAAAATGAGTCAACTATCAAATGAAATGAAAAAATTGCGTGATTCGATAATGGAGTCAATTCAAACTGATAAAACTATTAATAGTGAAGCAGTAATGTCTGAGGTTGTATTAGAAGATGACCAAGACTTTCATGAACATTATGGATATCTTGCATTTTCAGAAGATGAAACAGACATGTTTGAAGCTGAATATCAAGGCAGAAGTGTTAAACTAAACAAACCAATGCGTGGTGATGTTAAAAAGTTTAAGGTTTATGTAAAAAATGATAAAGGTAACACAATAAAAGTTAACTTTGGCGACCCAAATATGAAAATTAAAAAGTCTAATCCTGCTAGAAGAAAATCTTTCAGGGCAAGACATAACTGTGATAACCCAGGACCAAAAACAAAAGCAAGATATTGGTCATGTAGAAAGTGGTAATCATCCTTAACTAAAAGGAATTATGAGATATAATGCTAGTGCTACTGCACACGAAAGAGGCCCTAAAAAAAGAACGGCAATAGGCAATTCTACTAGGTCTCGACCTAATAACAAACATAAGAAAAGATCCTTTAAGAAATATAGAGGACAGGGTAAGTAAAAAAGGGAGCATTACGCTCCCTTAGTTTTTTTAAATTCTTTTTTTATTAACCTAAAAGTTTTGCTAAAGTCTTTGGTCCTGCAATACCATCTGCTACTAGACCGTTTGCAACTTGCCATTCTTTTAACTTTGCTTCTGTTCCAGGACCGAAATCTCCATCTGCACTGATACCAAGGGCTTTTTGCATTTTTGCAACAGTACTTCCTTTACTACCTTTACGAACAGTTTCAAGTATCTCTTTTGGTTCATAATGACCTCCGAGTACTTCTATCGCATGTGCGTAATGTTTCTTACGGTCTTCTAGTCCTATAGTTCCGCCATTAATACGTTTCGTCATTCCAACAATATCTTGTGCATCGCAGTAACGATTAATATTGTTAGTCTCCCAGAACCAACATGCACTTGCTAATGCACCAATAGGTGTACGAACAAAATCAGTACATTCTTCCGCAGTTCTTCTTTCTGACTCTCCAAACTTTGTATAATTGTGACGACCTGTTAGTTGTAGGATTCCCCCACCTCTAAATCTCCAACCGTCACCAGAGCCAGTATCTCCGTTATCCATACGATTTGCATAGATTACGTTTGCGATTTTTTCTGGTTGTCTATGATATTCTTGTGCATTTCTTCCTGCACGTTTAAAATATTTCGGGAAAATCTTATCTAGTGCATCTGCACTATAATTTAGATTCTCAGATAGAACAGTGTAACCAGCAGATTCGTGTGCCGTCTGAGCAATAAATCCTGCTACTCTATCAACAGTATCAATATCCCATCTGGGTAAAACTCTAGTCATTGCATCATGCCATTCGTTAGCATCTATGCGTGGTAGTAATTCCGCTACATGTTCTACAGTGAAATTAAACTTAAAAGCCATTCTTTAGTCCTCCAATTTTACTTGGCCTGCTTCTATTAGCCATTCTCTATTTTTCAAGTGAGCCTCTTGTATTGCATCTTTTGATTGACCTTCATACGGGACTGCATGATGATTGTCTAACATAACTGTAGTAAATGCTACATAATCATCTTTGTCTTTATCCCAAATTTTAAAGTCTCCTAAAATTCTGCCAAATTTTCCTGTCTTGTCTTTTTGTGTTATGATAATTTGACTAGATCCAACTGGCATAAGAAATCTTACGAACTCTTTCGCCGCAAGTCCGAATTTCTTTTCAGTCAAATCTCTGGTTCTAGATTCAGGAGTATCAATACCCATGATTCTAACTCTTTCTCTGTGCATCCATACACCAAAGCCTAAGTCTATATCAACGTCAACTGTGTCTCCGTCTACTATTCTTAGTATTTTACATCGGTATTCATACATAATCCTCTCCAATTATTTCTTATTAACATCTTTCAAACAACCGGGAAATGCTTTTTCTGTCCCATCTGTTATTTTCTTTGCAAGTTTATACGGAAGAAATCCAAAAAACTGCGGAAAGAAAGCATGAATGATGCCTGTTATTACCATTAGCAAACCAATACCATTAAAGTACATAGCTTTATAAAAATGTGTAAACCAGTTTGCTTCTGCCTTGTCTAAATGGTCAATATCGATTAATTTATCTTCCATCTATTTTTTACCCTTACCTTTCTTTTTGTCATCCTTTTTCCATTCACCTAACATGCCACTATCTTCAATATGTTCTAGTCTTTTATTCCATAAGACCTCTTCGCCATTATCGACTATCTTATCAATATTATCGATGTAACTTGTCATGTAATGGTCAGGAAGTTCTTTACCTACTTCCCAGAATGAAAAATCTTCTCTTGCCGCAAATAACCAGAAACTATTCACACCAAAGTTTAAACTATCTGGTTCTTCTAAATGACAATACTTACCATTGTCTAGCAATTTAATTAATGTACCACTGTGTGCGTATCTATGCCTGTGTGTACCTGTCGGTGGCACCAATGCAACTATATCTGTCTCGTTAACAACACGGGTAAGTTTAATCTTACCTCTCATTGCTCTAGTACCGTGTGAATCTGTTACTTTAGGCTGACCATATGTGATACATTCTGCAACTTTAAATCCTGCATAATCTAAATACCAACTTACGATTACTGCTTCTGCACCACCTAAACTATGACCTGTAACTGTTATATCCCATGTCTTATCTAATCTGCCCATGATATCATCTGCTATCATTTCAGCAGTTCTATGAAACCCAGTGTGCAGTTCGATGCCTAATCTAAAACTTTTATCTTTGAAAAACTTTATATCTTGCATTGCATTGTGAGAATTCTTAGTTCCCCTAATTGATACATAATATGATTGTCTATGAGTATCAGTGATTACACAATACTTGATATCATTTATTTCATTTATATAAATTTTCTTATCAAGATTTTTATACTTTTTTTGAATACTAGCATTGTCTTTATAGATATAGCTGGCTAGTTCTCCATACCATTTGATTTTAGTCCAGTCAATTTCTTTCTTGTTTACACAAGTTTCTTTGAATTTATTTTCTAAATCGTATTTTTTTACAAGGTACTTTCTAACTCTTTTTGCTAGTCTGGCTAGGAGCCAACCCTGAATAACCCATTTTATAAAATAGTTTACTAAAAAAATCATCATAGTTTCTCCCTTCTTTATTAGATAACTACGACTATTTATCAGTATTTCTCTTATTCTGTTTTGTATGTGTTTGTAGGTATATGAAACCAGTGAGGTTTCTTTGGATAATCGTTCATAATTTTAGCAAGTTCAGGGAACACCTCTTGAAAGTTCTCACCTCGAACATTGTCTAAATCATTAGTATATTCCCAGAATTTCCACACCCTATGAGACCAATCCTCTTGATTGATGAATTCTACCCATCTATCAACAAATTTAATCACAGCCTCTTTAATATCTTCTGGTTTTCGCTTACCTGAATACTCATCAATACTATCACACCATTCTATCATCTTATCACGCCATTCGTAGTATTTCTGTGTTACATACTTCTTGGCACTTAGAGGCATCGTTTTAACACATAGAAAATCAGGACCGTGTAATGGATGGGCACAGAAGTTCTCGTCATGCCATTGCCATAGATAATCAAAATCGTACTTACCTGCTTTCACTTTCCACTCAATGAAGTCAAGTATATGTAGTACATTATATGTACTAATTGTGATAGAATCATTTAGCTTAACATTATGATTGTTCTTTGCGAATTCTTCTACTCTGTTTATGTTTCTAAGAATGTGGTTCCATTTGACTGGATGCCTCATATATTCTAATTCTGGGCCCATACCATCGATACTAAAACCAATCATTAATGATTTAAAATGTGACCAATATCCCATAACTTTTTCAGGTATGTTTGTCAAGTTAGTATCATACTGTAATGTAATATGACTCGCATCACCACTTTCTACGCATTCTTCTAAAAACTTGAAGTGTCTATGTATCATCATTGGTTCACCACCAATCAAATATAGATGTTCAATTTCTCCCTTGATAGCAGACATTTGTTCCCAAAATTCATCTGACTCTGCCCATGCAAATGGATTAGGAGTAATATTATATTGTTTGCCTTTAACATGTTCAATATTGATAGAGAAAGGATCCTTGCCGCCTCGTACTTTAATATTAGCTTTATCACCTAATCTCATCATTTTCATGTAATCAGGTATCCAAGCCGAACTAACTAGTGGATTACAAATTCTACATTTAAGATTACATAGATTACCTAACTGAATATCATAATAAAAAGGCTTATGGTCTACTGGTATTTCACCAGTTTCTTTATTAGTAATTTTCTCTGCTTCAACTTGTGTGAAGTCTTTCCATCTGTCGCCGTATAATTGTCTCATACTACGCATACCAGATGATTCTTCATTTTTACATCTTGTACAATTAGTATGCCATTTGCCTTGTAGCATATCTAATCTTAATTCTTTACTTGTATCAGAATTCATAGCACCGTTGATGCCATCTTTTGCAACAGTATGTACTTTGCCGTCAGTAAGCAATCTGCCTCCAACTTCTCCATGGTTCATAACACAACATCCTTTGAATGTCCCGTCAGTTATTACATGTACATCATGCCATGGCGCAATGCAAAACGTTTTAGAATTTAAATCCGTCTTCATCAATTTCTTCTTTATGGTTCTTTATAAAGTCTTCCTTGTATTTAGGGTGTTCCATATAGTACTGAGGACCTCTGCCTCCCCTATGTGCCAATCTAACACTACCAGGAAACCCTTCACAATCGCCTGTATGTCTTGGCATAAAATGTACATGAGGCCACATTACAGATTGTCCTGCCGATACTCTCATATTCATGCCAAAATTATATCCGTCAATTTTTCCTTCAGCAATCAACTTTTCACCATATTGTACAGTTGCCTGCAAGGCTATCGTAATAAATTTTGTGTTATTTTCTTTAGGAACAAATAATAGATGACCATCACATACTGGCCACTTGTCTTCAAACGCTTTATAATATTCTGTTTCTTCTATTACGTTTTGTTTATTCTTTTCAAATGGGGTGTCTTCAAATTTTTCTATCATGCCCATGCATCCATTACAGGCAATAATCGATTTACAACTTCTGCCGCTTTTGTCGAACTATCGTCAACAAATTCATTAAAATCAAAATGCGAATCATTTCCTGCAAGGTCACTTAACACTCTTACTACAACGAATGGTTTGTGCCAGTTACATGCCACTTGTGCGATTGCGGCACCTTCCATTTCTATTGCATCTGCTTTAAATTGTTTATGAAACATATCTCTTGTTTTCGCACATGCTAGATAAGTGTCACCTGTTAAAATTCTACCAAATTTAGCGTCATCTCCTAATGCATGTTTTACTGCGTCACGCATATCTATTGACATTTTATAAGATACATCTTCATGTTCATCTACCATCCCAGGAAAGCTACCCGGAATTGCACTGATTACTTGTCCGTTTACTACTGCACCATAATCATGTTGTATGAGTTGTTCAGCAATTAATACATCACCAATCTCATACTTAGGATTTAATCCACCTGCTACACCTGAGAACACAATACTATCGCACCCAAAATGTCCTAACAGCAAAGATGTAGTCATACTAGCATTAACTTTACCGATACCACACTCTGCCGCAATTACCTTTACACCATTCATAGACCCGAATTGAAAAATCTTATTGATAATCGTTTCAGTTCTTGGTTCGCTATCCCATTCTAATTTTGAATATTCTTCTGGGATCGCTGATATTACACCTACTGTCATTTTTATTTCCTTAATTAATCCAATAAATCCATACTAGCATTGGTATTATGATTGCAAACTGTGGTAAGAAATTCAATATAATTGCTTTCTCATTCCATTTGTAACCTACATATATCCAACCACTTGCACCAATCATTTGTATGATGCTATTCCATGGTGTGATACCCGCAACGTGTAATACCATTGCAATTAATATTAAGATTGCACTTGCATATTTAATATATACTATGTTCATTATATCAAATACAAATCATAAAGTCAATTTATAATTTGCCTTCCTTTCGCATTTCTGCTCTTATTTTTGTAGCACTAATACTATGTATCTCTTTTCCTAAGTCATGTTCTGTGAATGTATATCCTACTCCTCTGCCATAACTAATATCTACAATATTAGGTACTCTCATTATGATATATTCATGACCGTATGTATATCCTACTTTTTCTAATTCTTTCTTAATGTTTTCTTCGACATCTGTAGCAATAAAAGGGTTATCATCTTGTACGACTGTACGACCACCACTTGCGTCTTCTTGTTGTGGAACAGTTCTAATTTGAATACATACTTGTCCTGTTTCTGCTAATGCACGTTTGAACAATTCTGTATGACCATCATGCCAAGGTTGCCATCTGCCTAGCATTTGTGTTGTTGGTTTGAACTCATTGAAAATCGTCATTCTCTAATCTCCATGCACTGTATCCTACAGGTGTTGTTGTTTTCTTTTTCATATATCTTTCTACAATAGGAACTAATTGAGTATGTGTATCATCGAACCATTTTGCGACATGATAATCTCTTTCATATACACCGGGTTTTTCAAACATCTTGTTTGTGTCTTCGTATCTACCTTCTTCAATAGTATCCATCCATACTGTAAAGTCTGCACCAAATTCTTCTCTTGCTTTTTGTGTGGGGCAAACAAAGTCAGCAACCGCAATTTTGCCAGCCATAATTACTCCATCAGTAAGCAACTTCATTCTTTGTGCTTGTCTCATACGTCCTTCGGGACTAAAGTCCCACTTACTCATATCATGCCCTTCATACTTTTCTCGTACTCTATCTGCATTGACATGAACGCCTCCAAGAAGTTTTGCTAGTGGTTCTGCAAGAGTACTCTTGCCACTTCCCGGTAAACCAAATATTAAAATTTTCATATTGCCCCTTTCCGACTACTTGCTAATTTTATTATTTTATCCAATTCTGATTCTGTTTGTGAGATATATTTTTCGTTTGCGTCTTTAGATAATATCTCTAGTAATCTAATATTGTCTTCTGTTAATTCACTATCCAATAATCCTAATTCTTTTTCTAACCATTGTAAATAATTTAACTTGTATAAGTATAACATTTCTTGGCTTGCAAAGATAGTCCTAAAATTAAAAATTATACTATCTATCTGTGACATAAAATCAGGAGTAGTGTGTTTTCCTCTCACACGTTCTTGTTGTAATCTAATAATATTTCTATCTCTGCCTATTATTAGAAATTGAATATCAGCAAATTTCTTAGCTATATTTATGAATTCTTTATATTGTGGAATAGTTTCTACACCATCATCAAAATATGGGCAACTGATACTTGTGATGAAATACTGACTTTGTTTCCAGTCAAAATCATTTAGTTTTAAAGGATCTTTCCAGCACTCTGCAAAGGGTTCTAAATCATGGCCTTCCCAATACTTTTCTTGCAATGCAGGCCATACGAATATATTTTTATTTTGTCCTAGTGCTTTACTGAATAAGTGATTACCACTTCCCTGTGGCCCTGTCATTATTGTTAATAATGGTTTCAACGTTTACCCCATTTTACTATATTCCATATACGTTCATGTATATAAAATACTATAGTGTTGGCTGTTAATTGAATGATTGCAATAGAACCACTGATAGTTAAATCACGTAGTATTGCATAACTGATTAAAAATGTACAAAGAGTTCCTGTTAATCTCCAAGATACAGTTTTAACAAGACTTCTTACTCTAGTGTCCAAAATAATTCTCCAATTCACCTTCTCGGTCTATGTCACTTGTAATACAATGTATACCGCCGCCCCAAAAATACCTATGACGAAAGTGGCTGATATGTTGTTCAATTCCATTTTCTTTTAACTTCTTTTTTACTTGTGGATTGTCGTTAAACACTATAACATTTGATTCGTCTATGCTTAATATGTTTGCATCAAATACATTACGACTGCAATATTCTTGCCAGCCGTTGTCTAACCATTCATATACAAGTTCTTTTCTTTCTTGGTCAGCATCTTTATTCCACATTTTCCAACTACGACTTTGTTTATATTCTAACCACTTATCCATTTTAGCCCAACTATCATTTAACACACTAATGACAGTCCATCCTGGAAATGTACTTGCATAACGTGGTGCTTCGTATAAACTTAATAACACACCTGGTTTCAGTGGCCTATAACCTCCATCTTGGAATCCAAGAACATCAAAATATCTATTGTCATATTCACTTGCAAATTCATTAACAAACTTATCAAATTCTGTTGTTGGCAATGGGAAGTTTTGAAATGTTCCTAAACTATATGTGATTCTTGTACCTATCTTAGTGATGTAGCCTTCAGCATTTAACACTGTATCGCTATGTTTAATTGAATTACCATGACTTTGTACAAAGTCTAATATATTTTGATACTGTGGTAGTTGATATGGTTTCAACCAATGTATAAATTGTTCACCCAACATCATAAACCAATCACGTGGTTCCATTGGTGGAGGCAAAAGACAATCAAAAGTAGGAAAGTCCGTTTCTCCATTTTGAAATCCATATTGTTTAAAGAATGCGTTGTTGGTTTTTCTTTTTACAAACTCTGCTTTTTCTTCTACAACAGGTCTAATTGTTTCTACATCAAACTGATGTAGCAAATTAATTAGGTGTTGATAATCTTCTTCTGTTTCTTCCGCTATGCGTTGCCATCTACTTCTTGTGCCACTGTCTTCAATAAAGTTATAAAACTCTGGAGCATAACTTTTTCCAACAATACACTTGCGAAGTGGCTGAAACATACAATGACGTTTTAGCATTTAAATCTGCCATATCGTATCACGTGACCCATTAGCGATAATTTCTCTAGTCTTTTCAGATTTTAATCCTGTAATCTGAATAGATGGTCTAGGGAAATTACTTGCGTTTGCAGTGGCATGTGGTGCGTTAGCCCAATCAAAAATATGAGCCTCACCAGCTTTCCATCTTTCGTAGATACAATTTCCATACATATAAAATTGTCCTGGTTTCCAATCATCTAAGAAAAATGTAATACGACATACTTGTTCTGGATCATCGATACATCTGTCCCATAGTTTATCAATATGTAAATTAAACATTTGACCTGTTAACTGCACATGGGCACGATATTTTAATTCATCTTTTCCGCCTATTACTCCAAAGTGTTCTTTCATTTTAACAAGCATTGGATAATCTTCTAACTCATCTTTCATATTTGTAAGCATAAGTTTTTTAGGATCCCCACCACCTTGTGCAATATCATATTCTTCTTGTTTTAACATTGGGGACTCGTCTTCTCTATCTCCGTAGAATTTACGAGTTTCCCAATTAATAGCTTTTATTGATTGCTCAACTAATCTATCTCTATCTTCTTTCCACAAATCTGGATTATCAAATCGGCCTAATACCTTAAACCATTCACCTTCTTTATCAACTTTGTTATCATCAAAATGATATTCGCTATGTGCTACTGTCCAATCCCAATTCGATTCGAATTCAGATGGATCTTTTAAGGTCTTAGACCAATTTGTTTTGTGTATCATGTATAATCGAGTCCTTTATCTTTTCTTACAAGACTATTTATGAATATACCTAAAGCTATAAGAATACATACAAGAAAAATAGGATGATTATAAATGTTGAATAAATCAAACCATCTAAAGTCTGACATCGAACTCAATCCTGGTTTCCAGAATTTATAACCGTACAACTGTAGTGTTCCCCAAAAATATTCATCAATTTTAAATGCTACAACGTATGCAACTAGAATTGCTGGTCTACTAATATTAAAGTGTTTACATACTACACCAATAGCACTTAAGATAACGAGTAGAACAAAGTCTTCCCATCCACCTGTGTATTGCATATTAGCCCACGTTATGACTATCAAAATAAATGTTGCATAAATCCAGAAAGGAACTTCTAATACTTTAAGAATCCATTTGTATAAAACTATACTTAATAATGCCACACCAATTGTTCCAAAAATATAACCAAATGCTAAACTGTTTGTAAAGTTGACATCTTCTAATAGACTTGGTCTACCAATCTCCATACCAAAGTACATACATATTGCCATAACCATGGCCGCAAATGGTGCCGCAGGTATACCAAACAAACAAGCAGGTATCATACTAGATACTTTCTGTGCATTGTTGGCTCCTTCACAGCCTAGTAACCCTACAGGATTACCTTCACCAAATGGAATTTCTTGGTCTTTTTCTTTGTGTGCGGCTTTTGTGGCACCGTATGCTAAGAAGTCGCCTACTGCTCCTCCTACACCTGGCAATAAGCCAGTTACGAATCCAATTAGTCCACCTCTACACATATCTTTCCAATGTCTTCTACAATCACCAAAGCCTTGTTTAAGGCCTTCCCAATAACTTCCTTCCATTGGTGGTGCCGCTGATTTTAATTGTTTCTTAAATCCATCTAATAGTTCTGGAACTCCAAATAGTCCTGATAGTAAAACTACCATACCTATTCCATTTTGTAAATATTCCCAACCAAACGTTAGTCTAGGATTACTTACAACATCTTCTCCTACCATACCTACACATAATCCAAAGATAATAGCACAGATACTTAAGAAAACATTTTTACTTGCCACAAAGCCTACACAGGCTAGGGCCATTGTCATGAAGCCCAGAAACTCTGGACGTCCAAATAATACAATTACTTTCCCATAATAAGGAAGTAAAAAGAAAGTCAATGCCGCAAATATAACTCCATTAAATGTAGAATCAGTTATAGCAATTCCCATTGCTCTTGCCGCCTGACCTTTTTTAGCCATAGGGTAACCATCAATAACACAGGCCGCAGTCGTACTTGCACCAGGTATACCAGTAAGAATACTTGTATAACTATCTGCACTGGCACAACTTGCCACGATTGCAGTCAGAAAGACCAACCCCAAGTAGGGGTCGGCCATAAAATATGCACCCATGCTGAATACAGTAATTAGTGCTGTGGTAACACCTGCGATAGGAATAATACCAATTAGCATTCCATACACGGTGCCGGCCATAGCCCACATTACATATTCCATCCACATGAATTCCATAAGCTACTCTCCTATTGTTCTAGTAGCTCTGGTTTGTAGATTGATGGAAAACCATATGCTTCTTGATTCCATCTAACTGCATTTTTCAATGCGTCTTCTGTAATCAATGACTTCATAATGTCAAGCATTTTTTGTCCATCTTTACCTTCAATCCAAGGATACGTTCCAGTTTTAGCATAAATTTCTGCACTTGCTACTGGATCATTAATCATTTCGTGCAATGCGTCACGTAGGATTTGTGTATTTGGATTACCTTTGTTTACCCATAATGATTTCTGAACAACATCACGCCAGTTACGAGTAAGTCGGTATGCTTCATATAACTCACCTGATGGTCTTTCGCCCCATAACTTCTCATATACATCTTCCATTTGAGAACCTGGGAAGTTTGGATCATTCATTTGTACTTTGTTTTCTAAGTCCAAAATACCATGTGTGAACCATAGTTCTTGTTCAACGTCTGTGTAAAAACGATTCCATGCCGCTGGTGATTCTCTTGTTACATCAAATTCACCGTTCATAAAGCCTAGACGTTTTTCTCCGCCTGCAACACCGTTAATCCAATTAACACGCTCTCTCCAACATTCTAGATATGCATCGATTGAACCGTTTGGTTGTGGTCCACAAACAAGCATAGCAAGAGCGGCGCCATCTGGCTCATAGCCTGATCCACCAGCAATAATCCACGTGCCTGTTTTTTCATCTTTACCGTTTTGTTTACCAAGAACGATATCATTGTTCATTGAACCAATTAAGTCATATTCAAAATAATTGTAATCAACTTTATCTAATAGAAACGATACACCGTTACCACCATGTGCAACCATGATTGTTTTGTCATCGAATCTTAGTGAGTTATGGAACTTGTTATATCCAGGAATATCTCTAGCACCTGGAATGTGTCTAATAACAACTTTCTCTCCATCTGGTAAGAACTTTTCTAAGTTCTTAGCAATAATTTCGCCCCATACAGAAGTACCTTTACCAGGCTCCTGAGGGACAATCAATGTATAATCAGCCAATGCCGACGTTGCAAGACCAAATGTCAATGCAACTGTCATTAGTAGTTTTCTAAACATATATTTCTCCTTTGTGAGTTTAGTTTTTTAAAGAATAGTATATGAGTAGATATTACAAAGTAATGCCCATACACCTTTCTTCAAAAGTTAAAGTTTTTTGAGGGTTAGACATGTTCTGCAACTCTGCAATACATGTTGAAATACGGTTCCGTATTACTTTTATTTATCATAATTATATGCTAATATAATTCTAAAGGCTATTTTTTCTATTTTTTTCGTAAAACAAAATAAAAACGGTCACCTTCATCTTGTCGTAGTGTTAGTACATTACAATTAAGATGTTCTGCGGCATTTGAAATGAAGATTGGATCCCAATCATAAAAGTTAATCCATTTAGCCGCTGGTTTATCATGTTGAATACCAGGATTAACTCTAAAGTATAAGAAACCGCCTGACTTGACCATGTTTACTACATTTTCAAGTTCATTAAGTATCTTATCACTGCTACCGAAATTGATACTACCTAAACATATAGCAACATCAAATTCAACATCCGGGTTATAATCTAATGTGTGTACACATACATCCGCTCTATCATTATATGGATCGATGCCAATTAGATTTTTAATCTTACCTTTGAACTCGTTATACCCACAACCAATATCAACTACATTATCTGGATTCATACTATTGACTTCATCAATAATAGCTAGTCCACTGTATTTGTATTTCTTTGTTTCGGGTTGCCAAACTTTACTAAAATAGTTTGATAACACTGCTCTATCAATCTGTTCTGCTAATGCATGTATTTCTGTATCATTGATTTGACTTAGTTCAATATCAAATACACCATTGACAACTTGGCAGAATGTATTCTTGTCTGATTGCAAACTTGGATTACTTTTTAGAATTCTATCCAGTTCGTTTAAGATTTTTAGATTCATTTATGTCCTCGATTTTTTAGTCTTTGCCGTATCCCAATTTAATGTATAGGATATAGGAAAATGTCCTTGTTCTATATCTATATCTGTATTATGCACTATTATATCTGAAATGTCAATAGCAAAATTAGAAATTAATCTATCTAAATTCATCATACCTTCCCTAGATTTAAATGTGTCATAATTATCTAAATAACTGGTAAATCCATATTCTTTTAGCATGTCATCCATTTCTTTATTCGGCGCCATATGGAAGTCTCCTGCAATTATCGTTTCACTATCCTTATATTTTTCTAATAGAAATTTTACATCCTTTATCGAATCTTCTTGTAATACAGGATACTCGCCTGTTATTTCTGGAAAACAAGGAAGTACTGATATGATATTAACTGATCCTATTACTCCCTTCAACGCTGTACATCCTTGCCATGGATTAGCGATTGCAGTAATAAGTTGTTGGCTTGGTAAAGTGATTGTTTCCAAACTACCTATGGAAGAAACTTTTTCAGTTTTTCCTATTACTAAACTTAATTGATTCGGTCCTACACTATCTGTTATAAAAACTCTATCAATTATATTGCATAGTTTCTTTTGTTCTTCTTTTGGAAAACGCTGTAATAATATTATGTCTGCTTTTTCGACTTGTCTTTCTAATACATCCCAACCTAATCGCAGGCTGTCTGTATTGTATTGTAAAAATTTGTATGTGGTCATTGTGAGTCTCGGTTGGGGCAGACTTGTTTAGTCCGCCGGTTCTAATGTTACCGTCAATGGGTAACCATGCGCCCTACTTGCTCCGTGAGTCTCTTCCACCTTTTGTTCTGCTATTTCTAAGTTAAACATACCAACTATAGCTTTATCATCTACGTGAATTTTGTTTGCCAAGTCTTCTGCGGTCTGTTCATCATGCCTGTATAATTCGATTAATAATCGCACAACGAATTCAATTGGAGTACCATCATCATTGTGCATAACAACATAGAAACGCTTTGGCGGTTCTATTACTGTTTTTGTTGTAGCATCAACAATAGTATCTGTTTCGTTGCTTACTTGCATTATTTACCTCACTATCTTTTAAGTATTTATCTGAATTATAGCACCATTACAGAAGTGAATCAAGTCTTTTTTGATAATTACTTAACATGTCTTCTATGTGCTCCATATCCTTTGATACAGCAATCTTTTCTGCTTTTGTATGTATCTTCTTAAATTTGTTACCAGTAAAGTTTATATCTTCATACTTTACTATTTTATTTACTTTATCACCCAATGTTTCCAGTAATTTAATGTTTATCTCACAACATCTATGGACCCACTCATATGGAGTAGGTTGATGCATTTTTCTTTTAATGTTTGGATTGAAACTTATATTGCATTCACTTATTGATGTAGAAGTTTCATCTGTACTAGCCTTATGATAAACCATCGTAAGTTGTGCAACTATTTCACTTAGTGCATTATCTAAAGGATCTCTAATCAATATGTGATGTTTGGTATCGTACTTGATATCCTCGAATGCAATTCTTGGATTAAGTTTAGCATCATAATCATACAATTTGATTGCCTCGGATACTCTTGCCAACTTAAGCAAATTCGTTATTCCATCTAAATGATTTTTTATGTACCACATTGGAATAGTTCGATTATAGAACGGAGTAATACCATTTTCGGTAGATTTCCAATCAGTCCAAACCCATTCATCATTATGATTATCTAAATGATGCGTAATATTATTTGGTTCATTGTCACATTTCCACTTAAATTCATTATCAAATGGATGACTTGCTTGATATTCAGAGTTATTAGTATTGGGATTTTCCTCTTTGCATATCGACGGCCATGCACCATGTACAGACATAATCTCTTGTGCTAAATCAGATTTAACTTGTCCAGTTGTTTTTAAGTAATTACAGTATGCAGATGATCCCGACCTTGGTTGACACCATACTGTTATGTGCTTTGCCATTATAATGTCCTTATCATCTGGTTAGAAGCGAGGAAACCTCGCTTCTATTTATGAAGTAATATTTTCTACTATGAGATTTCAATACTACGAGGCTTCTTACCTTCTGGAACGATACGTTCTAAAGATATTTTCAGTAACCCGTCTTTCAACTCGGCACCTTTCACTTCAACATCATCTGCAATAGTGAATGCTTTAGAGAACATTCTTTTAGAGATACCTCTGTGAAGAACACCGTCTTTATCATCATCTGATTTTTCTTTCTTAACAGATTTAACTGTCAAAATGTTATCAGCATAGTCAACTGTAATATCATCTTTTGAGAATCCAGCTAATGCTAGTTCTACATCATAAGTGAAATCTCCAGTCTTTACGATATTGTAAGGTGGGAAGTTTACTTGGGTTTGAAATGTTGCAACATCGCCATCGAACATACGTTCAAAATGGTCAAACATGTTGTCAAAGCCTACAGTTACAGGTCGTAACTGGTTAAAAATAGATAGTCCGTTTGTCATTGTTAACTCCTTTGTTAAGCAAGTTGATTAAAGTGTAGACCCTATCAAGCAATCTACACAGTTATTTATGCACACTATTGTACATATATACTAATATAATGATTATTTATGGAAATGTCAAGTCTTTTTCTCAAGTTTTTCTGAAAAAAGTTCAATTCCCTTAGATGGTCCCGCATCCCGCGGCAATCCACCATATTTTCCAATATAATCTTCAAGTACTGCTTTATACCAAAGTTGGCTATTGTGGTGTGCTTTTTTGTTATATTTTGAGATACCAACACTTGTTCCATCCTGAGTAAGCAATGCTCTTGTGCTTTCTTGTTGCAATTCTCTTAGTGTTAATTTTTCTAAATCTATATTCAATTTATTCATCCTTTGTTCATATTTTGATAAATAACATTATAATCAAACACATTTAGGAGGCCACCTATTATGATTAAAGAAACCAAAGTATTTTACCCACATATTGTAAAACAGTATGATGATAATGCACAACTGATTTCTGAGAATAATTATGATACATATTATTCACTAATGAGAACAATTCTTTCCGATAACGGAATTGACTTGACTGATAATACTAAGTATAAAGAAGATTTGACTACTGATAAGTTCGAAGGCAAAATTACTATTGTTTATCCAAACAATGAAACTATGACTGCTATCGAAACTGCTATCGGTTCTCAAATGTCTTCTTTTAGCGACAGTCAACCAATCTTTGAAGAATTCTCTGATAATCATTTGTTCTAATACAAAATAATCATGAAATGAAAAGGTCGCTTTATGCGGCCTTTTTTTATTCCAATTCTTGTGTTCTTTGTTTTCTATACCAACGCTTCTTTCCGGCATCCCGTGCTTTACGTTTAACCTCACTTGGTTTCACATAAGCAGTACGGTCACGAACCTCTTGTATAATGCCTGCATCTTGTACTTTCTTTTTGAACTTACGTAATGCTCTTTCAAATTGTCCGTTTCTTACTTCTACTGTTAGACCCGACTTATTAGTTTGTGAAAAGTCGTTTCTATCGTTTGATTTATATTGTCTATTCTTATTATAACTATTATTGTAACTAGTCATTTTTTATTATTACACCTATTATCCTATTCCCGTTTGTTTTTAGAGGGAGGTCGTATTTGAAACTACTCAAATACTCAGAGATTTGGGAATTAAAGAACTCTAACACATCACTTGCCTTAGAATTTTCCCTGCCCCTCATTTGTACTGTCACTTTTACTTTATTGCCTTTATCAATAAACTTTTGAACTTGGTTAAGTTTCATCTTTAGGTCGTTCTCACCTATAGCTGGTCTAAACTTAACTTCTTTAACTTCAACTGAATTTTGTCTGGCTAGTTTTGCCTTCTCTTTTTCACGTTTTTTGATTTCGTAATTGTACTTATTTATACTAATGATTTTTGCAACTGGCGGCTTTGCATCTGGAACAATTAGAATCAAATCTAATCCTTCTGAATCCGCTTTTTGCTGTGCTTCTTGTTTTGATAAGACACCAAGTTGTTCACCGGTGTCTGTGACTACACGTAATTCATCTGCACGAATACGTTGATTGGCTACAACGAATGGCTTTCGCCCTCGTTCTTCCTTAAAGTTTTTCTTCATTCGTTCCTGTTGATTCCCCTATTTCTTCTGTAAATACCAAAATCGGTTCTTTGTTATGTTTAATAAAATCACCTGTAATTTCTACTGATACAAGCCCTTGTTTAGCAAGTTTAGGCAACTTGAATTGTAATTTCAATAGTGATTTTTCTAACACACTCCTAAGACCTCTTGCTCCTGTCTTATTTGATTTTGCTATTTCAGAAATCTCATTTATTGCATCTTTAGTTAAATTTAACTCAACTCCATCTAATTTAAAAATCTTCTTAAATTGTGCCATTAGATTGTTTTTAGGCTCAGTCAATATACGACTTAGTTCATCTTTAGTTAAGTCGTTGATACCTACTAGTATTGGAAAACGTCCCATGAACTCTGGTATAATACCGTATCGGATTACGTCTTCTGGTAATACTTCTTCTGATACTCTCATATCATCTGCCGAGTCTTGTGCCATAACTCTTGCGCCGAAGCCAATTGAACCATTGGCATTTAATCTTCGCTTGATTACTTTATCAAGACCAACAAAGGCGCCGCCGACAATAAACAGGATTTTGCTTGTATCAACTTCAAGCATTTCTGCGCCAGGATGTTTTCTTCCACCACCCGGTGGAACACGTACAACCGTACCTTCAACAATTTTTAATAGGGCTTGTTGAACACCTTCACCACTAACATCTTTAGTGATAGAGATACTTTCACCCTTCTTTGCTTTTTTATCGATTTCATCAATATAGATAATACCTTGTTCTGCTTTTTTAATATCAAAGTCTGATGCCATAAGTAAACGTTGTATTACATTTTCAACATCTTCACCTACATACCCACTTTCTGTTAGGGTAGTTGCATCTACTTGTGCGAAAGGAACATCTAAAAATTTTGCGATAGTCTTACCTAAGAGAGTTTTACCTGTACCACTTGGTCCAAGCATCATTACGTTAGATTTCTCTAACTCTACTTCATCATCATCTTCTGGTAAATTAATTCTTTTATAGTGGTTGTAAACAGCAACACTCAAAACTTCTTTAGCTTCATCCTGACCAATTACATGAGCATTTAAAAACTCATTGATATCCTCAGGAGTTGGAATATCGCTGTTTACTTCTGTTGTCTTGTTATCTACGCTCTTACGTTCATGGACGATAGAATGACAAAGGTCAATACACTCGTTACAGATATACGTTGCCGGTCCTGCAATTAAGGTGTTGATTTCATTCTTATGCTTTCCACAAAATGAACAATGATAATCTTTTTTATCGGACAATTTTTATACTTTCTCTATTAATTGTTATTATTCAAACCATCAAGCCAGCCTGATTTCTTTTCTGCTTTAGTATTTATTTCCCTTTCAACCTTTGATTTAATTTCTTTCAATGATTTTTCATCAACATTTTTTAAATCAATTTCTGCCGGGTCTAAATACACGCCACCTGCTTTGCTTTCTGTTTTAACTTCTTCCACATCATTAGTTTCTTCTATAACTTCTTCTAAATCACTATCACTATTATCGCTCATTGAGGTCGTTTTGTCAAGCGTTTTCTTTTCAGATTTTGAAAATAGTGTGTCTAGGATTTCATTCTGTCTTCCTTCATGATTGTTTCTGTTAGCAAAACTATAGTTTGCCGCAATCAATAGAATAACTGCTAATGGGTCGAATACAAAAATAAAGATAATAATTAACCAACGTACTGCTTCATCAATAATAGTAGGAGTGGTTTCCCCATATACTAATTCTGCAATGTACTTAATTGGTCCAACTTCTGCTTCAAGGGCCCTTACTTCACTTTCTAATTCGAATTTCTCATCATAGAGATTTTCGATGGTCTGTTCCGTTTCTGACACTTTTAAAACTAAAGCGGTTATCTCATCCGTATTGTCTATTTCTCCAACTTGTGTTAGGAGATTTCGTAGACGATTAATATTATCTTGTGCATTTTGAATTTCTCTGTCTGCCATGCCACGCAAACGTTTTATTTCTTCACGTGCTTGGTCGATAATATCTGTGTTTACTGAATTACGAATATCCTCAACGATAGCAATAAGTCTGTCTTTTTCTGAATTTGATTTTTTAATAAATTCAGTAACTTTGCCAGCAGTGATATATCCGTATTTTCCATCTACTTTTGTACCAATCATAGCCTGTATCTTTTTCACATTATTTTCATCATCTACATTCTCAGCATAAGATTGTATCTTAGCAAGAGTTTCGTCAATTCGAACAATCTGTTCAGTATACGACTTTACTTGATCCTCAGAACCTCTTTGTTCTTCTTTAACAATGTCTAACTGTTCATCAATCGCAGGCTGAATACGTAAGTATGCATTATCCATACGTTGTTGTTCAGCATCAATCTGACTATTGATATCAGATGAATCATCACTAGTTTCGTTATCAAGTTTAGCTATTTTTATTTCAGTACGTTCTATTAATGAATTAAATCTGATAATATCATTGTCAATACGTTCAACCTTTGCTACGTTAGCCGTTCCCTGTGCGGCTTGTTCTAGGTGTGCTTTCGATAAGAAACCGAAAATACCCATGCTTGTGATGAACATCAAAACGACAACTGCTATTGTCAAATAAAATTTTAATAGAAATGGAGCCCTCTTCCAATTACGGTACACCCACGATGCGGCTATAAGTTTGCCTATTTCAAGTGAACCCGCCATTAATGCTACTGGTACCGCAGAGGCGGCAAAAATCGCCATGAGTCCGACGATTGAAAACCAGGCGGCTATAAACGCAATAGCAATAGCCGTAGCAAAGGTAATAATTGGAAATAACATAATCTTCTCCTTCTTAGTAGACCTCATCTGTATTTATCTAATTAAGAAGGAGAATTTAACTTCTATGTTATACTTTCGTATAGATTGTAGTTAATTTAGTGTTGTAGTAACGTTTAAAAACGCTATAGTTCCGACTTTCCATTGGTCTTTAGTCTGATATACATAACTATTACCATTAGATGTTTGGAATGTAGTGTTGTAACCTACAGTTTTGTTTACTACTGTTTCGATATAAATTACATCACATTGTTGCACTTGCTTGTAACCAACAACTACTTGTTGTGATTTATTTTTATTGGCAGTATCCGCACCTATGATGGCACCTAATGCAGTTGCGGCATCTTTACCCTTACCGCCACCGAATTGATTACCGATTACACCACCGATAATTGCACCGAATAAAACATCACCTGTACTTGCAGAACTTTGCGTTCTACCATAAATAGGAACATCTACTGTTCTACATTGCTGTGAAGGTGTCTTTTGTACTACTTGTTGAGTAATTGCAGTACTATCTGTTACCTCTGCTTGTACTCTTGTTGAATTCGCTTGTGCAGTTGAAACTAACATCAACGAACTAATGATTGCTACTATAAACTTATTCATCTTATATCCTCTCGTATGATTAATAATTACTTACAGTATACACGTTTTAGGTGGATTTGTCAAGTTTTTTATGTAGAAAAAAGTGAGATAATATAGGGATTTTTAGATATATTTGGTGATTTTTCTACCACCTTTTGGGTATACTGAGAAACGTGCGCCTTTTACACCGAAGTTATCTCTATCACCTTTGTACATCGCCATTAATACTGGTTCGAATTCGCCTTCTACACGTTCACCATTTGAGTGATGTGGTCCGGTTGATACAAGTTTGTTACCTTTAAATACTGGATCGCCTTGTAATACTAAGTCAACATTTTGCTTACTAGGTTCACCTTTAAACCCAATACCATAAATTGCTATACCTCGTAATATACCATTTTTAATTTCTCTTGCATATGTAGTTGCTCTTGGGATTTGACCATCTGTCATATCGATTACTGTCTTAGCAAATGCAAGAATTTCTTCTTTTGCTTCTGGAAATCTTTCGTATACAGTTTTCATTTCTCTATCACTCATACCGCCCCATTGTCCAAAATCTTTTGCACGTGAGCCTTTCTTATGAGATATCCAAGCAACTTCATTACCTGAGGCATCCACTGCATGAAAGTCAGACTTAGGTGTTCCAGGAGTTGTGACAAACTTAGCAACATTAACTATTCTACCGCCAATGTCTAGTTGTATTTCTGCCTTATCACCTTTTAATTTTGCAAACATTTCACCAATACTACCAAGTGCCGCATCCTCATCACGTGTAGAAAAACCTGCGCCTTTGCCTCCAAATTCACTTGTTTTTTCTAAACTTGTAAGTCGTACTACTCTTCCGTCGTGTGTTGCAAATTTATCAGGTATAATACCTTGCTTTAGATTAGCTAGAACTTCATCGTCTTTTTTTAATTTAATCGTAGGCTTATCACCACCTAATGCTACAAACAGTTGTCCTGTTTCGTATTTTCGAATAAAGTTGGCTAGTCTCTTATTATCTTTAATAAGATCCTTTTTAGTAAGTTTACCTTCTATGATATCTGAATAACGCATATATGTATTTATCTTTTATGTTATGAATACAAATGGAAAACCCACTCCGAAGAATGGGCTCCATTAAAATTTGTTTTGTGGAATGTCAGAATGTGTTACGCAGTGTCCGACACACTTATACCTTTTTTAAAATCCTATGCGTACTTAGTTATTAGTTTTGTTCTATAAAGTTATTTATCTTCTTAGTGCAAACCGTTAGGAACGATTATATAGTGAATAGATAAAACTACACCAACACTTGCACCTAAGCCAATCATCATCTTTATGAAGTCTTTGGTCACAAGAGGGAAAACAGTTTTAAACTTTTCTTTACCAGTAATTGTTGCCATAGCAAGTTCACGACCACAAAGTAATCCTACGAATACCCAAGTTGTTGACATTGGTATATCATTCAGTTCCTTGAAGAACCAAAGAATTAGAAAATATACACAATCAATTATTGTAGCACTTCTTACATAACGTGTGTTATGTTTTTCAATTACGATGTTTTGTATTTTACCACCACCAGTATAAAATATATAACCTAAGCCAAATACAAATACTGCACTTACCATTACCATTAAATCAAATGGGATTTGTCTTGGTAAGAATACGGCAATGTTTGCCATATCATGTGATAACCAAGTGAACCATAAAAAGCCAGTTGTTATCCACTGACCTACTCGCCAATACATTTTATGATTTTCAGCGACTGGTTTTGCTTCGTCAAGTATTTTAGTAACACCAATCCAGATTACATATGCCGCCACAGCCGCAACTGCATAACCCATCATTGATTTGACTAGCATCTTCTCTAATATAAATGTACTAGCAAATGCACTTAGCACTAAGAAACTTGTACTTACTGGTACACCTATTCTTGTTAATATCAATAGTAAGCCTGGTGCGGCGGCATGATACCATTGAATCTCTTGAAATGGAATTTTGTTTAATCGTCCGTAACTAATATCTCCACCATTAGTTGTCCAACCATACCACAAAGTATAAAGCAGTACCGCACTTGCGGCTCCCCACATTATCTTCCAATTAAATTTTTCGTTATTTGATGCAATCCAAGTACCAAGAGTTTGTACTGAATCGTTTGCTATTACTGAATATGCGGCAAATAGAAAACCTATTGCCATCCATAGGGTGAGTGCATCCATTTTTTATCTCCTTCTGCTTAACGTCTTTACCACGTTGCTCACATAATTAGACCAGGCTCGATTGATGCCTGGTTGTAACCTTATTGTTACTTTCATATTTATGAATGTAACACAAAAAAGATATTAAATCAATACACTTTTTAATTGAGTTGTTGATAAGTTGGGGAAATAAAAAAGAGACAGTCAGCAATATAAAATGAAAGTGAGTAAAATATGGTTTGCCAACCGTCTCTTAATTTTTGATTACTTGGTATTGTAATCAGAAAATATAAGCAAAGTAGGAGGGACTTGGTTACACCCCCAACCCCTCGACACAGATACCATTCTGAATCCAGGGAACCTAGTTCCGTTCGGTAGAACGATGTGACTCTTAGCCTCTCAGCTTTGAACCTGGGTACCACCCCTAACTAGTCAAGTTCGACCGTCTGGTAACAGCCTCTTCCTTGCACTACAATCATTGAGTCGCTAAACTCTCTGATGCTTATGTTATTAATATAGCATAATGATTCGGTATTGTCAACAACTTTTTTAATTTTTTTTAATATAAATTAAATCAGCCCAATCTGTACGACCATTCATTGGGTTTTTACTAACATGTGCGATATCGAATAATTCAAAACCCAAGGGAATCAGGGTTTTTTCTATATCATAAAAACTACACTGCTTTTCATATAAGTCATAAAATGATAATTCAGTAAGAACGATTCGGGTATTCTTTAGTGTTTCAATTCCATTTTCTAATATCTCTGGTTCGGCTCCCTGAGCATCCATTTTAATCATATCTATGTAATCTATATTATTTTCACTTGTAAATTTATCTAACGTTATAACTGGAAATTGTATAGTTTCAGATTCTAAGAAATTCTTATGGGCTTTCTCTGGTTTATTGATAGCAATACTATCCTTGCTGTCTGCATTTAATTTATAAAATCCACTGAGCATAGGCTGGTGTTTATTAATATTAAAATCTTGCCAACCATTTGTTGAACCAATTGCTGTATTATATACATGAACGCCGGGTAATCTACCTTTTGTTAAGTATAATTGTTGATATGCATCTGGTAAAGGCTCTATAGAATGTATTACTGCATGTTCCCATATAGTCTTTAACTTATCTACTGTTTGTCCTATATTTGCACCAATGTCTAATATTATGGGAGTATCAGTTCCAACTAAGTTTTGCAAAACTTTGTTTTTATCAAACTTAGAAAGATAATCTTTTGTTCGTTGATTACTATTTTTATACTTCATACGATTACTGTCCTATCTCTCCAGGTTTCATCACAATAGTTTACAATAATACTTACTCTGTTGTTTAGCAAAGGCTTCAATCCATGTAGTTCTGTTCCAGTATTTGCAAAGAACCAACCAGAATTCTTTCTAGCAGGAGTATTTGTTTTCATGAAACTTGTACTTGTGTCTGTGTCTGATAGGTATATCTGTAAAGTAAATAGTTTTGCTTTATCATCAAAATGATTATGTAACCAACTTCCTTTTGCATCTTTGCATAGTTCGATTCGTGTGCCTAAATTTGTAAAGTCTTTTTCACAAATTTCACTAAACTTTTCTTTCATAAGTCTACTGTCAAAATATTCACAAACTTCTAGGAAAGACGAATGACTTGACTGGTTCATCCAGTTTCTCTTGCCCGTCTTGTCTGTACGTTTGCCTTCCATTGGAATAAATGGCAAATCATTAGACTGTTTTAATACTGCATCCTCAAGACCTAATTTGAATACATCTTCCACTACCCAAACAGGATAACCATAATCTTTTTTAGTTATTATCATAATACTAACTCCCAAAATCCATTATTATTTCTGAGTACTGTGCTACCGTTTACTTTTACTTCATTGCCTACCTTTTCATAACAACGAGGTGGCATATAAGTAGTAGGTTTAGCTAAGTTTACTGTTATAGCGGCTCCCTGTACTTCTCTATATTTAGCCCTTGTATTTTTAGGAGATAATGTTCTAGTGACTGAGCGTGGACTAAAATCATCATTACCTGTATAGCCCAGTGATAATTTTCTCCCTGTAACATCAAATTTATGTAAATGCATTTCATCAACCATTGGATAAAATGATTTTATATAACCATTTGAATAATCTGTTATGATTGCGTTTACTTTGCCTTCATATACATTTGCTAATTGCATTCTTGTGTTACCAGGATGTAATTGCCATCTGCCACGTACTGTTAAATGACTAAAACATTCTTGTTGCATTTGTTCTATATGGGCTTTCCATCTTGTTTTTGCAATGCCGGTATTAAATGTAGGTTCAAATTGAGTTATGGGTCTTGTAGGTTTCTGTTCCGCCACTATACCGGGCATATACCAATCAGGAAACCAAACTAAATTTAAAGGGTCATATATTTTTTGGCCATTTCTTAATTCTTCTAATATGTGATAAAACGCATTTGGTTTGGTTAACAAATCATCACGTGAATGTTCAGTGTTAAGCCAATCTTCATTGCTCCAAACTTTATTACTATTAGAAAATAATTCATCTATTACATGTACAATACTGCCATGTATATTACGGCGAATGCCATCATCATCAAATCCAAAAAGATTTATCCATATATCTTTTATTGTGCCTCGATATATCCAGGTCTTTTGCCCTGACTCTGCATCTGCACGTTTAGTTACAGTTAGATAATGTTCGTATGAAGTTAGGTGTCTGTGGGACCAATTAGGTGCTTCTTTCCAAAGACTTTCGTTATCAGTCATAATCGTCTAACAACTTTGTCTTATCTCCTGTATATCCCATTGCAGGGTTTAGTGAGTCTGCATCTGGAAGAGGGTCTTCTCTCTCTGTAATGACAGGCCATTGCTGTGACCATTTCTCATTTATATCATACAACCGTTGCGTGAACAATGGCGATGTATCTGGAATGATTGCATCTGCTGGACACTCTGGTTCGCACACACCACAGTCAATGCATTCGTCTGGGTTAATTACTAACATATCTTCGCCAACGTAAAAACAATCTACTGGGCAAACTTCAACACAATCAGTATATTTACATTTAATACAATTCTCGTTTACTACGTATGCCATATATTTTCTTTATTAACCCCAAATTAAAATATGACTTTTCTGTTGCCAGGTAAGCCATCAACCCCTACGTGCTTAAAACTAAGCCGCTAATGCCATTTCTGGCTCATAATTTGCGTTTGCAATTATAGTTTTTGACCAATAACGCAGTCATCCGGTAAACTCCACTTCACTTTCGCACCTGTCGATCCTAGTTCAGCCCCATCATAATTACTCTATGCCGTAAATTTGTAGTTTTTACGCTACAAAGTAATTATGGTGGAGCTGTGGGGTACTGCCCCCCAGTCCAGAATACGTCTACGTTGCTTCAACGTCTACAATATTATTTATACACGATAAACGTATATAAGTCAATACATTAATTAAAATGTAATTGATGTTCCGATTACTGATTCAGTTCTTTCGAATGAATCGTTCAAATCATTTTTAAGATAAATTGTTACATTATCTTGTAGCGGGAATGAAAAGTTTAACATTTGCTTGTTCAAATCTAAAAAATCTTTTCCATCAGCATCGATGTCCCATTTTGCACCGTAAGATGCAGTGATACCAAATAGTGGTTTTGCTACTGAAAACTCACCGTTTTGTGTATTTGCCTCAATCGCTCTTTCAAGTGATAGAGAAAACGTCATATCGTCTGATACAGACGTTCCTTCAGCCATCGCTGATGTTGTAAATAAGGCCGCAACTAGCAGACCTGTTAGTGTTACTTTTTTCATAAGTAGTCCTCCTTAAAAAAAATGCTACCCAACTCGGGTAACATAAGTTGTATTATAGCACAAGTAAATTCCAGTGTCAACTACCCAAAGAAGAAAAAATGAAAATAACCATCATTTTTCAACCAAGTAATTAAGGCACTCATTATCCCGCAAGCCATAATGTACAAGACAGTTTTCACTGTCCAATGTTGTCTTCCTGACCATCTTTTAACTTTGTTATCAGACCTACTTGCTTTATCCATAAGTTTGTCTTCAATGCTAAAAGGTGGAGTTTTTAAAAAAACAACAAAACTAAAAAACAGCATCCACCAATATTCATCCCAGTTTGTAACTACCATGAATGCAACCATTCCCAGTAAATACCAACCTATTTGTTTTCGTAAATGCTCCCTAAAATATATGATTAGTCCCGAAGTAATGATTAAACTTACTGCAAGGTAAAATAAAAATAAATCCATAACTTCGCCTTTTTCTTTCCTGTTTATTTATCTATATCAGTTTCTATTCTTCTTTTTCTGATATATATCTTTTTTCCATTTCTTCTTTAATATCGACAACTTTTTCCTGAGTGATTATATTAATAATCGTTTCTGTTAGATTTTTTTCTCTACGTAGCCAATATAGTTTTTCTTCAATCTTTTTGAGTTCCTTTTCATAAAAGTGAATTTCATCTTCTTTTCTTTTGCTCTGGTCTAAAAACTCAGACAAAAGTATTAATCTAGGTGGGACTGTATTTTCCAATTAATTCCTCATACGCTTTCTCAAATCCTTCTTCATATTCTTCTAAACATTGGGATTCGTTATTCCATAATCTTCTAAAATAGCTATCGTGCATAGCTATTATTTCTTTATCTTGCCATGTATGACAACCTAAATGGCCTTTTACAAGCCAAAATCTTCGATATGCTTCTTTTCGAAAACTAGGTGTCATACAAGAAGTTCACAATCTTACTCTGATTTCCAGATTGTCCAAACACCCCAAGCTACAGCAATACCTGCCGCAATCTTGGCTAATGGTGCCATGAATAGAATCATTAATCCTAGTCCGATACATACTGCACCGTCCCATGATGTTCTTTCTTTTGTTCTATCTTTTATCCATTTCATCATATTAATCTCCTTATTTTAAGAGTATTGACATAATACCCTATTGTATTTAGTTGATTTTTAGTTAGTTTTGTGCATTTCTGAGACTAATAACTGTCCCAATATTCTCTGAGCGGTAGCATTATAATGTGTACCGTCATGCCATGACATATGCTCTCTTACTGCATACTTATCTTTGTTGTCGCCTACACCTGTAAAAAACGCATCTTTGTGTGTCTTACATACACTATGTAAGTAATCTGATATTGAGTATATGGACCTATTATGTATTGCTTTTCCAAATACATCTTTACTAAGAGCATTAATGTGATTAATACTTAGGTAGTTAGCAAATGTAGGTTCATCTTCTATATTTTCCATCCACTCTCTAAAGTCTGGTATAATATCTAAATTATGCCAATGTGTTGATCCTTGGCCTATTCTAAATTTGTTTTTTAGTTTATTAACTCTAATATCCATAGGATCAAATGAATGAAATACTAAGTGTGGTAAGTTTCTATACTTCAATACTGAACTTAAATGCTTTCTAAATAGCCAGTTTTTGAATGTCATATTAATCTCAGTATTAATTTCTGTGTAAAAACTCTCTATTGCTTTTGGTGAAATATTATGTGGGTGCGATGCATTAAAAACTTCTAACGAATCAACATTAAGTCTCTTATCGCCATAATCTTTTACTTTTTTAAAGAATATTTCTCTTTGTGGATCAGCTAAACTGAATAATATAAAAACATTCTCGCCTTTGTTTTTGTCTAACCAAGTATTCATATTAAGTAATGCAAGTTCATTACTGCCTGCAGGTGTACCTAAGTTAACAACTTTTCTAAACTTTAAACGTTTACCAACATGTGAAGTATAAGAAAGTTCATTACATGCATTGCGCCAAACTTCTCTTTCTTCTGGACCACCTGTATAATCAGCAACAGTACCCTGACCAAATGTAAAACTACATCCTAAACTTAATAATGTATAGTTAGAATAATCCATCACTTGTCCTTGTTCTTTTTCTTAATTCTTTTTATTTTTTCTCTACGAACTGCCTGGGCTCTACTTAATTGGCTTGTCTTTGCTCTTTTATCAAATGTTATGCCCATCAAGTGGTCATGTTCATGTTGTATTGCTTGGGCCCATACGCCATTAAATAACTGTGTCTTTGTTTCACCTTTTAGATTAGTGAATGTACAATGTACCTGATTGTATCGTTCTATTGTTAGTGCTAGATGTGGAAAACTTAAACAGCCTTCTTGGAATGATTCTAATTTTGCTTCTGTTGTTGGTGCCCATGTTGGGTTTATACAAACAACAAAACCAACATCTTTGTGTCCTATAACAAATAATTGTTCCATAACACCTAACTGTGGTGCCGCTAATCCTATACCATCGTGTTCTTGCATTTTTGCAATCATATCATATACTAGGCCTTCAGTCGCCGCATCTATTTCATGTTTAACACAAGTTTGTCTTAATCTTTTATCTGTTTCACTAATCAACTCAAGTTGCATGTATTTCCTCGCTGTTATCTAACCAATTATTTACATAAAAATCTACATTACCCAAATGATAATCTTTAAATGCTTTTATTTCTGTTTCTCTATTTTTATCAAAGTATTCTCCTTTATCAAAAAATACAAATAGCTTACGTATCTCTGTTGGGTCATTATCATAAAACATCTTTCTATAGCTTACTACATTATCAGCATGTTTGCATTCATCATCATTTGAAGGCAACATGTACGCTATAGTTTTTTGGTTATTTAAAATGGTTTCCCGCATATGTTTCAAATTTAATATATCTGTTACAAAACTACATACACTTTGTTCTGTATGTACAACGCATATATTAGCTATATCTGATAGTTTATCACGTGTATTTATAGCCAAAGGCAGATAGTGTTCTATTGAATGAAGTGTTTCATCCTCTAATTTATGACATTCGAAAGCGATAGTATTGAATTCTTGTATAAACTTATATACATTTTTCCACTGTGGTGTGTCAATAGGCTGTCTGTTAAGATGAGACTTTGGTAAGTCTTTTTGACTATTATAATATTCATTCATTGAGGCTTCTAAACTACTCAGCCAATAAATAGGTTCCCTATATAAAGGAGTGTACTTGTGCCATTGCAACTTTTCTAAAGAATGTATCATCGCATTGTTTAATACTTTGTCAGTATGCACGTTATTAACTTTATCAAATCTAGCCAACAAATTATTTATGTACTTTATATCAGAATAAACGTTACTAGTATCAAATCTATTACAGATTTTCATAGCTTTTGGGAATGTATGTTCCATATAGCTATCGAAATTCTCTGGGTCATTTTCAGTGTAATTTGTTCCCCATATATTATCGCCTATATTTTCTATACCGAAATGTTCTCTTACCTTATCAGATATACTACTGCATTCTCTGTTCGAAAAGAATTCATGCATTTTATCAGGATTAACATGACCTGCTACATTTAGTCCCAATCTCATACCTAGAAAGTTACTGCCCGCACCTGGTGCCACAATTAACAATTTTAGTTTATCAGATTTTAGCATCTTCTAATAATCCTAAATTAATTTCATGGTATGATTTAAACTTACTGGCTATGTAACTTGGTTTACTATCAAATACATGTTCATTTTCAAAAAACTTATATACTTCTCTAATCGCATCAGGTTTAATATCAATAAATATATCTCTAAAATCTATAGAGTCATCAGATAAGTTTACATTTGCATCATCACAAGACTTCATAAAATTTAAATCGTTAGTATTGTTCATAGAATTTATCTCATTTACCAATGTCGCATCTTTAGAAATTGAAATAGCCAATGTTTTCATATCGATTCCAGCTGGCTTTACTAATTTAGTGAAATGGTGGGCCGGATGCACATAAGTAATATTCTTTACATCTATACCAGACTTCATCATAATTTGATATCTTAGTTTCATACAAAGGGTCAGCCATCTATCAATCTCTTCCTCAAATCCAAGTAATGGAATAAGATGGTAAGATACATCATATAGTCCTATTTCATCCCAAGATTTTTGCAATAGCAATTCACGTTTATCACTGTTAAATTTATCTCGGTGCCTTTCAACAAATTCAGCAATATCAACTTTTTTACCTGATAAGAATGATTGAGAATGTCCCCATGCATTCGGATATTCGTGTCTTACTTTATCTATGTGCCATGTATCTGACCTATACCACCAATCGTAAGATGATTGCAAATTATAATTACACATTGGACAATTTTTACCGGGCAGTGACTCAGCATATTTAATTTTTCTTTTAATAACATCATCATTAAAAATAAAAGGCGAAAGTTCTGTAGGAGTATTATATTGATTATTCTTGCCAATCGCATTCCTAAATAGTGTACCAGTTGGCTCACAATACAATGCCATATGTGATAAAAATTTATCTACATTTGATGGTATATATAACTCTTTTAAACTTCTCATTTTTTATGCCTTTCTGCCCAAGCGTGAATAAAAGTTTTATCATAACCAGGTGCTGATGAAAAATCAAAAGAACTAATTAAATTTAAATTTGTAAGATTATATTCTCTAAATGCTTTTACAATTTCAGTTACATTATTATGGAAATGGTTTTCAATTCCAAAAAAGTCATATAGCCTCCTTAGTTCTTTTACATTTTGCTCCATAAATATTTTTCTATAACTTATAGTGATATCTACATTAGATTTTTCATGTCTAATAAACTTACGAGGTTCCGTAGATAGTTCAGGCAATGGTTCGTCTTTATTAGCTGGTGTTAAATGCTTCACGTAAAGTAAATTAGACACAAATTCTTCGCAGTCTTCGATATCAATTTGCATAGTATCTACGTTATAATTATTTCTAGGTAACTCATAATGAGTAAGAGATATAAGACTCTCTCCTGCGTCACTGTGTATCTTCCAACAAAGAGACATAAGTTCATCTAAATATAAATCAAATTCTGGATCTTTGCCATAAAAACTCAAGTAAAATATAGAGTAATCATGTATAGGTAGCCAATAATATTTCTTTTGTATAACACGTATCCCAGCGGCTGTTATTCTATGTTTTAAGGCAAGTTTGATGAATTGTTCTTTAGACATTTTATTTCTAAAACTTTTCAGACTAGAGACTATATCAGGATATAACATTTCAAATTCATTAATTTCCCGTGTGATATCCCAAGGCCATAATGTAGATTTTTGAAAATCACAGGAATATTCATTTACATGCGATTTGTAATTAATAATTTTATTGATATCAGCAAGATGTAGGCAATGGAATGCTATGAAGTTCATACCTGCTCCAGGTGGAATATATGCCTTTCTTAACAAACTAGGCTCCGAAATAGAAGTTTAAGAGGCCGGAAAAAATTAAAGTAACAAGAACACCATTAAGCATTATCAATGCTCTATCGTGCCATAACATTCCTACCCAAAACCAACCCATCGTCCCAAACAATCCGAACCACAAATCTACCTGTGGTATAGTACCTGTTGCTCTGGCACAGGTAGCAACCAATATCAATACTGATGCGGCCCATTTTACATACCAAGATAAATCATATTTAGGTGTGACCTTTTTAAATACCCTACTAGAGTTAAGTTGTTTAATCTTTTCATCTAGTTTTTCTCTAATAGGTTCAATCTGTTTATTCATTAAATATCCTCTTGTATGTGTTTGTTATTCCTTGTACTTGTTCTATCTTTGGTTCCCATCCCAATAGCTTCTTTGCTTTACTTATATCTGCTAGAGTATCCCTAGCATATCCTCTTGGATTTGCTTCATGTAATACCTTAACATCTTTAAACTTCTTAATGATATCTACTACACCATTTACTGATATGTTCGTACCTGTACCAACATTAAATATTTCATTTCTTACTTTTGATTCAATACTCGCTATGCAGGCCTTTGCTACATCAGAAACATGTATATAATCTCTCTTATATTCTCCGTCGCCATGAACCGTTAACGGCTCTCCTTCGTTAGCAAGTCTACCAAATTTACCTATCATCAGTCCGCCTGTATTAGAATTAGGTTGGTTCTCTGAATACACTGTGAAAAAACGTAGAATATTATAATTTAAATCGAACATATTCTTGTATTGTTTACATAGATGTTCGCCAAACAACTTAGTCATAGCATAGTAGTTGAGTGGGTCTGGTTTGTGATAAGGTTTATGGGGTGTTTGATTATTTCCATATACTGAACTACTGCCTGCAAACACAAATTTACGTACTCTAACTGCACTTGCGGCTGTTAGAATATTACGTGTACCTGTTACATTATTATCAAAGTATTCATCTGGATTGAGGAAACTCTCTGGTATACGAGGCTTTGCGGCTAAATGAATTATAAACTCTTGTCCCGCACATGCCATAACACAACGTGCCGCATTTTGTAAATCTCCTTGAATATATTTTACCCTACTATCTATATTCTCGGGCTTATCTTTTTTATCTAGTATTGTAACCGAATACCCATTAGACAACAGTTGGGTTACCAACTCTGTTCCTATAAATCCTGCTCCGCCGGTAACTAAAACTTTAGCTTTTAATTTCATTCATTTCCTCTTTTGACATTTTATAAACTTTGCGAGTCGCTTTATCTAAACATGTAAAACTAAAAGTTCCCACAAAACAGTCATACCAATCTAAACTTCTATTGTCTCGGTATTGCATCGTAATTGATACATTTATTCTTGCAGGTGTTACTTCTATAATTTCAGCATAGGATTCTATAAAGCCATATGCATATGCAGGAGCAACAAACTTAACATCCGCACTATTTGTAACTACCGCAATGTCCGGTCTTTCTGTTAAAAATGTTTCATTAATCATAGTGTATGCCGATACATCAGCCATATCAAATAGCCTTCCTCCACTAACAGTTCCTCCTGCATTAACGTGGTCTGCTACAAGATGTACTTTCCATACTAACTTTTTCATCAATTCACCTAGTTAAGTTGAAACATATTCGATAATGGTATAATGTTATATGCAATTAGTCTATCACCACCACCGCTATTATTTACACTATGCCAGGTATTCCAATTATTGAGAAAGAATACGCCTGTGCCTTTTTTAGTAGGTCCTTGATACCAACTGTCTTCGACATTATGAGGATCCGTATACCTATGAAATGATGTACCAGAACCAATAGGATTATCTTGTAAATTTACAATAACTACTCCAACTACTGTCCTGTTATCAATATGAGACCCCATACTAAAACCGTCTCTGTCATGCATTATTTGTATACAGCTTAAATGTCTAGGCCAATCAAATCTTGCAAAACCATTAGGCCACATAGGCTGTAATTCAATACATTCTTTATATGCGGATCCATCCTTTAAAAATGTCTGAATAGTGTCACAATGTCTAAGCCATTCTGTTTGGAATTTTAGATGATTATCATTGCCTTCAACTAAGTCCATAGGCTCACGTTTTTGACTCATTGGAAGTAATTTTTCCGTACTATTGTTATATAATGCAGGTACGTCTAAATTTGGTAATGTTACATTACTTAATTCCCATACGGGAACTTTTTCACTTTGTATCGAAATTTCCATTTACTATCTTTCTATCTTAGGTCAGGGATATTAGGATCCCTATATTGCTCAGGCATAGCAAGTTCGCCTGGCTCATATAAGAACTTATCTCTATTCTCTGACAAGAATGCCCTAGCACTTTCATCCATTAAATTTAGTCTATTCTCATTTATCAAAATAGTTTGAAAATTTAACCATTCATTCCATGCTTTTTCTGAGACATTCTCAAGTACTCGTTTACCTGCTTCTCCCGGAAATGGTGCTTTTTCTAATCCGGGCAATTCTTCATTATACTTTGAACAAAAAACTTTTGGCATATTGTCTCCTTTTGTAATATTACTTAGTTATAATAACATATTTAATATAAAAAATCAATAGTTATTTTGATATGCAGTGAGGTTATCGAGGTATGCAAGTAGCTTTGCATTTAGGACATAGCGGGAATGTCGAAAAAACACTGTTAATTCATCATTTATTCGTGTATATTTATATAAATAAAAGTGATACAAGAAGTCCTTTCTTGTATTGGCACTGGGAAAGACCAGGGCAGGCGCAGACTGCCACAACAAACGAATGACGCCGGAAAAGACCGGGGTATTGCTTTCCTCAAGCACAAAGAAAATTTATTTTATACGGAGAACGTAAATGACGTTGAACTTTTTCAGCGGCCTTGTGAGTGTCTTTTCGTCCAGAACTTCTAATAAGTTGCAAAAGGACATGATGCTTTGGGCCAAAACAGAATACAAGAATGATTGGCAGTATGCCTATCAAGTAATGATAGAAACAGGTGATGGACCAAAAGGATATCACGGATTAGGACATATCGGAAGGAATTTTAATGCTTAAGTTTATTTTAAAATTACTAAAGAAATTAAAACCAAGAACAATAGAACAAATAGAATATGATTACTTGGCTAGTTCGCACGACTTAGTTGACTTAGAGCGTAGACAACGAGTATTACAAAGGCGTGAAACTACAGTAAATCATAATCTTAAGGGATGGGTATAATGAATACGATGATAATTAGAAGCACATGCAGAATATGTGAAATAATAAAGATGGCTCTTACAACAGCGGTTATGGCAATATGGGCGTTTGGTGAGAGTGCCGGTCGTGCAAGAGCGGCAAGTGAGTTGTACCGTCAAGGGTATATCAAAGAAGCTAAAGCATTAATGTTAAGAGAAAATGATGTTTAAAAGATTTATAAAAGCAATGGAATACAGAAGTTACTGTATGGCAATTAGAGAACTAAGAAGTAGAGGCTATTATAAAAAAGCCAATGAGATTTCTGAATTTAAACACAACATGTATGGAAGTTTTTGATATGTGGCCTTACACAGAAGAAGAATTAGATTTCATCAATGGTACAAAAAAGTAAAAGGGGCTTAGGCCTCTTTTACTATATGTCATCTTCGATTGAAGAATTTTGTTGAAATATTTTACCAACATTACCAGAAAAGGTAAAGTGCCCTACATGGTCTAAATTGATTAGTGGGTCTAGCCAAACTTCACCACCTAATGCTTGCCATCTACGACAAAATGCGTAGTCCTCTGATAGATACCGCTTTGTATCTTGTTCATGCATACAATCAAAAAATAGATAAGTCCATTTAGCAAATTCTTCATCCATATTCAAATCATTATTAAAATACAAATCAGGATAAGCGGAAATCATTTTTTCAATTACTTCACGTTTTATCAACATAAAACCAGTTGCCGCGTCACGTAACTTTACCAACCCATCTTTAGTTTTTATTTTACGTGAATTGTCTTCTTCTATGTTCCAATCAAAATTCAATGCATAATTGGCGCCTGCTTGTTTCAAATCTTCTAATGTATCCGCACGGCCACCTAGTATTCTACGTTCTATGCCTCTCCAATCTAAATCTTTTTTTGGATATGCACCGACTATAATATCTTTATCATGTTGCAACATATGTAAGATATCAATACAATCAAAATTAACATCAGCGTCAATAAACATTAAATGTGTTGCTTTTGGATTAGCCATAAAGTACGCAACCATATGACAACGGGCTCTTGATATCAACGATTCATTTGCACTAGTTGTAACTGAGTAAGGTATTTCGTGTCTAGTATACATCATATGTGCCTTAGTCCAACTACGAAAGAAAGGCTCTGTGATTTGTCCACCATAACAAGGGGTACAATAATGAACGTGAGTTTTTGAAATAAACTCTAAGTCAATATTTTTGCGATAATTTTGAAATTTTTCTAGTATGTTTTGATCCATTATTCACCTACATAGTTATATACTAATAATACTATATTTAGTGAGGAATGTCAATAGTTATTATGGACCAGTATTGCGTTTTGTTTTTTCGTCTTGTATCCACTGCTTTGCTTGACGCTTAGACGGTGGTTGAATAAGAAACTTATCAATTTGATTGTTAACTTTTGAAAAGTTTTCTGCTCTTTCTGGATCTTCAAGTCCGCCAGAATTATCTACAATGTGGAAGTTGCCTGCACGAAATAGTTGCTGAAACTTCATAAGATTTTGTTGTACTGAATTCCACATCTTATTAACTTGTTCTCTAGGAAGACTTCTTGGGCGATCCTGATTACGTTTCTGTGCAACTTCTTCACTTGTGTTTACAAACAACATCATAGTGTCATAACCAAGTTGATGTAACTGTTCTTGTGCTTTTGATACTTTTGCAACGTCTTTGCCAGTACCATCAATTATAAGTCCTAATCTTCCTGCGATATGTGATGCTTCTTTATTCGCAGTAATCTCTTTAGCACGATTACGAATTCTTTGTCCTTCATCTGAATAGATATTGTCAGGAGTTAATTCTTTACCTGCTTTGCCCATCATAAACTCGAAAATGTCATCAGAGTTTATAGGTTTAAGTCCAGTACCTTTTAGTAATTTTTTAGCAACAAAAGTTTTACCTGCGCCTGGGCCTCCAGCAAAAAATACTGCTTTAAAAATATGAGGGTCATTGACGCCTTCTTCCATTGGTTTTAAAATTTCTTCAATACGCATAATTAAACTCCTTATATCTATTTATCATTTAAGAGAGTTTTATCCATGGCATTGGATCATCAGTATTTCTACTTAAATCTAATATATGATTATCCATTATTGTCGTATGTACACTATTTACTACACGGCCTGCATATTCTTCTATATTAGTTTCATCTAAGTATGACGGACTCATACATGCTATTTTCATATTCTCTTTGCTACATGCCATCCATTGTTGCTGTTGCATCTGTCTTATACTAATATAATCTTTATACTTAAATTTATATGCGGCAGTCTTATCAGTTACAGTGATAGAACTTGTAATGAATATAACATTTATATCTTTTTTACCACTACGTCTATTTGATGATTGCACTTCATTAAGAACGTGTGATATAGTATTAATAACTGTTACTGGGTATGACCATTTCCATGAGTATGGGTCCTGATGTTGGTTTATATGTTTAAGTCCTTGATTCCAGTGAGGAGGTTCATCCTTTGGTAAAAAATCACACTTTTGATTTATGATTATATAATCTGGTACTTTCATCCTTGATACTTTTTCTACACAACCTTGAGTATCAACAAATACAAAATTGTCTCTACCAAATATCTCAACATCATCATTATATCTAATTTGTTGCTGTCTAATAATTTCTTTACTAAAGTCTGATGTTTGTCCAAATATCCAGATTAACTTTTTATTTTTCATGGTGCTGTCATCCTAAGGCCTGCTTGAGCCAGAGTTGCCGATTCTGTATAGTGTGTTTTTGCATCAATAAGTGTACTATGCACATCAAGTCCATCATCAAAATGTCTTTTTATGTATCTTGCTAATTCTTTATTTTGTTGATGACTCATATGACACACTCTTCCTAGACTGGCATCTTCCCATATATCTATAGTTGGCATCATATCTTTCATATCTAATTTACTGATGTTAGCTAATTCCCTAGTATTTAAAATCAATGTTTTATCGTGTAAAGAACTCACTGCACGTTTTACTGCATCATCAACGAAATCAAATGTATCAGGATAATGAACACGTAAAGTATGTGCCGCATGTAATACTTGCAGATTAACTTTTTCATCATTTGAAATGTTAAATTTAGAAAATTTAAATTGATTATTTAAAGCCATAGATTCTGTAGCATTACGAGAATTGTAAAGTAATTCATGGTTTGTACTATTGTTGATTAAATGCAGTCGGCCTGGTTCAGTACATATAAAAATAATTTTAGAATACTCTTGTAATCTATCGATATTATCTAAAAGTTTTCTATATGAATAAGACAATGAAGTTCCATATAGTGCAAAGTTTTCTTGTGGTTCATCGCTTAGTTGCGATAATATAGTTGGCCAGCCTATGGCGCCATTCTCATGTGCAAAACTATCTCCAAAAATACCTATCATTAATATTACCTAACATTTTGGTCTATAGAGTTCCACTGCACTACTGCACTGGCATAATTTCGTTTGATACGATTTATCAGTCTAGTTGTATGTGGTGCGACTTTAGAATTCAAAAGTTCTAGTTTGTTTTGCTCTTTGCTATCGATTCTAAATTTATTTCCTTCTGATTCATAAACTAGCTGAGAATTAGCTGATTTTAATTCTACTGAAACCGATGTTTCATCCTGTGCTAATTGTTCAGAAAGTATGATTGCTTGTTGCTTTAATTCTTCTGTAGAAAAAGTTTTTGTTGCAACTGCTTGGTTAATAAACATCTTTAGATGTTTTATATCTCTTTTTAATTCTAACAATGTATTAGAATATGCTCCTTGCCATTGCCTCCAGGCATCACTTGATATAATTGTTGGTGTTGTCTTTGGTGTATTAGTTGATGTCGATGGCAATGAGCCAGTTTTAGGTGTAGCTGAAAGCACTGTTCCTCCTACTGCATTCTTAATAGTATCAAAAGTGTCTCCGAATATACCCGTAACTTCTGCAAATAAATTATGCAAATATGCGTCTAATGGTTTATGTAATTTTGCAGTTTCAGTAAATGGTGATTGTGGGACTCCAGGAGATTGTGATGCTTCTTGTTTTGCTTGGTCCATTGTTTTAATAACAGTACCAGCATCCGCCCTACTATCAATAGATGTAGGAATAGATGAAAGTGCATTCATCGGTGCATTAAGTTTATTAACTGCACCTTTCATTTCATTACTTCCTGTATTAAGTATTACTGCCATTTGACATGGATCTAATGCCGCCGCCGCCATTGATAATGCCAATGCTTTTGAAAGTAATTCACTTGCTAAACCTAATAACTTTTGGGCTTCCATTGCAATCTGGTTTGTAACATCTGCAATCGCATTTGTTACTTTTCCTACCATACTTCCTATCTGCCCTAATATACCACTGAGTGCCGATGTCGCTGAATTTATAACACCAGATACTGCATTAATTACATCACCTATAATGCCTCCTGCACCACTTATCGCACTAGTAATTTGGTCTATAATTCCTGATATGCCTGATTGTTGTAAAAACCCACCTAATTTATCAAATGCATTATCAATAAAATCCATTGTGCCATCAAACCCACCACTTAGCACTCCTAATATTTCATTAAAAAACGAACAACTATCTTTTTGTTCGCCAAACTGAGAATTCATTCCAGCTAAAGCACTAGCATCTGATAGTGTTTTCGGCAAATCACTCATTTGTCCTGTCGTATGTGTTTTTAAAGAATTAAATAGTGCAAGGCCTAATGCCCCTATACCCAATACTTTAATTACATTACCTACATCAACACCTGTTAATTCTAATATGCCGGCAAAAATTGCTGTTTGCTCTATAGCACTAAAGGACCCAAAAGCACCTGCTAACGCTGTAACATTTGCTAACGTTGGGTTTAGTGCAAAGTTGTTTATGATGCCGATACTATTATCTGCTCTTCCAATATATGGATTTGTAAAGTTGTTACCTGCAACTTCACTGGCAATAGTTGATAATGCAGACTGTCTATTAAACTGTTCTTGTCTTGCTATCAATAATGCTTCTTGCCCTGGTGTAAGTGATGCAGATGATGTTGTACTATAATACTGTGCAGGCGTGGTATTTACGTTTGAAAACGTGTATTGTCCTCCGCCTCTATTTACAAATTCTTGATATAGTCTTTCAATTTCTGCTTCACTAGCCATCTTATTATCCTAACTATTTACAATAACATTTCCTGACCCAGAAACAACTTTAATGCCACATGAAAACGAATCGCCTACTCTTCCCAATGGACGCCCATTGACAAAAACATTATGCGAACCTACAACAAGAGGAGTTACATGTGGTGTACAAAAAGGCGGTACACCGTGTGGTGTATCCTTGTCATTCACTCTAAATGCATTTAATCCATTGATGATTACATTTTCAGAACCTGCATCGCACGTACCTGGTCCACAGGGTGAGTGTGCTGATGTACTATCTGTTGTTCTTGCGGCACTTGGCATTACGTTATTAATCCTGAGTCTGGTGTAACTAATCCGCTTGTTGCAGATTGATACGCTTTGGTCGTTTCTTTGTTTGTTTGCAAAACAGAAACTATTTTATCATCACGTAATACAACTTCGCCTTCACTATCACCTGTTACAGTAAATGGCTGAAACGAAATCTGTTGTCCAAAGACCAAAGTCAATGGTTTTTTAACGACAAAATCTGTACCGTTTTCACTTACAAACTTACCTAGCAATTCTTGTCCACCAGTCATTACTAATGTGACAATATCGCCTTCTTTATATTGTTTTGTTTTTAACATTTGCTTTCTCGTATTTATGTTGTTAATTATATATGTATTTATTTCCGATCCTTAAGAGTCGAATTAATCTTCTTTTTATCAAACTTTTCCATAATATGCAAGTCTTTTTTGTGCTTTTCATATTCACATACTTGGCCGTTTGCTCTATTTAAGATATATCCATCACAATATGCAACTAAGTACATATCACCATGTAACATATCATGTACTAACCAAAGTTGGTTATCTCTGTCTGGACATGCAAAATCTACAGTATAATAACACCCTAGACCATTACCACTATGCGTATACCAACCTTCATTGATGTATTCCCAGATATCTGGCCAGGTGTACATATCATCATAGTTGAAGCCATGTGTTGCTGGATCAAGGCTTGTAAACCAATCCATAGTTTCTTGTAGTTGCTTTTTAGAGAAGTCTTTTTGAAGTTCTAGTCTTATCTGTCGCCACTCATAAAGCAAAGTAGCTTTATCACGCATATTACATTGTCCATCTTTTAACCGTAAAACTTATATCTGTTTCAAATCCTGCATTTTGTGTATAATTAAACTTGATATCATCGCCGTCAATTACTGCATCAAAATTAATATTTGAAAATTCATCTGGTTCTGCAATGTTATCTCCATCATCTTGCCAAATTTCTGTGTTATCATCGCTAAGTTTTACTTGGTTGATACCTTGCGGAACACCATTAATTACTTTAATTTGTCCTACTCTTACATATGTCACATTGCCGTCAGTTTGTTTTAATGAGTAGTCAATAAAGAATGATGTACAATCTGTCTTAAGATATCTTAAAAATGTACCTGCTGTTGTTTTTAGTTCTTTGTTAAATAGACTTGAACGCCTGCCTGTTGCCGCATCTAACGATTGTAAATGCTGGTCTGCAAACATTTGATTAAAAGAGTTTTCTGTTACAACTTCTACGTTACGTCTTGCACGTCCGTATTCATGTACGTTAAATGAACCTGATGTGTCCATTGCAGTTATCAACGCATCAACATCTGAAACCTGACGAATAACTAAATCTTCATCAATAGTTAAACCTGGTTCTGGGTTGTCTGCACTATCTAACCAAGACTGAACAACTGCTTGTGCATTTGTAAATGGATCAAACTGTAATTCATTGATTGCTGAATCAATACCAACATATAACTGATTGGTATCATAAGCAAAGCCCATTTCTCCTGTTTCAAGGGTATCTGCACTAATTTCTTTTCTTAGTCCACGTCTGAGTAAAATTTTAACGTTAGTTGTAGCCATCTAAAACTCCTAATTACTACATGTATTTATCAAAATACTCTTGAACCTTGTTCGCCCATTGTAGCGAATACTTGTCAAATTCGTTTTCTTCTACAACAAATTCTTGATAATTGCCCATGTTGTCTGCTTCTGCATCCCAACCAATCATCATGATAACAATAGTTTTGATATCTGTTCCATGTATCTCATTATGTGCGGCCGAATATGCGGCACCTTGTAAAAAATAATCATCAATCCATTCACGTTTTTTTGGTTTACGAGAAGTCTTAAAGTCAATGATTGCAGGCTTCCCTTTCCATACACCAACACAATCAGTGGTACCTGCATATAATCCGGGATAGTACAGAGGAACTTCTGTACCCCAAACTTCATCTACGTTTGAGAGTCCTTTGTCAATAACAATGTCTGATAATTCTTTTGCCATTTGATGAATAAGATTAGACCCATTTGGTCTATCTTCTTCAAGTATAAATTTTTCGATATGTAAGTGAACTTGTGTGCCTATACCTGTTGCAAGTTTCATAATGCGATTTGCTTCTTCATCGCCTACTCTTTTGCGCCATTCATATAATGCAGTTTTGTCCTTAAGTGCATCCAGCACTGTAGTAACACTCGGTAATGGTTTTCCTGTAGGTGTTTGATAATGTCGAGATCCATCCACATTAACACGTTCTAAGGGTTGATAGTTATATTTTTCTAGTAGCATACTAATAGTATACTACAGAATCATATAGAATGCAAGTGAAACTTACAAATTTTCGTTAATTTGTGCGATTAAATCTGCTTTAGTTTTTCTTCGGTCTAGTGACAAACCTAAATTTTCTTCTGCCCACATGTCTATTTCTTTCTTAGTCATTGATGCAAAATCTGGTCTTTCAGCAAGTGACACAGACTTTTTAGCCATAATAGCTTCTTTTTCTGCTCTTGCTTCTGTGATAATCTCAGGTGTTGTGATAACTTCCGCTTCTGCAATCTTACGTTCTTCTCTAGTAGATATTGCTTTCTTGTCTGCAACTCTTTGCATAAATTCACGGTGTCTTTTAGCACTAGCAATTTCTTTACGAACTTCTTTTTGTGAGTCCGATAATTTTTCTGTGCCTTTGTTTGCGTTATCTTCTAAATCCTGAGCAACCTTATTTGCCATTTCTTTTTTAGAAATAATATTGTGTTCGCCTTTAATAATTAAGCCCATTATTTTATCCTCTTATTCGCTGTTTTAACAGCAAGTTTTTTAACTGTTTCGCGGTCTTTTTCTTTATCATTGTTTCCACCAGATGGGGCTCCGGCTAAATCAATGGTATCGACTGTTACTTTACTAACATACTTGCTATTAGACAATATATCTACTAAACTTTCTGGAGTAACACTATACCCCATGTCTGTCAACTCATCTACCATCATATCAGTACCTACGGTGCCAATATCATTTGCTTTTAGTCTAACAAGATACGCATTTATATCATTACGCATCTGTGCATTGTAGTTTGCGTCTTCGTTCAACAGACTTGAAATTTTCATGTTTAGTCTCTTTTCGCACGACCTAATGGTTCATCAATTTCACCCGATGCAGATTCGTCGCCACCGGCTATATCTGCCGTAATGTCGCTTTCCATATCATCTTGCATGTCGCCGCCCATTTCGTTGTCAGCTGGTGCCATTGAATCATCTGATGCCGCTTCGCCTGAAAGAACTAGAGTAGCATTATTAACTGAATCTTTTGCTGTTCGTGCCGAGTCTAATAAACTAGCAATCGCTGAATCAACAGAAGATTTAAATGTTCCTGCTTGGTCTGGTCCATGGGTATAAGCCATTTCATCAGATAGTGGACCTAATTGGTCGTTTTGAATTTTACCTAATTTTTCGATAACGTCTTGTAGTTCGTCTACGATACCACGTGCCGCCATTGTAATTTCAGCCTCAGCCGCGTCACCTTCTAGTAGTTTATTCAACTGTGCTAGAAGACTTTCTTCTAAATTTTCATTAGAAACCTCGGCAGATTTTTTATCTGTATTTTCCATTTTTGGTTCCTTTGTTTTAGTGTTTTCTTCGGCCTTCTTAGCGTGAACAGCCTTACGTTGTGCATCACTTACGTATTTGTGTTTTCCACCTTCGTCAAGTGTTTGCTCTTTGTGTGCTTTCAACAATGACTTAACTGTTTCTAGCATCATCATAGTTTCTACGTACTCACGGTTTTGATAGTCTGAACGCATTTCACGTTTCTTTGATTCCAGCTTATCTTTAGCCTCGCTTAATGATTTCAAGTCTCCTTCAACTGAATAATTGAAGTTTGACTTGAGATACTCATTTAGTTTTGACGATATCATTATTGTATCTGTCTTAAAAAAGTTTGTACTTCTCATGGTAATTGCCCCATTACATAATATGTTTATATTATGTATTTATCTTTTTAAATTAAATTAGTGGTTTTTGTGTTTTAATAGCTTCATACAACTCATTAACGTGCTTTTTAGCATTCCAGGCTTCTGCTTTCGCTCTACTAAATCGAGCCTCTGCTATGTCCATCTTACCAAAATCGTTACGCTTCTTTGCTAACTTGTATGTATTTTTATGCTGTAATGCATCATAATAGAATTTTTCGAATACTGCATTGGTTGAAATAACTTTTGTTATCTCTTGTGAGTTAATCTTTCTGCCTTCATTCAAATGATGTACTAAAATATATGCTGTTTCATACGCTCTTAAATCTTCAAACAGCGTGTCATTTGTTCTACTATCAACAATATTAAAGGCCTTATCGTCTGTTTTTTCAACAGAATATATACCTACTTGTACACCTTTTGGTGTTTTTTTAGATTCATTAATTGTAGTTGCAACTTTTTTTGCAACGTTTGCCGTAGCACCTTGGAAATTTCTCATAATATTTTCCATGGCTTTGATGTCCGCAGTTTTTATACCGGGACTTACATCCACTATCTCGTTCCCACCCTGAGATTGTTGTGCTTCTGTTTGTGCTTTTAATCCACTCTTATCGCCATTCATAGCTTTAAGAAGATTCGCCATTGCACCTACATCTGCTCTACTTGGTCCAGTCATTACTTCCTCCGTTATACAGTCCTATACCCTCTTAATGAAGGCACAAGAACACCTTTGTGTGACAGTCTTTCTGCAATTATCTGTTCTCTTTCAGATAATTGTGTTTCATTGACATATTCATTTTCTGAGAAATATTTAGCAATTAAATCGCTCTCTTCCTCATTAATCATTACGTATAATCCACCTAAAACTTCTGTTAATCTCATTCAATACCCCTAAAATTACTTGTTCAGTTTATTTAATAGATTTCTAAATTGTGTTGCAGTTCTAGGATCCGCCGCTAAAGCATCAACCGATGATGCTTGTTGTGCCATTGCTTTACGCTGTATTGGCGTTAGTGCTTTTCCTTGTCCTGCCTGCGTGACTGCATCTGCCGCCTGTTGTGCAGTTGCTCCGCCTAAATTATCTTTTCCTAATCGTTGCATCGCTTGTGCTTTTTTAGTTTTATCTGCCGCTGTTGGTGCCTGTGCTGTAGCGCCCGCTGATGCGGCCTTTGATGCTCTCATTTCGCCAGGAGACTGGGTTCCACCAGCTGAATACTGTTCTTTAAACATACGTGATGGAATCTTTTCTTTCTCAATTTTCTTAGCATATTTCAAGTCTTCTTTATCTACAGGACCTTTAAACCCATATGACTTGTCGTAGATGTGTTCCCAGCCATTGCCATCATTCTTAATATATGAAATTGCCGTATCTGGGTAGCGTACAATTCCGTACTTTGCATTATCTACAAATTCTTCATTCACTCCAAGACCTAAAATTTCTCTTGCTGTTTCCATTTCTGTGTTTCTAACAGCCTTGACAAGTTCTATATACTGTTTAAAATCTAAAGTCTTCAATCTGTCACGAACTACTTCTTCTTTCTCTCCAACCAAATCGGCAATATCTGCAATTTTGTCATCGATGCTTTCAGTTCTCATTGATTTTTGTATTTCTTCTTTTAAATTCATAATAGTACCTCTTACCTTTTATTCAACGTTTTTAAACGTCTACTTGCAGGATTCATTCTTCTTGTCATAGCCGCTTTTCGTTTCAACCTTGATCCTAGTTTTGCTTTTGTCCTAGCAAGAGTAAATCTCTTTTTAATATCAACTGGCTTAAAACAAGCCGTCGGAGTTGATACAGTTTTACCTTTTAATCTACCAGATGAACATCTGTACTTACGTACAATTTGTCTGCCTTTTCTAGCATAAACTAGTTTGGCTTCTTCTACTGGTTGGAGAACTTCAAATACTTGCATTATATACCTACCGCACTGCCAAATACAGATGTTAATAACGCTAACAACATTGTAGCAAATAATGTAGAACTTGCCCAGATAATAATCTTTTTAAGTTCAGAAATACCTTCTTTAGTTTCAGAGGCATTTTTCTCAATAAGACCTTCTAATCTAACAATACTTGTGTCAAGGTTTTTGAATCTTTCATGGGCAACAGCTACATGAGTTTCTAAACTTTCTGCTTCTAACTGCGCCAACTTGCTATCAATTCCTGCCATAATAAAACTCCAAATCTAGGGAAAGTGTTATCCCGTTGATTGTATTTATCATTTTAATTCAGAAATTTTTTATGCGAATTTAATGTATTTTTGCTTTTCTGGTTTAGGTTCATTTTTCCACATATTTCCAACATCAGTATATGACATATTCATTTCTTTTGTATGAGGATTATATGTTTTTCTAGTACTAGTAGAACCAACTCCTAGTCCAACAGCAACATAGAGGTCTTTCATATCGTCTATGTTTAATTTTTCTTTAATCTTATCCAAATGCTCGTATTCCCAATCCATACAATTACAAAATCCACTGTCCAATCCTTTAGTTTTCGCTGAAAGCATAATATTAGTAGATGCAATTCCTATTTCCATTGCAGTTATCATATGTCTATTGTACACTTGTGTCTGTAAATCAATAGTATGAGAAGGATCACCTTCTCTATTCCAAGGTGCATCTTTTCTTCTAGTAAATACTAAAAGGTACGGTGCTAATACTTGTGTGTTATATTGTGCATTTGGTGTTCTTGGGTCACGTTGACAAAAATTATTGAAATGATTTCTAAATTCTGTATCTGACCAATCAAATATATTGATTTCGTATCTTACTACATTTTGTTTTGAAGCTGAACGCCTATGAACTTCGTCCATTATTTCTTCGACAACGCTTTTATCAACAACCTGATCCATATCCCAAGTTGTTGTTTGTACTCTGTCGTCAATTAATGATGCCCATTCCATTATAGAATGTCTGACATTACATATTCTATATTAACGCCTTCTTGCAAAGAAACACCGTCAATGGTAATGCCCTCAGTAAGTTCTTTTAATATAGAAGTGGTATCGCCATTTCTTTCAAATACTTTACCATGCTCTACTGCAAACTTAAATAGCATACCAGCGCCCGTTAACGATGGAGCTAGTCCATCTAGTGACACTGATAAAGGGTTATTCATAATGATAGGTTGTGCAACTAATGAAACTAAGTTAACTATGTCATCAAAATTTTGCTGTGACTGGTCCGAAACATCACCGGTTGATGTAATGTCTAATCCTTTTACATACAATGTGTAAAAGTTGATATTGCCTGATAAGTTTTCACCAGCACTTGCGGCTCCATGTATTCTTGCCATATTTTTTCTCCAAATATAAATTTATATTCTTGTTATATGTATTTATCATTTTATAAGGTAAATCAAAGGCAAAAAAAAGACCCTCTTAAAGAGGGCCTTTTAATTACACGTAAAGTGTGGGTTGGACTTAAAGTCCAGGGGGGTAATAACTTAGTAATCGAAGTCGGCTACTGAGAAATCAGCACCTAGAGCCGCGTCTAAACCAGCGGCATCCCATGCGCCGTTGTTTTCTACTGCGATTCTTACATCGTTACCATCGATAGCACCAACTAGTACTACTGTAGCACGTGTTCCTGTGCCTTCGATAATTGCTTTCATGTCGCCTGCCGCCATACCAGTCTTAGTCACTGTGAAGTGATTTAAGTTACCAGTAAGGAATTGACCTGCTGAATATGTTTCATGTACTTTTGCCATTTTAGTTCTCCTAAATAACTATTTCCTCGGGCATTATAAAATTGTAGTGCCCTATGCTTTTATTTATCTTTTTTTGCAAAAAAGTGGGTTTTATTTACCTCTGGATCCGTATTTCCCACCAATATTTCTTCCAGTTTGATAAGATGTCTTGCCCATTGCTTTTCCTAGCTTGCCTGCACCGTATATTACGCCTACAGCCGCCGCGGCCTTAGTAATTGGACTGTCCCAAATCTTCTTTTTGGTGTCTTTTTCGTCATTTACAACATAATTTCCACGCTTCTGGAACTTCTGTAATGCTGGAAATAACTCACTACGCATTGCTTTTCTACGTAGATATTGCATCATTCTGGTTGTTACTAATGCTTTCTGATTTTGATTTAGATTATCCCAATCACCTACAAGTCTTCTCATAGATTTAAGCATTCCATCTTGTATATTCAAATCACGCTGAAATCTTAACAGCATTCTTTGTTCAAATCCAGGTTCTGATTTACTTGCTGATATATGACCTAGATATCTTATAACTTCTTGTCTTTTTAAATTAATACGCTTTAGTGCTATTTCATCACGTTCATCATCTGCACTAACTTCTTTACCTATTATACGATTAAGCATGATATACAAGTCAGTACCGCTTGTTCTAAAGTAATCGAAATTACGGTATGCGATTGTTCTCCCAGCATATTCTGATGCCAATGGTGCAAACTCATAGTCTTTATTAAACATATTTAAAATCATCATATATGCAAATGTTAACTCTGCCGCATCATCTACATTTGTTTTATTCTGATTTTGTTTTGTTCTAAACAGTCTACTTTCTGTGAACGTATTAACTAATTGTAATTTGCCTTTATATTGTTCCATCATTTTGTATTCCTCGATTGCAATACTTGACTGCATTTATCACTAGCATAAGTTGTAAACCATCTTGGAGCAAACGCATGTATCATACACGCATATGCGGCCTTTTCTAGTTGCCACGAAACCCACATTGCATGTTTAAAATGTTCCCAGCGTGTTTCGCCTACTTCTTCTAAGTGTAATTTACATTTCTTACTTAACATCTAACTAATCCCTTGGTGCGAAATTTGCCGCACTAAACTCTAATCTATCTACAATCTTCATTGCTCTACCAACATGGTCAACAATAACAAATCCTTCTGGATCTGTGACTTTAAATGAACCGTCTGGTTGTTCAATGAAACTGTCTATTGCTTTAATGTTCTTCATCTTTTGCTGAAACATCATTTTTACTGCTTCAACTTTAAGATATGCACGATACATTTCTGCAATTTGTGTCTCGTATGTATTTATGATATTAGCTAACGCATCTTTTGTTTGTAATCTAGCCTGTCCTGCTTTGCCTTCAGGTCCTGTAGCTAAACCGCTAATTTCTTTATCTAATTTATTATTTAAACCCTGTAAAAACTCTTTAACAAATTTAGTTACATCTGATTCTAATGCTTGTCCAGAACGTATTGGTAAGTTTGCGTGTGCCTTAATAGCTTGTACTAAGTCAATAGACCCTATCTTTTGATTAATTGCTTTGAAAGTATCTGCATCAATTTTCATTGAAGATAATTCTTTAATTGCTTGTTTAATCTTTGCAACATTTTCTTGCTTTAGTTGTACCTGTCCTGATACATCTTTAATACGTGCATCAGTAAACCAAACTTTAGATGAAGACTTAAGTTTACTTGAATCATAACCAAATGATGCTTTCATGTCTGCTAGACTATCGCCTGCATAACTTGTATGAAACACAATTCCTATTTCAGCCGACTGCATTTCTTTTGCTGTTTTGCTATCTGCTGGTACAACGTATGTGATTGTATTTGGTTTAAATGCAATATGAGATTTGCCATCTATATTAACAGTTTTCAAATCACCTTTAGTAAACAATAAGTCACCTTGTATAACACCCTCAATACCTAAGTCTTTTAGGTACTCTAATGATGCCGATAGCTTATTTCTCAAACCTGCTTTACTTACTTCTTCACCGTTCTTAGTAGTATCTTGGTGATTGTTTTCAATGTCAGCTTGTGATTTATTTAATTTTGGTGTTTTTGCAAATACGCCTTTTGTGCCTACAAAGAATTGTCCATCTGATGGATCTGTTCCGCAAAATACTGCCGGAGAACCATCCCATTTCGTAGTGATAGCGTCTCCGCCACCTTGTCCATCAAGTGTACTTAATAATTTAGTGAAAGTGTCTACGACTCTTTTTAATCCAGACGTACCATGCATAAACACAAGTTCTTCTGCGTGGTCTAAGTGCGTATTCTTATCTTCCTGTAATTCAGAATCTAGCAGACCTTTCATTTTATTATGAAAGCCTACTTGCTTAAGACGAGGTTTGCGTGGTCCTCTAAACCTACGTTCTCTGCCTTTGCTTAATGTAATCTCTCTTATTTTCATTTCTTATCCCCATACGGGCTTTCGCCTGTTAGATGTGGTCTAGCAAACCATAATTTAAACCATTCATCTGTTCCTGGCTTAACATCATGCTTTTTCATATATTGAGATTTTTCAGTACCCGAATAAGATATGTTTTCTTGGGTGGCTTGCTGTTGGTATGGTTTGTATATACCTGCAAGTTTTCTTAATTGATTTAACTGTTCTTCAAAATCCATCTATGTTTTAGCCTTGACACTTTTTATTCCACGTTTAAACTTCCTAGGGTCTTGTGACCTAATACTATTAACTAGACGCTTGGTCAAGTCATTTGCAGTATCCTCATCAAACTCTCTGCTAATAAATTCAATAAGATTTATAGCACCAGATATGATATGTTCGCCTTTTTGCTCAACCAAACGTTCTTTTTCTTTATCAAAAGCTAAAGAATTTAATTCATCAAATAGGCTTCTACGAGGTTTATCCATGATATTTCTCCGTTCTAACTGTATTTATCAGTTTTCATCAAAAGGAGAACGTGTCTTGGTCTTTAACATTGCTCTCAGATTCATTGCAACATCCGTTTTTTCTTCTGTTTGCGTTTCTTGTGTATTTACTGTAGTTTTCTTACGTAAATTTTCCATCAAGTCTGTAGCACTTGATGATGTTTGTCCATCATCTTCTGATGTATCATCTGAAATTCTTAAGCTATCTCTATCAAAAACTAGATTAACTTTACTTCCTACACCACTAGATGAACGAGTTTTTAATAACTGCAACTGATATTGTCCACGCTCACGCATTGTGTGACTTGTAAAAATACCAATAACGTTATCCGCTGTTTGAATTTTAGATATACCACCTGCAATATGAGAATGGTCAAATTCGATTTCTTCTACCGCACTTCTATTTAACTGTGATGCAGTAACCATAACTGTTTGAGTTTCCATAGCAAAGTTACGAATTTCTTCTGTAACATATTTGTCTTTGATAAACAAATCACTTGCTGATACTTTCTTTGTTGCAGGCATTAACAAATCTAAGTAGTCAATACACATACAATCTATAGATTTGCCTGTCTGTATTTGCAGTTCTTTGATGTATGACCTTACATCATTAATTGTAGAACCAGAAGGCATATACTTAACTCTTAACATGCCTGACTTCTTACTTTTAGTTCTAACTTGAAGTTCTACATCATCTAATTCTTTAAAGATACGTTTTGTACTTCTATCTGTTTGCATCGCATACATACGCATACTTGACAATGCTTCCGAAAGTTCCAGTGTTATGTAAACACAGTTCAATCCTGCTTCTGCCCAATTCAAACTCATGTTCTGCATGAACAAAGATTTACCTGCACCTGAACCACCTGCAAAAATAGTTATCTCGCCTCGGTTGATGCCACCATATAATTTGTCATCAAGCACCTTCCAACCAGTAGTCATTTGCCCATTGTTATCTTTGAGACCTTCAAGTACGCTTCTAGGATCTGCATAATAATCTGTACCCAATGAACGGGCAAGACCAGTCTGTACTGCTTCTTTAATTCTAAGTTCTACTTCACCATATTGACCTTGTTCAAGTAAATCTGCACTATCAATAATTGCACGTTCAATCGCTTTATGTCTACTAAATGTTTCAAACTCATCAATAAACCAATCTGTGTGTTGTTCAATATTATCTATTAATTCAATTTCTTGCCCTGTCTGTGCTTTAATTATAGCAGGAGTTGGTACAGTCGAGTATTCTTCGCTATGCTCAACTAAAGTTTCAACAACTTTTCTTAGATTTCTATCAAAAAATTTAGGTTCAACAATAGCACGTACCCGTGAATAAAGTTCAGGATCGCTTATCATAAATTGAACAAATAGTTTTTGTAAATCTACGCTATAATCTTTTATATCAGCCATATGTATATTCTACTCTCTCTCAGTATTAATGTCAACTGTTTTCTGCTCTTTCATGTAACAATCGTACACCCTATCAAAATTCTTATCTTCCCATTCATAATTATCTGTAAGAAATTTTCTTAACTTTTCTTTATCATATATGTATTCTAATTCAAGAACCTTATCTTCCTTACGTTTTTCTTTAGATATAATATGAGACTCATTCACATGTTTACTTAAATTAAATGGTACATCTGACTTATTTTTACGTAATTTATTACTATTAAGAATATCCAAACTCTTTTGTGTATTAATACAAATAAACAAAGTTTCATTAATTTTATAATACTTAGATAGTGCCTGATATTCCTTTAGTCCACCAAACTTATCAATTATATAAAATCCATCATGGAATGTCGTAATAGATGATTGTAAAGACCATCTGTCAGATGGAACCATATTTAATTTATACGAATGTACATCAATCATATTGATATATTGTTTTATACTACCCGGCTTATGTATCTCATTGCAAAATGTTCTGGAAAAATCAGCAATATGATTGCACATCTTAATTGGTCTGATTGCTCCTACATCATCAATATGACAAAAGTCCTCAAACCATATATCCTTCGTATTGACATAAATTGAAAATTTGTTATCATCTGTAATTCTTACCAAATCAACATTAGGATCTCCTACTGTTAGTAGAAGCCTAATAAAGTCACCACATGCACCACCGTGATATGTTATTGCACGATGGGTGCATCCGTTTGGCACTAATGGTATCACGAATTCAGTCTCGATTTAAATAAACTACTTACACTTTCTTCATTACTAACTCTACGAATTGCTTCACCAAATAATTTTGAAACACTGGCTTGTCGTGTCTTCTTGCAAGTTTTAGGGCAACGATTAGAAATGCTATCAGTTACTACTAATTCTTCTAACACACTAGCTTCTACTTTCTCACATGCTTCTCCTGTAAGAACTCCGTGTGTAATATATGCTCGTACACTTAGGGCGCCAGCATCCATAATTGCCTGTGCGGCATTGCACAATGTTCCGCCACTGTCAACAATATCATCTACTAAAATAGCATGTTGTCCGTTAACTTCACCAATAATATTCATTACTTCGCTTACACCTGCTTTAGGTCTACGCTTGTCAACAATCGCAATGTCTCCGTGAAACATATCAGCAAATTTTCTAGCACGTACAGTACCACCAGCATCGGGTGAAACAAATACACATCCTTCAGTAGTGTCAACATTTCGTTCAATATCTTTTGCAAATGCAATACGACTTGTTAAATCATCTACGGGAATATCAAAGAAGCCTTGAATTTGGCCTGCGTGTAAATCCATTGTAAGTATTCTATCTGCACCTGCTTCTGTCAACAAGTTTGCAACAAGTTTAGCTGTAATAGGAGTGCGACTAGCACTCTTTCTATCTTGTCTAGCATAACCAAAATAAGGGATTACTGCGGTGATACGCCTAGCACTACTACGCTTAGCCGCATCAATCATAATCATAAGTTCCATTAAATTATCATTAACTGGTGTGCTTGTGCTTTGTACAATAAACACATCTTCGCCTCGAATATTTTCATGAAATTCTACAGAACACTCACCATCAGCAAATGTTTTAATTTCGGCTGGAACAATATCAGTAAAACAATGTTCAGCTATCTTCTCTGCTAGTTCAATATTACTATTGCCTGCAATAATTTTCATGTGTACCACCTTTACAAATTGTTATTATTATAATAGTAGAATAGCACTTTTCTAATAAAAAGTCAACAGAAATATGCTAGTAAGTAGCAATCACTTCATCCGCAATACCATGCTTAACTGCCTCCTCCGGAGTTAACCAGTGGTCTGTTTTGGGTGCTAACATATGTTTACGAATGTACGTTTTAGTTTTTCCTGTACACTTAAGGTAATGTTCCATTAGTTTCTCATTAGTCCAGTCCATGTGTTTACGACTTTCAACCATATCATGGTATTGTCCTTTTGTGCCACCTGAAAATTCATGTGACATGACTGCGGTATTTTGTGTAAGATAACGATGTCCTTTAACACCACTCATCATTAGCATAACACCACAACTTGCAATAGAACCCATTCCATATGTATATACTGGAATACGTGATTGTTTAATTGTATCGATTAGATGCATACAACTATCTACATAACCACCTGGTGAATTGATATACAAGTGAATAACTTCTGGTGCTTTATCTTTTGGCATCAAGTTATATTCAACAATCATTTTCACAAGAGGCATACAGTTGTCTTGGTTAAATTCTTTATCCATAAATAGTACACCATTTTCTCTTAAGAATTCTCCCGGCTGTTTAGGTGGGACAGGAGGTGTCGGCATCGGAGGGGGTGGGGGTGGTGCCGGTTGTTCTTTAGGTTCTGGTATTACTGTACTCTTTAATTTTTTCATAGTTTAGTTTATCCTATTCTCATTTTCACACTTATCTTAGTGTTGTTACTTATACGTGCATCTATAATACTTTGTAGGGCATATAGTTTTCCATAACGTTGAATTGCATCTGCGGCATCTTTTATATCATCTTCCCACATAGGGAAAGATACACTCCAACCATTTTCTTGTGCTTGTTTGATTAATTTCTCTCCTGCTTTATCTCTATCAGGACAAACAATCACTTCTCCTTTAAACTGATTAATATAATCAATTTGGTCTTGTGAAGCCTCATTACTTGTAATCGCAATACAATCTAATGCAAGTGCATCAATTATACCTTCACATACGATTAAGTATTTATTATTAGATTTTACCTTGTCTACATTATGCAAAAACTTTTTAGGTGCTTTTGTCATGTATTTAGACGTTGACTTTCCTGTTATGTCACGACCAGTATATCCAACTATTCTATCTCCTTGATAAAAGGGAAATATAACTCTATTCTTAAATAATTTATCAGGAGACCAATAACAATTATCTATATCATCGTATACTCCTCTATCAATTAAATATTTAACTGCATAGATGGCACCTTCGGGAGGATTATCTTTTGCTAATAAAACTTCTAAATCTTCTGAGCCTTCTGGCAGAATGCAGTCAGGGAAACTTGGCACCCGTGTAACTTGTGTCTTTGAAGTGAATAGGTATGGACCTTCAGACAATTCTTTCTGACGGATTGCTTCTAACTGTAAACGCTTAATCTCGCTTTCAGAAACATTCATATTACGCATGAGTTTTAGAAATTTCTTATTCAGTATTCTACCGTGACGATGGCTTGCAGTGAATCCACAGTTAAAACAGTGGTATGATATGGAATCACCGTCGCTACGAATACCCCCACGCATTCTGTTATCCAATCGAGATTCGCCTTCCTCGATACAACATGGGCAGTTGAAACTAGTCCAGCCGCCACTAGATTGTCTGTTCTTTCCAGGGATATGTGTGAATATTACTTGTTGAAGGTCCATACTAGTATAATAACAAACTAGGACCAGAAAGTCAAGTGATTATTAGTTTCTTAATAGAACTTTTTTTATGGATCCGTTAGTCGCAGTGTAACGAATTCTTATCCAATTTACGTTTGCTTCAAGTACATATGCTTGTACGCCAGTCTCATTATTAACCGTGATATCTGGATTTGAAAATAGCTTTGGATTGATATTAAACCAATCTGTTTGTGCCGAACTAGGTTGTTCACTTAAATCGCCTTGTAAATTAACAGTTCCAGAAAAATTGTCAAAATATAAGGCTATAGTATGAATTGATTTTGATTTTGATGTTTTGGATGAGCCATCAAAAGCAGTTGAAATAAAGTAAGAGCCATCATTAAAAAATATTTCAGATTCCTGTGAGTCAACAAATTCTGGATATACATCATCCACTACTTCAATAACGCCTTTAGCATTATCGTAAGTATCGGTATATATAATTTGTTCTACGCCATTCTCTACTGTGTACATAGCAAATTGATAATAGCCCTGAGGTAGCATAATCGTATCCGCTGTATGTATAACTAAGGATGCCATACCTTTGGTAGCATTGGTAACTGTAAGGTATTTGAATAGTACGTTCTCTCTCGATTCTCTATCGTACATTTTCCATATTATAGTTTTATTAGTTAAGTCGATAGATTTTCTATCGGTATCTTTTATCGTAAATCTAAGAGTATTATCAATACCCTTATGTAGTTTGTGTTGTCCATCATACATTGGCATATTCCTCAGGTAAGTTGTCATATTACCTGTGTTGTTACCATCTGCACAAGTAATTTCTATATCTCTATCGTATTGAAACAGGTTAAAGTTCATCATGTATGTATTTATCACCCAGAAGTCATTTTCCTAACTTTGCTAAATATATGTGATGGACAATGAAAAACAACAATGGATGCAAGAAAATTATCCTTTTTTCTCATATGTACGATATGGAAATAAAAAAGAATATAAAGAGTATCTTGGAATAATTATAAATTCAGACCAGGTCATAACTTCGATGTACAATTTCGAGGCGATACCAACACCTGAATTAAGAAAGAAGTTCGTAGAATTAGGAGAACAATGGTGGTGGGAGTCAAATAGACTTATGCCGATTAATTTATTTTTAGGCACTCAAATTGCAACTTACAAGAATTGGATTTTAAATTGTAATTCAAAAGACGTTACTGTTTTGTGGGGACCAGAAACTAGCTTGTCAAATATTATACAGAAACGTATTAAGAGGCGTTCTGTTCAACTTGTTCGCAAAATAGATTAAGCTGAACCACAATACTTACTGCATATGCAATCGCATGTGCTTTTTTAAAATAGTAAGTACCATCTTCTGGCTTTTGCCAAACTAATTCAGAAATCTTGGACTTACTTTCGTTGAGCAAGTGCCTCTTAGCGGGTCTAATTACAGCTAGAACTTCTGCTAGTTCCATTATAGTTTGAGGCTTCATCACTTTTAAAACATCTATATGATTATGAACGTGTGCTAAGTTCTTAACAACATCCGCATGTTGTAACAAATCCCACAAAGGCTCCTTATCAATAAGACTGTCAAGGTGTGCTTCATCACGTATACCATCATACAAACTATTGTTAAGAAAATCTAACTTAAAATATCCACGTTTTTCAGCTTCTTTATATTCTAAACTAGATAACCCAGAAATAGGATCATATGGAATAGGTTGTAGATATACACCACTATTATGCTTTGTCCAGTTATCACCTTTTTTGATACTAGCCGTTATGTGTCGAAAATGTGTAAGGACTGTGTCACGGTCAATTACATCAATATCTATATCTGTTTCTACCTTATTCATATTTTTAGTATACACTATTTCCATACCATTGTAAAGTATGCCGCATCAGTATCATTTTTAAAATACAATTTTCCTTGATAAGCAACATAAAAATCCTTGCAATGCGTATTGCACCAATCTACTAATTGTGTCACGTGTCCAGCACCTTCAACTAATAATTTATCATAATTTATATCATCATGAGACATAGCAGTCCATTCTAAAAACTCTTTGTTTTCAAAATCACTATGGAACCTTCTTAAGTTCTTTACTTTATTCTGCAATTTTCTAAGTCTTTCAAGTCGTTTCTTGACATTAGAATGTCGCATAAGTTCGCCATATTCTGCCATAGGCATTTCTCCTAGATATATATCTGATTATATACGATTATATACGATTTGTCAATAGATAAATACGTATATAATATTATGAAAGTTTACAATGAAAATTAAGTTATTAGATTTAGATATCGATTTAAATAATGAAATAGACCTTCACTTCTTGCATGAAAAGATATTGTATATAAAATATCTAAATTTACGCAATATAGAAAGTAGTGATATTTATACCAAAATATATAGAAAAGAGGTAGAAGAACTATGGCTTGAAAAGGCGCTAACAGGAAGTTGGCATTCAAACTCTAAAAAAGTATATAGATATGATGATGATAAGTACGAAAATGTGAGTGAAGACTTTACAATGTGCTGGAAGAAAACAGACAAAGACTTCGATAAACTTATTATCAATCTAACAAGTTATGCCGGACATGATGGCAGACTTACAAGTTCATTAACAAATGTGAGTGATAAAATATATAACCTCGATACAGATTTATTAATTGTAAATGAGGATCCATTACGGTTTCCTGAATCTTTATACCCTAGTGCAATGGTGTTAGGATGTAGTGATAAAAATAATACACAAGAAAAAATGTGTAATCAAATAAGAGAGTATATCAAAAAGAAATACAGACATGTTATAATATATGCAGATTCAAAACATGCCGGTAGTGCCGTAAGTATAGCATATGAATTAAGTGATATTGTAACAAATGTACTAACTACAGGCGGACAAACAACATATTCATGGGAGCATTCTCCTTGGATTAAATCATATATGAAATGGCATAATAGACCAGAACATCTTAAGGACCAAAACTTAATAATGTTAGATGTTGCAATGATGCATTTAGTAAAATGTTGGGGGTTTAAAAAGTTAGATATTAATAATAAGACACTAGACCCATATAGATATCTAGGCGGATATCCTAATATAAAAGTAGATTACCTATATGGAAAATATGATACCGATTACAGTGGGTTTACAGATTATGTAAAACAGTTTGATTTTGAAAATTTGTGTGTTACAGAAATCGATTATAAGATATCAGACCATCAAAATCATAACATAAGACCGTATGTAGATAGAAAAATACTTAAAGATTTTATATATAATCTTCCAGACTCTTTATAAAATCTGGTCTGCTAATACGTGTCTTCTTTAGTAAACGTTGAGTATACCAATTCAATAAATCCATTTTATGCAGATTATATAAATCTTGGTAATGTATAAATCTTTCTCTATCAACATCACCGTATATAGATATATCTTTAGGTGATAAATTATCAATATCATTTACTACGAAAAGTTTATCTTTTGGGATACATATTAACGCACCCTTTTGCTTGTCTACTTGCGCCTTGAAGACGCCATAAAACGCCCTGAGAGCATCATCGTCTTCTTCGTGCATCCTACTAGTATAATATTCATTACATGCAACTTTAAACATAGAATTAAAATCTAAAGAAATAGACAGAAACTTGGTATGTGTACTATTAAATTTATTCGTTATTGTTCTATAGATTTCAGGGTTATCATAAGGTGAATCTAGTATCAATCTAGGATGTGTATTAAACAATACCTTAGTTGGTGAAAGTGAATCAAAATGAGGTTGAAAATCTAACCATATTTTATGCGATAGCATATAGTCTGTATAGTTTTCAACATGTTCATATCCGTTTCCTCTTAGGCCTAACGCATATCTATTTCTTCTTACTATTGCTTTATCTGTTTCCCAATATCTATCATGTTCATCCATAGTGGCATAGTTATCATAATAACCTTTAACAGAGTAAGAAATTATACCAGATAAGTAATCACCATAAGTTCCAGCGAAATATTCTAATAAGTGTGTTTGTTGATTTAATTTTTTTGGTATATGGTGTTTCATGTTTCCCAAGGAAATGTTATCCAATTGTCATCTTCTGAGTATAGTTCTTCATAATAATAATCAGTATCTACAATAGAATTTGGATCCATAATAAGTGATGCAAACTTAACATTATCGTGCCAAATGTTTTCCCAAGTTAACGTATCGTTAGGTAAGCAACCAGCTTTCCAATCATTCATGAGCCATGCAAGAGCATCACCGCCACGATTGATATCGTCAATAACTAATATGTTTTTTTGCTTATCTTTGTAACCAAAGGCATCTTCTGCCATCCAGCAATTACTTTCTGTATTTTCTTCAAGTCCATCTGCACCAAGTTGTATTGAAAGTGTATGCATTGGAATGTTAGTCATATGAGATAACATAACCGCTGGTACTAACCCACCACGTGTTATACCAACAATATAATCAGGTCTCCATTCACTTTCATACATTTGCATTGCAATGTGTTGAATGCCTTTTTCTACTTTAGACCAATCATAATTAATCTTCTTCATCTTCATCCTCCGGTCCTGGTGAATTCAAAAATGCATCTGCGATTTTATATTGCTCATATATATCTGCAAGTACTTTATATTTTTCTAAAGTCTTTTCATCAGGCTTTTGTAAAACTTTTAATCTTTTTGAAATATCATCTACTTGTTCAATGACTTCGCTCATTTTTCTTTCTTTGCCATTAACTGTCACATGCAAATCTGGATCTACATCTTCAAACGTGTACCCACTTCCGCCTAGTGTCAAACTAGAAGGTGAACTACTATATGTATAATCTGGCAACGTGACAGTAGTTGGAGAAGTCGATGTAACTGTCAAATCAAAAGTAGAATCGCTTAATATAAAATCTTCATCGACTCTTTGTCTTTCTAATTCTTCTTTTTTCCAAGTTTGTATTTCGTCAAATTCTTCCAGTAATTCTTTTTCCATACTTCCACTAATTCTTCTAGTCACAGTTTTGCCTCCATCTGGACTTTCATAAATATATTTTTTATCATTCATTTTTTTCCTCGACTTTTCTTAACGACCAACTGCCATCAGAATTTTCTATCCATTCCAACTCATCTTCATCGCTCCAGCCTAAACTTTTGATAACATCTTGTGGTAATACAAAATAACATTCTTTTGTGTCAGGGTCTTCTTGTATTTCTACCACTCTTGATGTTGCATGTGATACTTTTTTAGTTGCCATTACCGTTTCCCTTCTAAAAACTTTAAACGCTTTTCATAACGTTTGTTTTGTTCTAATAGATCCATCACTTGCGACTGCAAGACCTTTAGTGTCCTATTAGTTTGGTCTAAGGTATCTTTCAAACTATCTATTTTTTTAAATAGTAATTCATCTTTTGGGTTCATATTTTTGCTGTCTCCAAAACTTGTTTTACAAAAAGAACATCTTCGTTCCTAACTTGAAATTTTCTTGACCAAAATGTAGGTTCAAGATATTCATTAATCAAATTCAACTCATGGTCATTAAAACTATTTAAAAGTTCAGAACCAGAAGCAGAATTAAAAATAATCCAAGGGCTAATGCGTCCTGATTTGATCCAGTGTATAGCACGTGGCTTACTAATCTCCCTAAAGAATACATTATACGGTCTATCATTTTCCATTCCCCATTGTTGCATCAATAAAATGCCTCTTTCAACTGCACGTTCGGCAGTCTCTTTCTTATTTAGTTCTCTAATGTATGTCTCATACACTGCATCAGAGCACCATTTATCTAACTTGACTCCACTTGTTATAACAAAATCTATAAACTTTTCTGGGTCTATTGCATTTACGTCTATAATATATTTACCAAATTTTGTAAATGCAGTATAGTAACTACTCTTTGCAAAAGATTCATATGTTCTTTTCTTGCTACCCACAGCCTGTGATATTTCGTAAAATCTGTTATAAGCTAAAAATCCTAATCTAACATACTTAGAATCCTTATTTGTAAATCTTCTTTTTTGTTCGCACATATGAGCGATAAGAGTTTTCTCCCTCTTAAAACTTCTATTACAAAATTTACATTCAAACATCTATCATTACTCTTTCTGGCGGACCCGAGAGGATTCGAACCTCTGACCTCCTGTTTCGTAGACAGGCATTCTATCCAGCTGAACTACGGGTCCGTTCGGTTTAATAGCTATTGGCTTCTCCGTCTGCTTCAACGGCTTGCACACCGCCATGGATTTGCCAATTGCAACCCTGTGACTCATAACCTTTTTCTTCTAAAAACTCATATCGGGATTGCCATTCTTCGCTTTCCAATTGAGCATCATAGTCTTCTTCTAGTTTTTCTTTATCTTCATCAGACCATGCGTTATCGCCACTTCCATAAAAAACAAAGTCTTCTGCACAACCATCAAATGAGTCAATCATTTCGATATTTTCATAATCTTCGAAATCCCATATCTCACCATCTTCGCCTAAAGACGATTGTAAGTATTCGCATTCTTCTTCGTTTGTTATAGTAATTCTAAATGTACCATTACGCCACAATATTTCTGTGTTAAGTGCTTTTCCACTTTCATGTCTAAACATTTCAATCTCTGTTAGACTTTTCTTAAAATAAGCATTAATATCATATGAGCCGCCTACTTTAATTTCAGTTACTTCTTCACTCATCGCTCACGCCTTTCACTGCATTTACAAGTTCTTCTACTCTATCTTCTAATACACCAATAGTAGTATGTAGATGTCCGGTCGCTGTTGGTTGAATTCTTTCTTGCAGTATGCCAATTTCTTTTTGTAATACTCTAATTGTGTTTACTAATTCATCATTTGTCATTTCTTTTTCCTTTTTTTAGTTTTACCAAAAATGTCTTCAAACTCTTTATCGCTCATTCCAGTATCTCTTGCCATTTGTTTTATATCATCATCAGAATTCAACTGTCTAAACAATTCAATTTCATCGCCTTTCATATGAGGGTATGTTTGTGCTATAAACTGGGTAACTGTATCTTTCTTAATACGAGAATTTGGTGGTTTGATATATTCATGAAATTGTTTTTTGCCAGTTGATGTTAAACAAAATAACTTCCACATCAAATCTTCATGCTTATATAAATCTGTGTAATTCTTATTTACAAATTCATTTGTATTAAGTAACACTTCATCTTTGTCTTTTCCTTTGGCACTACTTGCATATCTAAGAAACAACCAGCTTGAAAACGTCTTCTTTTGTTCATCCGCAAGGTTGGAATACCAATCAAAGTCTCTGCGATCCATCGCACTGAGCATATCCTTTAGTGGTATTTTGTCTGCCATTTTTACTCCTTAGAAAAAATCATAACTGTTTAATACGTCTGGAATTCTATTTAAGTCTTTAACGAAATATGCACACTTTGGTTTAGGACCATGCTCTAATGGTATAACTAATATATGTCCATATTTTAGTTTTGGAAAAAACCATTTTACATCTGCAAATACGTTGTTAACTTTAATGTCTTCCCACCCCATTGTAAAGCCTGCGAGAGGATTTGTCAAGATAGTTTGAAAGGATCTTTCATTAATACTTGTCAATGGAATAAATTCTAATTGTCCTAAGTCAGGATCTCCAATTAAAATATTCCAATCTATTGGCATTTCTATTGTCCAAGGGCCGATACTTAAGTTAATACTAGGTGCGTTAAATGTTTCAATAAACACTAATGGAATAAAAAAGAAGTCTGGTTCATTCTTATCTGTTACATCCATTACGCAATATCTTATGTCTTCAATTTCATTTTCTGGTAGACTGTTCATTTCATAACAGTGATTTTCTGGTGTTAAAATTTTCATTAATAATTTACCTTATCTATTGTAAAAGGATACTCTGCATCCTTATAATATTTTTTACGTTCTGTTAAATGGCGTCTACTGAATTTACATCTACTTGTTACATCCCAAACATTCACAAAGTCTTTATCTTTTGCAATACGCACGCCTCGTCCTATAGACTGTATTACACGTACAAAACTTTTGCCTGGTTCAAGCAATACCAGATTGAATATTCTTGGAATATTAATTCCCACCGCGGCGACACCGTAAGTCGCAATAGTTATTGAATTTGTTGCTTGATTAATTTCATCATATGCATCTTTTCTATCAACTACTTTCATTGATCCCTGAACGAATTCAGAACCATCTAATAGTTCTTGTAACATATTTCCGTTACTAATTCTACCAGTTAAAACTAATGTATTGCCTGATTTAGATATATCCTTAATCATATTTGCCACATACTGCATACGTTTTTTATCTTCTAATAAAAACTTTAGTTCGCTTTGATAGTCACCATACTCTGCTGTTTCGCACGTTTGTACAATATTAACATGACACTTAGCAAGTACCCCTTGGTCTTGTAACTCTTTGGCCGCTAGTTTATTGATAACTTGTCCCAATGAACTTCTCAATGAAGCTGATTCCCAATCACTCTTTGGTATAGTTCCAGTCAAGCCCCAACGAATAGGAACATTCGAAAATACACCAGTTAGTAATTCTTTGAGTACATCTGCCTTTGCCTGATGAACCTCATCGACCATAACACAGATTACGTCTTCAATAAATTCCTGTATATTCGCTTCACCTTTTTTAGATTTTTTCAATAGCGAATTCAAACTTTGCCAAGTACAGATTGTGTGCGTTTTTCCTATATCTTTCTTATCACCAAAATACACACCCACGTCCAATCCACAGTTTTCATAATCTTCAAATGTTTGCCTTACCAAATCCTTATTTGGTACAATCACAATACTACGACCATAAATTTCTACTATCTTAGATAAAGTGGCTGTTATAATAGTCTTTCCTGCGCCTGTGGCGACCTCTTGTAAGCATTGTGGATACTCTATGAACTTATTGACAATATCTACCTGATAGTCTCTTAAAACGATGTTTTCGCCCTCTGCTACATGTCCAGTTGGCCATACAGTATCACCCCAATAATCTTCCGATACTTTTGTGAATTCCAAAGAGTGCGTTTCTCTGTTATCTTCAATTTTTACTTCATACCCATTGTCCATTATAACTGGCAATACATCATCAAGTAAATTTAAAAATGTTCTACCACCAACATCGCAGAACCTCACTGTACCATCCCAACGTCCTAATTTAAATGCTGGCATATGATACGCATGTGGCAAGAAAAACTTTAACTTGTCAGAACACTTCCTACGAGTAGCCGGGTCGAGTCCTTCTAATTTAATGTTTACTTCATCCTTGATTTTAATGATACATTCTTTCATCTATTAATCCATATAATCCGAATACATATAATTTAAATATGCATGGCCATCTTCTGTTAATCTTTCTGGCGTCCAAGCTGGATTAAATGTGACTTCTACTTTACAGTCATTAATACCATCTACCGCCGTTGCCGCATCCTTCACATCTTGTACAATGATATCTGCCGCTGGACAGAATGCACTTGTCAAACTCATAGTGATATCGCAGTAACCTGTTCCTACTACTACATCATATATCAGTCCTAGATTATATACATCACACCCCATTTCAGGGTCATGCACACCTTTGAGATTTTCTATAATCTTATTTTTTGTTTCTTCTACATTCATTATGATTTGATTATAGCATGTTTCGAAAGAAAATGCAATAGTATAAATGAAAAAAGACGATACTAGGCGAGTGAGAGAAACCTAGTACCGTCTCGGTATAACTAAGATGGCTCTTAGTTAACTGTTGTAGCTTTATGCCGCTCGTTTCATACAAGTGGTCTCAGCTAAACTCTTCCATCTGTCTCCTGACTTAGACATATTTCTAAGGTCTGCAATTTTCTGAGCCATTCTCAAAGAAACTTCTCTCAATTTCTTTTGATTTTCAACCATGAAGTCAATAATTTCAACTTCCTGTTCCTTGCTCAAACCTTTAGTATCAAATAGACCACCGTCTCTCGCAATCTGTTTAATTCTCAAGATTTTATCTCTTGCAGTGTCCATAGTCAAATCAAGATAGTGACACCTTGAAAGAATTGCTTCCAAGTGGTCTTTGATTTTGTTACCTTTAACTTTATCAAATTTCAAGTTAGTGATAAAGATAACTGAACCTTTGAATTCGAAAGTATCAGGAACACCTTCCCTTCTTAAGAAATGTGAGTCAGAGTTCCAAGAAATCTTCCTCTTCTTACCGCTATCAAGTGCGGCCTTAAGAATGTTTAGTGCATCCTCATTAAAAAGAATACTATCACAATCGTCTAGTACTACGATACTCTTTGGATCAGAGTATTTGTAAAGTGTAGAGTAAAGACCAATCGCAGACATTGTACCTTTTACAAAAGTATGTCTAAGAGGCTTATCAGCCATCATGTCAAAGATTGAATCCTTTTCAAGTACTTGCTCAACACCAAATGTTTTACCAACACCAGGAGGTCCTGAAACTACCATACCTCTAACAACACCATCGATTGTTGCCTCGGTCATTTCATCTAAAATAGAGAAACGTTCAGCAATCCGATTCATCGCCTCTTCATCTGTTTCATTAACAGACGCAACAGAACCTTCAGAAACTTTTACATTTTCTGGGTCAACTTTAACCCTAATCTTAGGATTATTAAATTTACTTTCCTCAGCATTAACAGTAATAAACCAAGACCCGTCTTTAGCTTGTTTCAGACTTGAAACAACCGGAAACGCACCTTCTACTGATTCATTTCTATATGTACCTTTTTCGATTTGTGCTACTTGCATGTTCTCACTCATGTATTCACTCCTATGTTGTGTTTTAATTTTCATTATGTATATACTATAACACGATTCGCTATATTGTCAAGTTTTTGTACCTATTTAATTTCATTATTATTTGCGGCTTCTTTAAGTTGTTTACGGCCGGCTGTCTGGGAGTCTCCAGATTTCCATGTTTTATATGTATGACAACATGCACATAATGTCTGAAAATTAGAACCATCAGTTGGTTCATTATATGGATTGCCGTCCATATGGTCTACTTGTAACATCGGTTGAGGGAATCCATAATCTCTTAACCATTCTATTGATTTAGGCAATGGCGGGTCATAATATATATTGGTGGTGCATTTAAATCCCAAACGACCATCTATATTTTCACAGTAAGGTTTTCGCCATTGTAAATGATAAGGGGTGCCGCCATGCTGTTCACAGTATTCAGAAAACTTAAGTTCTCCTTCGTGATTTGTTCCTAACAATGTTGCTTTTTTTCTACAATTCTTAATTGTACATGTCGGATATTGGCGCTTTGTTAAATTCGATGATAAATTTTGAAAATTCTTTCGTCTTAAATTGTGACACTTTCCGCAGTATTTTCGCCAAACAGGCTTGTCTGCTGATGCCGTATTATGTGCTAAATCTTCACATCCTTCTGTTTGACATACCGGTCGTGGTACAGAATAATCATTCCTTTGGGCTTTAGCCATATCATAACCTCCGTTCAATCTCTTCCAGTTGTTTAAGATGTTTATTATGCTTATCACGTATTAGTACATACTTGTCCCAAGTTGCATAATTATGACTTTCCGGTCCATGCATACTATTACGCATTCCAGCACTAGATTTTGCCAATGCTTCACCAAATGGCCACCACTCTAATATTTCTTTTGTATCTTCCTTATATACCAAATATACCGGTATATTTTTAGAAATAGCATCTTCCAGTGTGTTGTTTTTCAAATTCATTCTTTATTCCTCAAACTTGTCTACAATCTGTACAGTTTCTTCATTCACTGCTGTTTCGATTACATATTCTACACCATCAAGTTTTTGAGAGTGAAAATATGCTTTTGCGTCTTTCCACTCGGAGCAATATGCCACAACTTTATTAGTGCCTTTAATTTTTACAGTATACAATATTATGCCGCCTTTTTAATATAAGGTTTATCCCATTTACCGACATTGATGTTTACATAAAATGCGGTATCAAAATAATCAATCATTGCATCTGAGTTGTCATAATATGCTCGTCCGCCTTCGGCTTTAGCAGGAGCAGTATGACAAATTTCTTTGATATCGTCAAATAACGATTCATATTTCCCATACATATGTGTGTGATAATGATTAATCTGTGCATGACCAGTGAACGGATAAAACTTATCGTTGTTATAACGGTCAGTATGACCCATGTCCTTATCACCATAAAAGTCCATTACGCCTTCCATAATTGAAACGCTAATGCCTGTATAATGGTCACGTGTTACTGAGAACTTGATGTTTTTACCGAACTTCTCTTTGAGTGCTTTACGAACTTCTTTTACTTCGTTAGTTGAAATATAAGCCATATTGTTTACCCTCTTTCTATTGATTATGTAAACATTATAGCATGATTCGTGATTCTGTCAAGTTTTTGGGTATTTTAGTCTTTATTTTTAGGTATTTTTGCCCATCTGTCAATTTTTGTGCCTTTTCTGTTAGTATATTCTACTCTTAAATGAGTAAGGCCATCGGGCGCTTTGATTGATTTGAATAGTTTTTTAAGTCCTAAACCTTCTTTTTCTTCTATAAATTCTTTATCATCAGTGAATTTCACTTTGATTTTTCTCGTCATAAATCATCTTTGGTTGATTGTTTGGCCCTGGCTTTAGAGGCCAGGGCATTATATTATGTTTTACCCAAACACTTTTTCGTCTGCTAAGGCTCTGTAACCAGCGGCTACAACCCTTCTTAGGGGAGCTCCTAGTCTGTATACAGTTTTACCATGTTTGCTTTTATTAGCATATACGGCGTAACCTTTCATTCTCAAAGCACTGATAGTTGCTCTCGGATTTGCAACTCCATACCTATTTTTCATAGTAGCTTCTGTCAATGCTTCTCCGTCTTTTAATGCATTGATTATTTTCTCTTGTTTTGATGTTTTCATCATTTCTCCTTTAGGTGTTAGTGTATCTTTACGGTTTAACCAATTAAACATAAAGTACCTCCTTTTCTTATGGATTAGAATATCATAAGTTGCATAGTATGTCAAGGAAAAAAATAGGCAAAAAAGCCGCAGTTTTATTAGCTTTTTATAAAATTATTTGTCTGAAATTGTATCTGCGTTAGCTAGTTGGATGTTTCTACGCTTGTTTAAAGCAAAGAAAACATGCCTCTCACTTTTGCCATCTGAATTTAATTCATAATAGTCATATTGTACTATTTCAAATCCTGCACGAATCATAAACAATCTGTAGTTATCCGGATGTAATGTAGCATAATATTTGTGTTCGTTTGTTGAATGCGGAACTTCAATATAAGCCCAACCATTGATTTTCATCATTCTATTGAGTTCTAAAAGCGTAAAAAATGGCATATGAGAAAACTGCAATGATTGACGCATCCATACCACATGAAAATAGTTGTTCATTACTTGATTAAAATTGTAATCCATAAGATGTACTTTTAAGTCTTTTGCTTTACATTTGTCCCATTCTTCTTTTTCAATAGTAATTCCCTGAACGTTAGTGTATCCCAACTCGGAAAATTTTTCCATAGCATAACCTTCATTACAGCCAATATCTAAGATATTGATATCTTTCTTATCTGGATATGAGTTCTGTATAAATGGTATTAATTGTCTATCAATTATTTTTCTGTCTAATTCAGTTTCTGGTAGTCTTGCTACCTCATTTTGCATAGAAAACTTAAAGTTATTAAGCCTAATCCATTCTTCCGTAAATTCAGTCATTTAGTCCTCTTTGTTGATAAACATTTCTACTATTGGATGTTTATCTATAAATCGCATTGTTATTTCATAGGTATCACAATTCTCTAATCTGATATTATGATTACCAATATCCATCATTATCTTCTGTAGCTTTAAGATAAGATTTTGGTCTACTTGTTTAGGTATTAAACAATAATGTGCATTATTATTTGGTTCTAGTGCTATATGGTCTTGAACATCATAAACTACAGTACCCATTGCAGTTGCATCAATCATAGAGACATTCCGCCAAATGTTTCTTTATCAACGTCTTGTTTTACACCACCAATAACATAAGATGAAATTTCTGTTTCTTGAGGTGCAACTTGTACATCTGCGCCAGCAATCCATTTTTGTGTCCAAGGTAATGGGTTTGCTTGTGACGTTTTGTATGGACATTTTAGTCCAACGGCTGTCATACGTTTGCAACAAATCCACTCAATATAGTCATCAAGTAATTTTGCATTCAAACCAATCATTGAACCATCTTTAAATAGATACTGTGCCCATTCTTTTTCTTGTTCTACTGCATCTACAAACATTTGGATACATTCTTCTTCTGTCTCTTTAGCAATCTGAATGAAGTCTGGATCATCTTTTGGTAGAAGTTTTAGAAGTGTTTGTGTAGATGCCAAGTGTAGATTTTCATCACGTGCAATTAGCTTAATAATCTTAGCATTGCCTTCCATCTTTTTAAGTTCTGCAAATGCCCATGAACAAGCAAATGAGACATAGAAACGAACACCTTCTAAAATATTAACACTCATAAGTGTTTTATATAGAGATTTTTTAATTTCATATTCACTGATTGGTACTTTCTTACCATTGACTGTATGTGTGCCTTCGCCCAACAAGTTATAGAAACCTGTCATTTCAATTAGTTCATCATAGTTTTTAGAAATATCATCTGCACAATCCATGATTTCATTGATATCCATCATTTCATCAAATACTTTTGATGGGTCTGAATAAACATTTCTAATAATGTGTGTATATGAACGTGAGTGAATTGTTTCTGAAAATGTCCAAGTTTGGATCCATGCTTCTAGTTCTGGAATAGATACTAGTGGGCCAAATGCTTCTACTGGTGCACGACCTTGTACACTATCTAGTAGAATTTGACGCTTTAGATTTGATGTAAAGATATGACGCTCATGGTCTGTAAGATTTTTAAAATCATTTGAATCTTTAGTTACATCTACTTCTTCTGGACGCCAAAAGAAACCTAGTTGCTTGTCAGTAAGTTTATCAAACTGTTTGTATTTTAACATATCAAAACGTTGAATTGCTACTCCGCCTGATGGGTCTAAGAAAGCCAATGCTTTCGTATGGTCTGCTTTATTATCTGAATTGAATACTGACATTTATATCTCTCTACTTTCTAGTTCTAATGTGATATTTATCTTTTTTGTTACTTTGTCATTTGATATTTAGATAGCACAACTATCACAATATTCTTCATACTCTATGTCGCTGTTAAACTCTTCCCTTGACTTCAAATCCTCTGGAATATCTTTACTTACATCAATTTCCCCTTGTCCATCAAATGTATTAAAGTAATAAAGTTGTTTACCACCGTATTTGTAGAACATAATAAGATGTTGCAACATCACTGACATTGGTATCTTTTCATCTTCAAAGAATATAGGGTTGTATGAAGTATTAACTGATATACCTTGGTCAATATATTTTTGTAATACAGCCATAATTTTTAGATATCCCTCTGGCGACTCTTGGTCCCATAACAACTCATACTTGTTTTTTAACTTGTGAATACCGGGTACAACTTGCTTTAACACACCATGTTTGGACTGCTTAACACTAACCATACTTCTCGGTGGTTCTATACCATTAGTTGAATTTGATATTTGTGCAGACGTTTCAGCAGGCATAAGTGCCATCAGTGTTGAGTTACGAATGCCGTGTTTTTTTAAATCTTTTCTTAGACCTTTCCAGTCTTGTGTATATTTTCTTTTTACTAATTCATCAACCTCAGGTTTATATGTATCAATTGGCAAAATTCCGTTTCCGTACTTAGTTTGTGATGATAACGGACATGCATTGTATTCTTGTGCTAAAGTATTAGATGCTTTGATAAGATGATACGACCACGCTTCTGCCCATTCATCAACAAGTTTTAAATCAGGGTCAGAATAGTTTGTATCATTCTTAGCTAACCAGTATGCAAAATTAATAATACCAACACCAAGAGGTCTTCTATTATTAGTTGAAATTTCAGCCGCAAGTACAGGATATCTTTGATAATCTAATAGAGCATCCAAGCCACGCACTGCTAACTCACAAGGTTTAGCAAAGTCTTCTGGTGTTTTAATATTTCCCCAATTAATCGCACTAAGAGTACAAAGAGCAATTTCACCTTCTTCATCATGTAAATGTTTTAAAGGCTTCGTTGGTAGATTAATTTCGCAACATAAGTTTGACTGTCGTATAGGTGCCATATCTGAAATGAATGAACTATGCTCATTTGCATGGTCTACATTCATCAAATATATACGACCTGTATTTTTACGTTCATTCATAAATGCTGAAAATAAGTCTAATGCAGGAACTGTTCTTTTACGAATTTTAGTAGAACGTTCTGCTTTTTCATACAATTCACGAAATTTATCTTGGTCATCAAAGAATGCTTCATATAGACCAGGAACATCAGATGGAGAGAATAATGTAATATCTCCTCCACTCATTAGACGTTCATACATTAATTTATTAAATTGTACACCATAATCCATATGACGTACTCTATTATCTTCTGTGCCTTTGTTATTCTTTAATACTAATAAGTCTTCTACTTCGTAATGCCATAACGGATAATATAAAGTTGCCGCTCCGCCACGGACGCCGCCTTGCGAACATGATTTTACACTTGCTTGAAATAATTTATAAAAAGGAATAACTCCTGTATGACTTGCATCTCCATTTCGTATTGGTGAATTTATAGCACGGATGCTACCGGCACCAATACCTATGCCTGCTTTCTGAGAAACATACTTGACCACTGCACTAGAGGTAGCATTTATAGAATCTAGTGAATCGTCTGTTTCAATCAGAACACAGGATGAAAACTGTCGCTGTGGCGTACGTACGCCAGCCATAACAGGAGTAGGCAGAGAGATATCAAAATTACTAATTGAATCATAGTATTCTCTGACATATTTCATTCTTGTTTCTTTTGGATAGTTACCAAATAAAGATGCAGAAATTAGAGCGTATGTAATCTGCGGTGTTTCAAAATGGTGCCCAGTTACCCTATTTTGAACTAAGTATTTGCCACGAAACTGTTCCATACCAACATATGCAATATTGAAATCTCTTTCGTGTTTGATAAAACTATTAATTTCTTCCCAATCTTCTTCTGAATAATCTTCAAGTAGTGATGGATCATAGAAACCTTTTTCTGTATTTAATTTAATAATATCACGAATATGCCATGGTTCAAAACTGTTATATACCATTTTTCTCAAATGATAGTTCACAAGATTACCCGCTACCCATTGATAGTTTGGAGTTTCTTCTGATATTAAATCTGCCGCGGCTTTAATCAATGTTTCTTGTATTTCTACACTAGTAATACCATCAAAAAATTGAATATGTGATTTTAATTCTACTTCACTTGCACTTACACCTGCAATGCCTTCACATGCAAACATCACAACTTTGTGCATTTTTTCTAAGTCTAGTGGCTCTGGGATGCCGTCTCTTTTGATTACTTTAATTTCGCTCATGTTTTATCTCTCTAACTGGTAATGTATTTACTCATTACCGGTGTTCATTAATGTCTGTTGTTTATTTCTGCATCTTCCATTCCTGCTACTCGTAACTTAATTATATTGGTTAACTGAAAGTGTTTAATCTCAAAACCTTTTGTTATACCTAAATACTGATTACGGGTGTATGCTACTTGATTTATTAGTTCACTAATAGCAACAACCTCAGCTTCGCCATCTGCATACTTTTCTGCATCACGGGAACTAAGTGCCTTGTTGTAGTTCTCTAAATATTTTCGTAAATATTCACTACGTTTTTTACGTAACTGTATATTTAGATGTTCTAGGATTGCTTCAAGTTCTTGTAATTGAGCAAAACGCAATTCAACGTAAGATGGCAAATGTGTAGCATTTTTCTCCACATTGCCATAAATTCTTACTTCTGAACGTGCATCCGATAATTCATTGGTGAAGTAATCAACGCAATCAGGAATTTTAGCCCAATCCTTAACTACCTTACTATACCAATTTTCCATTACCAGTCTTCCTCTTCATCTTCAAATTCTTCGAAATACCTGTCTACCGCCGTTTCAAGTATCTTGTCTCCTTCAGCAAATTCATCTATCTCATTTTGTTCGATTCCACTATCATCGCACACTTTAATAAATGTTTCTGCCGCTTCTAATTTATCTTTTGCTGGGATAAAAGGTAAAACTTTTTCCCATAACTCAAATACTGTTTCTAACTCTACTGCCGCCATTTGGTCCTCATAAACGATGAGGCATGTATGCCTCATAAATTGCCGAATTTGCGCCATGTTCCGCACATTCTACTCTTACACAAAAACACCTACCATTTGAAGATTCTCTTACGAGTTTATCCGCAAAACGCCAAGCGTGTTCTGAAAATTTTTCGACCCCTACACCATCTAATAGTGTAAGTTCTGCTAGACCAGATGATTCTAATTCAGTCAACTTATACAACAGAGGGTCATTTCTATCACAAACTACTTTATGGTCGAAACTATCCTCTAGCCATTTCTTTAGTGGTTTTAATCCACCAAAATCTACTACCCAATTACGTTCATCTAGTTCATTACATCCAAATGTAAATTTGAATGATAAACTATATCCATGTAATAAACTACAATGTGAATCTGCATGGGGCTGTCTAAACACTGCACTTAGTCCAATGTTATGCCCATAGCACTTGGTCGAAAAATATTTAGCCATTATGCTTCCTCGTTTACTTCGATGTTATCTAATTCTGGAGCTTCTAGTTCTTCTGATTCATCATCAAAATTTCTATCATTCCATTCTTCCATTACTACGTTAAGTTTTTCATCAGTCCAGTTTTTACGGAACTCAATCATTTCTTCGCCTGCTTTAGTCATATATTTCAAACGATTGCCTTGCTTGACTAGTACACCTTTTGCTTCAAAGAAATCCAAAAGACCACTGTAAGGACTCATACCTGTTTCGTATGGAATTTCTACTTGTACGCTTTCAAATGGTTTTGCATAACGTGTTTTCATTACTTTACAAGCCGCTCGAATACCGTGTACTTGTGATGTTTTATTACCGTCTGCGTCAACTTTTAGTTTAAGTTTTTTCATTGCAACAACAATACTTGATGCATAGATAAACCCTTGTCCACCTGAAATCTTATCATCCGGGTCAAACATATCTTGTGATGCATATGTGTGATTAGTACATACTAGTCCTACATTGTAATCACCAAACATATTAACTGAGTTACGAACTAGTGATGCTAGTGCTTTAGGTTTACGACCCATGTCACCTTTCATATCACCTTTTTGAAACTGGTCAACGTCAGTTGGTGTCAACATCATTCCTAAACTATCAATAACAAACATTACTTTAGGACGTTCTGAGTCTTCTGCATCAGCATACTCCGCCTTGTAATCTTTCATAAAGTCATTAATAATTTTAGCAACATCGTCAATCATTGCCACATTTAATTTCAACAGTTTGTCTTCGGCAGTATCTACTTGCAATGCATGTAGCCATTTCTCATCTAATGCATTTTCTGAGTCTATCAGAACTACAAAGATACCTTGGTCTTGTGCCGCCTTGACAATGTTGCCTGCCGCAACATATGATTTACCTGCACCGCTTTCGCCTGCAAATACTGTTACTTTTCCTAGTGGAATACCTTTATAAAAGTCTCCACTGATTAACTTGTTTAGACAGTAGTTACCTGTTGAGATCCAAGTATCAGGGTCACGAAAACCAGAACTAACGCCTGGAACTGCTTTTGTGATACTTTTTCTAAATTTACTTACGTCAAATGCTCTTGGCATATTCTACTCCTTTGATATGGAGGGAGACACAAAGTCTCCCTCACTAGTTGTTAATGATTAATCAGATTTACGACTTCTAATCATTTTCAGGATATCAGCGGCATCAGTTCCCTGACCACCACTTGCTGGCGCACTCGCCTCTGCCATTGCTGGTTGAGGTGTTGCTTCTGCTTGTACAGGAGCCGGTGTTTCAGCTGGAGTTGAAGTTTGTGCTACTGGAGCCTCCGCAACCTTCGGTGTTACTGCTGATGCAGTTGGTGCCGATGATGCTGGCTTAGTATTACCTACATCCAATCCATATGGTTTATAGTAAGAACCCCATTTTTCTGGGTCATAAAGATGCCCATCAACTGATGCTTCGAACATTTCCATAATGATACGAACTTCTTCATCACTAGGACGCTTCGGCATAAAATCACCCAAGTCATATAGACCATGAGTTTCAACCGCCTGACGTTCTTCTTCATTTAGAGAACGCTCTTTACGTGCCCAATTTGAAGTTGAATAGTCTGCATACTGACCTTTTTGCGTTTTAGTAAGACGGAAGTCTGTACCTGCATCATAGTCAGTTGGAAGATTTTCCATATCTGGATCCATTAGAGCCGCCTTCAATAGTTTGAAGATTTGTGGCCCAATTACGAATCTACGAATTGGATTTTCTGGAGTTGCTTCGTTCATTGGATCTTGAACAACAAATCCTTGGAAGATGTAAGAACGTTTCTTCCAATACTTACGTCCAATATCTTCCATAGAAGGGTCTTTGAACCAAGGACGAATTTCTGCATGTACGGGACATGTATCACCCCACATTTCAATACAAGGAACTTGTACTGTTACTGGTTTCGATTCGTCACCCCCTTTGACACCTGGAAAAGGCATCTTGATGATTTGTCTCTCACGCCAGAAAAAAGTATTTGAATTGTCTGAATCCGGAAGAAAACGAATAACTGATGTAGAATCAGTGTCCATATTCCAGAAAGGATAGATGGCATCTGTGCCTCTATTTGCGTTGGCATTATCTGCCGATTTGTTATCTTGTGCAAGAAGTTTTGCACGGATTTCTGCTAAAGTAGCCATATTTTATTCTCCTATATTAGCCTGTATTAGTTTGTTTTGTTTTATTAGCCTAAGTGTAAACAGTTTACTCTCAAACATGTTTACTATTATACTTATCTTCGGGAGCAAAGTCAAGCGTTAAATACGTGTTTTTTGTATTTTTTTCCACAAAAAAAAGGGACCCTAATAGGATCCCTGATTTTATTGGTTTTTTTGGTATGTTATGCTGGAATTTCGAACTTAGAAAATGCTTCTGAAAGCATTCTATCAAACTGTTCATTCACAGGAGTACCTGCAGTTTCTACTGCTTCGTTCTGTGTTGCTAGTTTTCTCAAGTATCCAGTAATTTGAATCTTTTCTTTTGTAAGACCTTTGCCTGAACGAATCGAGTTACCCATATCCATTAAGAACATTGACAATTCAGCCGCTCTGTCGTGGCCTTTATTTTTACGCTTATTGTCATCAGTAGTGTCAACGTCTACTCTGTCTGCTAAATCATCGATTGATAATGCTAACTTAAGTTTCTTTTGTTCTTCTGCTTCTTGTGGAGTACGAGGTTCTGCATATTGTTTCTTAATTGCATCGTAATCGTATTCTGCGCCTGGCTTTCTAGGAAAAGTAATTTTGTTTTTCTTTTCACCAGTTTTCTTATCTTTTGCTAGAATAATTTCTTTAACACGTGCAATTTGGTCAGCACGGTTATCTTCCATTTCTTCTTCATTTACACGATGAATTAACGGCAAAACATCCCTTAAAGATTCTTCAAATGTTGATTTTGTAAATTTAGAAACATAGCTGTTTACGGTATCTTCTGTAATTTCAGCATTTTGTTTTGCTTCTGTTGTTGCCATTTTTTCAACAAAACTTGCGTATCCTTTTGCACCTTGTACACGCTTAATAGATTCTTTAATTGATTCCATTCTACGCTTAACATTAAGTACAACTGAACGATTGCTTTCATTGATTAGTGATTGCTTATTAACAACATTCATAAACTCTTTTAATTTTGCTAGGTTTGATGAAAGTTCTACAATAGCCTCACCCACCATGTCGCTAGGTACACCACCATGTGAAACGTGTCTCGCCATTGCTCTTGCGCCGTTCAAGTGTTTGAATGGATACTTGAAACGTTCACCTTCAGCATTTTCAACAAATATTGCTGAAATATTACGAGAACGTGCACCACGTGATTCTTCGTTTACTGCGTTGCGGTGTTTGACGATTAGTCTTACATTTTCTAGTGTTTGGCGACTGGTACGTGATGATCCTTCTAAAGGCGATAAGCCCTCTTTCATTACGTCACTCATAGTCTGCTCCTTGTCTTTGTCTAATTTATATGTATAATTCTTAGGTTCAATATGTTTACCAAATGAACGCATATCAAAATCTAACATGTATTCACGTGATAACTGTCTCAAGCTATCCATTAATATTTTGGCTAGAGGTTTATCTATATCAACTCCTTCACCAAAATGAAGTTTGACTTCATTAGTACTTTCATCAATAGACACCATCATATTTGGTTCGTCTATATAGAAAAATCTAGCTTCCTCTGGATTAGATACACTTTTTCCATTCTCAGCATTGAACATCTTCAAAGAAATACCATTTCCTTGAATAATTCTCATCACTTTTTCTGCGATTGTTGATATATTTACAGCCATATTGTTTTTTCCTTATAGATGTATTTATCAAAATAGTACAGGAAGAGGGTCGTTAAAATCGTCTCCGGCTTCTAAAGATTCTCCTAACGTTTCCATAAATTCTTCATCAAATCTTGATATTACTTGTATCTGCCTAATACAAAGTAAAGTAGCTGAAACTAAATCATCTGTTTCACCAGATTTTGCTTCGTAACTTTTACCTTTTGCAATAAATGTTTTAAATTCTCTAATTAAGTTTCTACTCAGCGGTACCATTTTATCGCTCTCAATCCAAGATTTCAGCTTCATACATGCTGTTATTTTAGTTTTGTAAGATGTAGTGAAACCTTTTCTAATTGCTTTTTGTATTCCTTTTTTCTTAGGCTCATGTAAGAATTCTCCTGGGAATTTGTCTTCATCCATTTCTTCTATAACTATAAGAGCCGCTTCTCCCAGTGAATTGTTTTCAACAGACCAATAAATTTCCGGTCGTTGATTTCCCATTTCTTTCATTTCGTCATTTAGTATTGTAAGAATATCGTGCATAGTTTTTACTTGGCCTCTGATATCAGTACGATTGCTTTGCCATTCTGCTACTTGTACTAGTTCAGGCAAAGACCATACTTCAATAGCAGAATTATCCCCACCAGTACCCATAGCAGGATCAAGACCAATAACGTAAGTAGAATTTTTGTTAATTTTTTCATACCATCTTATTTGTCCAGTTTTCATAAGTGGCTCTTTGCCTTCTAAATGTGACAACTTAATACTATCTACAAGTGTTTCATCAAATGCAATAAATTCGCATTCATGTTCACGTAAAAAACGTTCTTCACCTACACGTGTTCTTTCTTCTTTTGACCACTGTTCATCTCTATCTGGATGCTCATACCAGACAGCCTTGAATGGTTTAAATCCGTTGATGCCTGTTTCTTTTTCATTGCCATGGTCATCGATATTTTTATTTGCGCCGCTCCATATCAATGCAAATTGGTCATCGTCTAAGTTTGGTGTTGAGGTAATAATAGCTTTACCACCTGTTGCTAGAGTAGGAGATATTGAAGTCCAAAACTCTTTTGCAATATTAGGTCTAACGAATGCAAACTCATCACAGTATAGTAAAGAGATTGAAAGACCACGACCTGTATTTTCTGTAGTTGCTTGTGCTATGATACGTGAACCATTATCAAACTCCATACTGCCTTTGTTATAACTCGTAACACCTGCTCTAATATGGTCGGGACATAATTCATAGGCATGTCTAATTCTATGCATAATTTCTTGGGCACCTGAATATTTGTGTGCCGCAATTAGAATAGTTTGGTCTGGCATAAACATAGCATACCATAATAGATATCCTGCCGCAGTAGTAGATTTTCCCATCTGTCTACCTAACATAGAAATAGAAAATCTATAATCATGATAAGAATGAAGTAATCCCCTTTGGTATCCATATGCATCATATATCATACTACCCTTAGTTGGGTGTTGTATTTTGAAATAATTATTCAAAAAGTAAAAAGGATCACTAGCACATCTACTAAATTCTAATAGTTGTGCATTACTAAACTTCGTTTTTTGATATGCTTTTTTAGTTAAATCTGCCATATGCTATTCTATTTTTCCTACTTTACCGTCTGCTTTAATTTCTGTATCAGCAAGTCTCTTAACTCTGTCTCTCCAACCCACTTCACCTATTGCTCCGGTGAGTGTTACTCTTATGTTATCACCTGCATCCGGGTCAACACGTGTTATACCATGTATTGAATTTTTCTGTATTAATATTAATCTATTTGGTTTAGGACTTACAAATGTACCTAAGCCAACATCCATAATAGGTTTAAATTGTCTTTGTTGTTCAAACATTTCTAATGGACTATTTAATTCTTTATAACTATCATGATGCACAGTGCCTTCTTTTAATTCTAACCACTGCGAATATTCTTGTGCAGACCCTAAAGGCAAAATACACAATGTAGAATCCCAGTTTATTTGCCATTTCTTATGCAAATAATAAGTGTATGTTGTAAAGCCAAAATCACAATGCCAAGGGTTTTTAGAATTAGCAGGATAGGCATGACAACGCATTGCATAATCTTCAAATTTGCCTCCTGTAACATACTCATCGATATGTTCATATTCATTTAAAAATTTATTAAAATATTCAAACCACAAATCAGAGTTATCGCCTCTAGGATATCCACCTTGCCAACGTTTTTTATTTTTATAATTTGCACCATCAGTATAGTGCCAAAACTTATCATCACCTTGCGTCTGTTCCCATTCATCGACTTGAACTTGATTTAAAATCTTATCTTGTACTTCTTCTGGTAAGAAGTCATCAACAATCAAACACTCTGGTGTTCTCATAACAACATTATACATAGCTTTGTCTTTCTCCTTGTCTACTCAAATCTAAAGTGACACAATGTAAGCCACTGTCCCAGAAATATTTATGTCTAAAATCAAAAGGTATCATTTCAACTCCGTATTTCTTTAATTCTTTTTCAATTCTTGTATCATGCCCATTTGTAATCAATGTATTTTCGTCAATACTTACTACATTCAAATCAAATACTGTTTCATCTACATACCCAATCCAATGTGATAGCCAATTTTCTACTTTGTCTTTATAGAAGTGTTGTATTCTCATTTCGTGAAACCACTCAGGTAAATCCCATGGTGTTAAAATAATCTTATCCCAATGTTTTAATTCTTCGGGAATATATTCTTCTTTCCATGTCATTAGTAATCCTGGTTTGATAATTGCTAACATACCATCAGCATGACCGCACTCAGGGATTTCTATCCATTTAGTTTCACAACCTATATTTCTTTTTACCCAATCTAACCCTGTTCTTGTTCCTCTTGCCCCAAAATCTCTGCCTTCTGGATCATGATACGGTCTTGAATGAATTAAAGTATCACCGCATTTTATAATATTTGCGGCATGATACATTATCTGAGGTTCCATTGTCTCATAATGCTGATACTGAGACTGCAATAAAGGTCTAGGCATTGCAACATAGTTTCTTCCTTGTTTATGTTTTTCTAACATTATATCTAAGAAGTAATCACTTTCAGTATATCTATTACAATCACCACCTATAGTATTGATAATAGTATCTCCATAAACTATATGATGGTCACGAGGACATATAGCAGGATATGGAAACTCTGATTTCCATTGTCTTGTGCTTTCAGCCTGCAAAGGTATATTCTTTGGTCTATGAACTTTAACACTTGCTGATTTAAATATATCTGATAATTTTTGAAAATCTTGTTCTGTTTCTTCTAGTATCTTTGACATACTATCAACAAATTGTGTATCATTGAATTGTTCTAAAGACTTTGTATCATAAGTGGAACCAACAATAATCTCTGTTAGTTTATCCCATTCTGTCCATATCATGTATTATCCTAATTAACTTCTAATATAATACTATTTATGCATAAAAAAAAGGGAGCCTAACTCCCTTTTAATTTTAGATAAGTTGAAAATTATTAATATACTTGTGTTGTGCCGTTATATTCGAACTGGTCAGAGTAACCATTTGTACTTCTTCTATGATGAGAAAACTCATATTTATAGCCATCAGCATCGTAAAAAGTAAGCCATGCAGTATTTTCATAATTTGAAATTACTTGTCCTTCAAACAATTGGTCAAGTACTGTTGCTCTTGCACCGAATTGCGAACCGTCATAATCAATGTTCCATCTTGTATAACTTGACTGAGCATCTTTTGTAAATCCTGATATATGATATCCATTTGGTGCATGAATGCTTGAGTATGCAGAATCATCCAATCCCCAAGTATGATATGCACTGTTGCCCGACAAGGTAAACGTATTAGACGGTATTGTATCGCCTAATTCCAGTGTTGTACTTGATGGAGCATGTACTACTTTAACAAGTGTAACGTCAGTAGTCATACCAGTTGAAGTCCAATCAGGGTGGTCACTATCCATATCAACATGGTCATTTATGTAAGATGATATATTAGTATTATAACTAGCACCTGTAACACGTAGATAATGAGTACGTGCCTGTGTTGGCGTTCCAGTTGATGTTTGAGTTGGCCATGCAGTCGTAACCGCTGTATCTGTTATTAGTCCATGGTCTTGTGTATCGACTACTACCAAATCATTTACTGTAGATAAATCTACGAATTCTCTTGTACCTGATTTAGATCCCCCAAATGATGCTCTGTGTACCGCTCCCGATGTTGGCAAATCAACCGCATCATCTGTAATTGAACCGAAATCTTCTAGTTCTGCTAACCAAATAGAACGTCTAACTATTACTTTTGGGCCAGCACCTGCGTTTTGCCAAGTAACCCCACGATATTTTGCCATTATACCATCTCCTAAAAAAATATATCAGTTAATCTTTATTGTATATATTTATCATAAAGGTGGAAAAGTAATACACTTATATAAAGCGTATTACAAATACTTATTATTGAGGATTTTTATTAGAAAGTGCCTTGCTTGCCACTGCACTTGCTCCAGCACGTGCCGCCATGCCTTTGATGCCTTTCTTAAGCAATGCACCACCTACTGCTTTCGCTACTGGTGCCAACACTGCTAATGGTGCCAATTCGTCAACTTTCTCAGTACCTGCAAGTTTTCTTAGTCTTGCTAATTCTGGGCTTTCTTCTTTTTTAATTTTTGACCAGCCTTCTTGGTCAGCCATTTCATCATCCATGCCTTGGAAGTTATTATCTTGTGGTTCAAAATATGTAAATTCACTTGCTGGCATCATGTGTGTAAACTTGTGAAGTTCGTCTTTGCCACAATATCCAAAAGCACCTGTATCAGTATTAATACAAGCAAATTCATTGTCAGTGGATTCACCCATTGGTTCTGATTCATTAGTTGGAGCACCCATTTTTGCTTGACGAACTAGCATCTCTAATCCTTCTTGGTCCATAGTTTGCTCTATTTCATCACCTGAATAGTTATCTTGTTCATCACCCATGGCACCCACTTCTGCTTTGTGTTCTTCGCCATTTTCGTCTTTAACAATATATGTATATTCGCCTACTCTCTTGTATGATAGTGGGCCACCTTCTGGTGATTTAAACTCGCCTTCTAGTTCTGATTCATTTACTTTATGATGAGACTTACCACATTCTTCACATGGGTCTTTTCCACAATCACAATCACATTTTGCTTCATTGATTGATTCATCGGCTTTTTCTTTTTTATCTTTAGCCGCTTTTTTCATTGTTTCTTTTTTGTCACCATCACCATCGATATCAGCAAAGTCAGGCTTTGCTTTCTTTTCTTCTACTTTTTCTATTTCAGCCATTAGTGATTCATAAATTTCACTTTCGTCTAGTGAATACTCTAATGGGTTATCACCTCTTGAAGGTTGTAACTTTTTGGATTGTTTTGAAATGCTTTCTGGAGATTTCTTTGAGTAGTCATCTAAATCTAACTTATCGTTAGCTGGTGTTGGTTGATATTCGTTTTCTTCGATTGACTCATCGCACCCACATGACGAATCTTGCATACCTGCTAATTGCATCATACGTAAAACTTCTTCTGAATGTTCTGTACTTGTGTTTGATGTAGTAACTGATTTTCCGTTATCATCAGTAACAGTTAAATTATAATGTTTGCTCATTTTTTATCTCCTGAGATAACAGATGGACTAGACTTTTCTTCTGTATCCATTTGTTCTGGTGCTTGGTCTCGTACTTCTTTCGGACTTAATTCATTTTCTACTGTGTCATTTTCTTTTGGTGTTAATGACTTTAGAAAATCGTCTACAAAAGTACGACCATAGTTTTCACCATTGTCTGATTTTGATTCTTCTTCGGAAGTAAGTAATGCTTCTTTATCTTCTGCTTCTACTTCCTCTTTTGGTTCCCATCCTTCTGGATGTACTGCAACATGTGTTAGATGCATACCTAATAAATCTGAAAGTTGCTGACGTAAGATGTCGGCTGATACCGGATAACCAGTAACAATGTCAATTTTAGATACTTCTGAATTTTCTACTTCTTTAAAAAACATTGGGTTCTTTGCGATTGGAGTAGTAGATGTTTTTGATATGCTTCTAAGGTCATATTTGCCTAGAAACTTTTCAATTCTATCTTCTGCATTCGCATCTAACTCACAGCAAAAACGCAATGTGTGTTTATGTTCTTTTTCTGACTCTATTAAAAATTCTTTAAATTTTTTCATGTTGCTCTCCAACGTACTACTCTTATTTATCATTTTTGTTATTTTTTTCTGATTTTTTACCGGTTGCTTCATCGGCAACTGCTTGTGCAGAAGCAATTCTTTTTAATAATTCGTTTCTATCCATATTTAAAGAGCCTTCAGCTTCAATTTCGTCATCATCTTTAAGTAAATCTCTATCTTTCTGATGGTCTAGCTTTGCTTTTTGTAATTGCAAATTAATCATTTTTAATTTTCTGTCTACTTTGCTATCTTTAGCCTCTTTTGCTGTTTTTAATAGCTGATTTGCAGTTTCTAATATCTTTGCACCAGCGTGTACTTCCACATTCATGCCTAATTGCAATAAATCTTCAAATGTCTGCATAGCCTTGCCATGAATATCATCCATTTCTCTATCGTGTTCATTTAAATCTGATACCATAGGCAAAGAAGCATCAATTTTCTCTGCATTCTTCATTTCAGTATTAATTATTTTGGATATTTCAGTAGATTCTTCTATAGTAGGCACACCTTCATCAATATCATCTTCATTTGCGATAATTTTTTCAATTTCATCACTACTAGAGATATTAAATGTTTCTTCTAATTTCTTTGTCATTTGTTGCTCCTATTATATCAGTAGTTAATAGTATTTATCAATCTATTTTAACTATTACTTTTTTCTTTTAATAGGTTTAGGTTTTTTAACTTTAGCCTTTACTGGTTTTGGTTTTTTAGTATTTTGATATATATCACCTTCATTCAAAACACGAAAACGCATGCCTCGTTTCTTTGCCCATTGAGTTGCGGCATCCCATTTAGCAAAATTAACTACAACTGCCGATTTATCTGTTTTTCTTCTTGCTAATTCTGGGTTAGATTGTGTTGCAGGTTTAATTTCGACTAACTCTGCATTCTTATTTCCTTTTTTATCCATATATACGATAATAAAGTCAGGAACATACCCAGTAACTTTTCCAGTCATTGGATTTTGATAGGTTATTTTGCAAGGTTCACTTGCCCACGCAACAACACTTGGATTATCATCACAGAAATTCATAAAAGTTTGCTCCCAACTGCTTCTAAAGGTAGGTTCTCCCTTACCAGAATATTTCTGTGGGTTTCTTATTGTATATTTTCCTTGATGATACTTTTGCTTCATTTAATAATTGCTCTTTGAACCAGTGTGTTAGGTTTAGATGGTTTTATTTTACCAGTCTGGTACCCAAATCTCAAAGAACTATTAATTACGAATGCGCCTAAATCATTTAAGTCAAAGTTAGGGCCAATTTCATCAACTAGTGCATAAGGACTAACTCCATAACTTCTAGCTACGTTAGTTATTTCTCTAGCAAACGAATCTGCCTTGGCTTCTGTGAAGCCTTTCTTTCGGAATTTTGCTTTTAGTACATCTATGTCAAATGCCATCTTACTGACCTCTCGTTAAATTCTTCAATACATTTATAGAAGATTGTGAATTATTAAGAGCAGTAGTTGTAGCATTAATATTATTAGAAGGAACTGTGGTTGTTTGGACTTGTCCGCCGCTGGTCCTACTTGAATTATTAATACCGTCTCTAACTAAATCGCCCAATATCCCATATTTACTCTGACTAGTTTTACTTAGATTCTGTAAAGAGCCTATACCAGAGTTTCCTATTATTCCTTGAGCCGCTGAGTTTTTAATATTGCCCCAATTAATACTTCTTCCGTTAAAAAACGCATTTACTAATTCATTTTTTATTGCTCCACCGAAATTGCTTGAGCCGTATGATCCGGTACCACCATCATATGTATTGCCAATATTGGCAAAATCTGCTACTTGTGGATATTTTGTTTCTGGAGTAAATGGGTCGCTAAATCTAGCTTCTGTTGAAACTGCTTCAACAAACTGGTGTCTTGATTTTGCTTCTTCGAATTTTGCTTGTGCAATATCATTCTGTGCTTGTAGAACATTTGAAAATTGTACTGGATCAATATCCTGACCATTGAATTCATTCATGTTAACAGACTTAGATTGCTCTACTGCATTATTTAATCTTGTTAATTCGTCTAATTTTTGTTTATTAATTAGTGCGGCTTGTTCTGCTGTTTGATTAGCAAGTTGATTTGTATTAATCTTCCAAGGTGTGTCATCAGGTGCTGGGTTTGTTGCACTATTTACATCACTTGGATCTTTTTTCATTTGTGTTAATAAATCATTAAGTTTATCATTCCATTGGTCATGTTGTAAAATATCACTTGTGCCTGATTGAGAAAATAAAGACTCTAATATATATGGCTGACCGTCTGTCATCCATGTAGGGAATGTTATCTCATCTGCAACTGTTTCGAATGTGATATTTTCTGGTTGCAAATTAAAATCAATCATTTTTAAGTTACTATCTGCATAGTCACTTGCTGAAAAATTAATAGATGTTACAATTGGATTGACTAACGTAATCTTTTGTATTTTACCAGTTCCGCCAGTCTCTCTGTCTAGGTTTCCGAAAAAATGAAATATAACAACTTTTTCAAAGTTCTGATGATATGCTTTTCCACTATCTGGAAATTTTCTACCTTGATTAATATCTTTAATACTATTTTCTATATTTGCACTATCAGTTGGTATAGCGCCATTCTTAAAAAATCTATTATAGATATTATTCATTAAATGAAAACCATCACCATTGATAGTATCATACATGCTAATTGCCACTTCACCAAAATCTACACGTGTGGGAATATGTACTCTTTTACCGTACCTATCTATTGGTACAGTAGAAGTAGAAATGTTAATCCCACCTACTGATTTTACGAATTTGTTGTTTGGAAGTGTCTGTCCTACTCCTCGGTTGACTTGGTGGAATTCAACATACCACATGTCTCCCAATTTTGGAGCGGATGTAATGGGTCCGACACCGTCGAACCCAAATCTTTTTCTGGCGTTACTGCTATCCTGGACTACAATATTGCCTGGTTTATTTTTACCGCCTTGTCTATCTGTAGCCATAATAGCCTACCTCAAGATTAACCAAGAATGCTTGAATTATTTGTAAATGTCGTATCAGGCATAATTTCAGTATCAGTGAACACAGCATTATCGTACTGTAATGTAAGTGCGATAGTTACTGGATCTGAAACTGAGTAATCTGACTGAGAATAATCTGCATTCTGAACAAAACAACCTTCTAGTTGCCATTGTTCGTTTGGATTGCCTGAGTTACCGTCAAGTATTTCAATTAATGTAGAAAACTTGTAGTTAGTACCTGCCGCTGGACCAGATTGATTTCTGTGGTTCAACTGTGACTGTACTTGTCTACCTACTAGTTTAGTTAAATTGTTTGCAATATCATCACGTAGAGTAATTGTGATAGGTTCCCATGTGTGTTTACCCATCATGTACATACGAGAGTTATATGAATCTACAGGAATTGATTCGTGTGTAATCTTTGGACGAGTTACGTTCATAACCTGTCTTGTGAATTCGGTTGTATTCGTAGTTACACCACCGAAGCCTGCTACTTGAACACGGAAACGATAGTTTAATTTAGGCTGTAGAATACCTGAGCCAGTTACGCCATCGCCACTGTCTGTAGGTACACCGAAAGTATTTAATGTTCTTGCCATGTTTTTGTCTCCTAAAAAGTTTCGAAACTTTACTTTATATAAGAGTATTTATCTAATATGAATATAATTAAAGTTGTAGTTAATAAAAACCCGACATAACTGCCGGGTTTTCATGATTTTTATTGGTTTATCTCAGCTTATGCTAGAGATTCGCCTGTATTTCTGATACGTAGTGGGATATAGATGAATTCTACAGCTTTCACTGGTTGAATTGCAACATCTACCCATAACTCATTCTTATCGATACGAGCCGGTGTATTGTTTGATTCATCACATACTACTAAGAAGTCATATAAACCTCTATTAGTAACTAATTCACCACAGAAACGTTCTACTGCATCACGCATGTTATCACGTGTGATTTTATCATTCTGTTCGAATAAGAAACCACGTGAAAGTTGATCCAATTGAAAACGCATGTAGTTAATAAGTCTTGCAACGTTAACACGGTCAAGTGCTGATGCAAATGCCTGTGTTGTTTTCTGCCCATAAACTACTAGACCTTGGTTTGGAAGGTCTGCGATTGGATTAACACGTGAAGTGTATAGTACGTCACGTTGCCCATTGCTTAAACGAACTTGTGCAAATTCGTTTTCATCGTTTACATAACCTACTTTACTTGCATTCGTTACAACACCACGTGTCAAGCCCGCTGGAGCAAACCATGGGAATGATACTTGGTCTGAGAATGCAATAGTACGCAATGCGATTGCTGATGATGGAATAACAACATCATTACCTGATAAGTCTGTTGAAAGACCATGTGGGTAATAAACTGCCGCATACGATTCTGCTGGAACATTGTCTGTTGCCCATGTTTTCAAAGATGTAGAATCTGATTTCAAGTCCATTGGTGTATCACCAATAACGAAAGCAACTTCTTTCTTATCTTTGTTTAGAGCAATCATTTCGTCCATTAACTCTGGGTATCCAGGAGATGCAATCAAGTTAAAGTAAACGCCTTCTGAACGAATACCATCGTTACCTGCAACTGCCGCCTGCATAGCTTCTACAACCATATGACGTTGTGCTGGTTTACCGAATTTGCCTGAACCATCTAGGTTAATACCTGATGCCCATTCCCACTTACCGTTAGTATATCTTTTAACATTGTAAGTAGAGTAATCCATGTTTACCATGTACATACCTTCTGGTGCTAATTCTGGATTAGTAGTCTTAGCATGTACTGTACGAGACATTACGTTGCCGTCTTCATCACGTGGAGGGAGGTCTGAATAATGTGAGAATATCACACCATTGCTAGATGATTGGTCAGCATTGTCTAGCTTGACCCATTCTGATCCACTCCAACGATAGATATGTGGATAAGGCATAGCATCACTATCAACCCATACATCACCAGTGTAAAGATTTGTTGTACCATCTTTACGTTTTGTTGGCATGCCTGAACGTAGTTGTAATTCATTGCCCATAACACCGTTAGTGTCTTCGGACCATGCATGTTGTTGCCATTTCTGAACACCACCGACATATGCGTTTTTAAGAATCTCTATTTTTAGGTCTGCGTCAAACCATAAAGTGCCTTCTGCTACTGCGCCTTTTGGTGTTGAGTTTGATGCTTCGTATGATAAATCAGACCAAGCTGAATCTACTAAAGTTGATTCTGTAAAGCCCATAGCACCGAAGCCAGAAGTGAATACAATATTTAATTCTAATCCGTCTGATTTGGTCCATCTAACTTTGTCTGCACCTACTTTTTCAACTGAAACATTAGCTGTATTCAAAGCCGCACTATTTTGCATTTTAATTACAAGTGCGTCTAATGTTGTTGCTGTTTCATTGAATTGCGTTCCTTCTACTGTGAAGTTTGCAGTGATTGATGCTGTATCTGGAATTGCTCCAGATGTAATTGTTGTCGCAGTTTTACCTGTATTTCTACGTAACTCGACAAAACCTTTTGTATCGTTATGTCGTGCATATATATCGCCTGCATCAATTAATGTTGTGCCTGCTATATCATCTGATGTATATAATGGTGCTTGAACTGTAGTCCATAGACCAGATGTTGAACTGTAAACAGCCGCAGATAAATCCATACCTCCGCCTTGTTTTGTTTTTCTAATATAAATATTACCATTTGCAACTGGCGTTACGTTATCTGACTGGTGTGTTGGAGCAAATAGGGACCATTGAAAATCTGATCCGCCTACATCGCCTGCAACTACCCAAGATACGCCGACTTTTTCCCAAATTGTAATTTTAACTGTTGACGTAACTACTGCGATGTCGCCTGCTGAACCAAAAGTATTTGATGGTGCCGCAAAACCGTCTGCATTGATAGCCTCAACATTACCTGTTCCAGGTGCATCTGTCAATATTTTTGGTGCAACTGAATTCCATGTTGTACCGTCGTATTGAAAAATACCGAAATCAGATGATGCTGTGTCATGCCAATATGTTCCGTTTGTTATTGCGCCAGCTGGTTCTGTTGAAGTCGCTTCTAGTTGTGACATGTCTACGTCCGCACGTATTACATAGGCGTTATTTGAAACTCCTAAGTATTGATACGCCGCTAATAGGCCATATTCACTTGTCTCTGATCCTTGCACAACTGAACCACCAACTTCGTAGAACACTGGTTCGCCGAAAGTTTCAACTAATTCTCGTTGTGAAGAAACCAGATATGCAACACCGGCGTTAGCCTGTAGTGTTCCAGATGCGATTGCTGAACCAGATGCGTCTGTTTTGTTTGTTGCCGTAGCAACGACTAGTAGTGGAAGTGTACCTTGTGTAGCGGCCGCATATTGCGACTCATCACTAACAACAACTGACACGCCCGGTGATACTAATGTAGGCATTCTGTTTCTCCTTAATTATACTTAATTATATAAATTGCTTTATAGCAAAATTCTTTTATTGCTACAAGTATTTATCGAAAAATGCAAAAAAGTGGGTGTTTTTGAATTAACTACGTAGACAATACATCTGAAACTTGGCTATATAGATGTTCCAAGTCTTTTGAGTTGTCAAACTCTATGTCAAAGTCCCAGCCTGCCCAACTATACTCACTTTTATGTACATCTGGATATCTAGTCATTAAATCTATTTGATTTTTTGTGTTAGACCTAACAGCGTAATCCCACCATTGGGGTTTTTCTTTACGCCATACTACTGTAGTTTTACCGCCTAAACGTTTAATTACATCTAACTCATTATAAAATCTGCAATCAGAAATGACTACATTTTTATCTGTCAATTCGACTTGTCTTTCACAAGCCGCTACCCAAATATCTGGGTGAAAATGTGTTCTGAATACATCAGTGCCTACATGTTGTAAAGCCCATCTAGGTGTAAAGTTAGGAATACCTAATCTTTTTGCCCACCATTCATCTACTTGTTCTCTGAATACTCTACTCTCTGGTGTATTGCCTTCTAATAGAATTCTATCCCAACCAAATATATTTGCACATGCATCTTTTAGCACACCTGCAAAACTAATACGTTGAAACCCTTGTTCAATTAAATTACCTGCTACTGTATCTTTTCCATGTCCTATTAACCCACAAATGCCTATTATTTTCTTCATATAATCCTCAGTATTATGTTATACAGTATTATGGTAACTATTGCGCCTATTGATGCTGAAAACCAAAAGCCATAAGTTTGAACCAGTAACCCAAATATAACAAAAAACGAGAGACTTGTCAAGACAAAATATATAGTTTGTATAGAAAATTTTGAAAACGTTGCAGTATCAACGCCTCCGAACCACATAAAAATCATTGCCAGAAATGCAGTGAATGGTATGCCCATCAATAAAGCCGCCATAGTAACGCTACGATTAGCCATCATACTTACTGATGCAACAATTATACCAGATATTATAGCTTTTAAAATGAATTCCATACTTCTCTTAATCCTATCTTATCTATCTTAGTATTTACTAAGATATCATTTTCTTTTTCTTTATCTATAATTTGGTCGAGAGTGTATGAATGTGTAGTTGGTTGATTTATAAATTCTATTAATAATTGTAATTCTTCTTGTCCATCAAATGCATGTTTAAGTACATTAGATAGTTTAATCTTTAAACTACTTTCTAAATTTTTTAATGACATATGATCCGGGTAGTCCAACATATCAACATCAGGCATCTTTCCAAAATGACTGTATGAAAACTCTACTATATCCTTTAATAGGTGTATGTTAAAGACGTTTATCACAGTATGCATACCTAACGTCATATTATCTGATTTATGCTCTGTAAAGTGATTTATGGCGCTCTGAATAGTATCCCAGGTGTGCGGTGGTCTAAGCACTTCGTTTGCTTCACCTATTGCATCAATGCTAAAGACTACTTCTACTTCTTTTATTTTAGACCAAGCATCAAATATTTCCTGCTTTGGTATTATTGTACCATTAGTGTTATAAAACAATCTTACGTTACTAGGAGCATCTGATTTGTTTATGATTTGATTTAAAAAGTTTGAATGCTTCTTATCCAATAATGGTTCGCCGCCAATAAATTTAACAAAATCTAGTTTAGACAAGTCAGTATTATAATGTTCTAAATCAAATGAATCTACAGATACATCAACCGACATACCTGGATTTTTTATTAATTTCCATTTACTACTAAAAGTATCATTGCACATTCTACAAGATAAATTACAATGTGTCGATAACGCAGTCTCTATATATCTTATCTTTGGCTCTTGTCCTATGAATTTATCGTACTGATTAAATTGTTGCCTGAATGATTGTGTATTATTATCTTCTGCACGCCAACACTTGTCGCACATTGAAAGTTTTTCACCTTTCAACATTTTACTTCTTATATCATTGAAGAATTTAGAATTAAATGCGTTATGCAACCCATCTTTTAATTTTGGGGCTTCGTCTATGTTTGGGATATTGCTTTCTTCTACAAAGCAACAAGGCAATACAGTACCATCTACCTTTAATCTCGCATGAGACCACAGTAAGGAACAAGCAGTTTTGGGTATATTATCCAATTACAAATCCAAGTGGAGAAGAACCATCTATGTAAGTTGATAGGTCTTGTTCCAACTTGTCAATTAAAACATCTGCCTCATTTTTCATTTCTGCACCATTAAGTGATACTCCACCTTGGGCGCCAGGTAATGAAGAAAATTTACTTCGTGCTTCGCCTAACATTTTTTTACAATATGCTAATGTATAATCTCTCATCCAAGATTTAAGATATGGGTCTACTAGAAGTTGTTCTTCTGGTCTTTCTAAATGGACATGCATAAGAACCATTTCGTCGGCTCTCATTCTACGTAATAGTTTTATTTTATTAGTTGTTGGATTCCAAATATATTGAATATCAGTTGCGGCAACTCTATTTAAAGATTCACGATATTGAGCAAATGCTTCAAACGTAGCAAGCCCACCTATATGATTGTTTAAGAAAAAATAAGAGTTGGCATATGCTAGTTCAAACGGATCCATATCTACACCGCCCGATATACCGTGACCAAATGAACGATGATGTATCTTCTTAACTTCAACAATTTCTGCCGGCAACGTGTATTCGTCTACATCTTTTTTCAATTCCATAGCATAGAAATCTTCTTCTACTGCATTTTCAGAACGTTGTCTTATTTTTGATAAAGCAACATCTACTGCTAAATCATAGTGGTCAGGATCAAGTTCGATATCGACCATGCCGTCACCTAGCAATAATCGTACTTCCTTAATTACATCGTTTCTAACTTTTGTGTTCTTAGCCATTGACTATACTCCAACTATATACAGTATTTATCATTTACTGGAGATATAAAAAAAGCCCATTAACGAATGGGCTCTTTTATTTACAATTTGTATAATATTATGTAGAATAACCTCGGTCTGTTGGGATATTTTCTAATATTTCATTCCTTGTAGCTTCTGCATATGTATGATTGAACCCGTCTTCATCCTTAACTGGTTCACCTGCACCTGAAACTCCTGAATCTGCAATTTCATAAGGTACATCAGTTTTAACTTCATATGTATATGATACATTATGTGTATCTTCCATCCATTGTCTAAAAGGAGTTGTATACGCCTGATAGTTATCGTAGTGTCTTGAATTAATAAATGTCAGACCGTATGCAAATTTATTAGCGTCTTCTGGGTGCCAACCATATAATCTAGTATTTTCAAAAATAAAATCTCTTAATGCTTTGGCATATTTTGTACCATCTGCGGCAATATATTCATCAAGTAAGTTCTTAATCATTTTGCCACCATCTACTTCTGCGCCACCTTGAGCAGTAATAACCGCATCGGGTACAGTTACTTCCGCGAAGTAATATCGTTTTTTGTTGTTTGCCATATCTATCTCTCCCGGGATATAAATTAGTAATGTTAATTTAGTATGCTCGTCAGCATCTACATACTATTTATCAAAATACCTTGAGAAGCAGGGTATGTTCATTAATTCTGCCATTCATCTTTGTAGGGACACTCTTAATTGCTTCAAATTGCTTGTTAAGAGAACGTTTATTGATATCTTTAAATATCTTTAATTGCTCTTGAGGCTTACGTAGGGTCTTCTGTACACTAGTTTCCTCGTTAAATCGTATCATGGTAGTACCTTTAACACTAAGGCCGCTTCCTTCACGTTTTTGGTTCATTGGATCTACATTACTCGTATGATATATACCTAGCTTACGTGATTTTGTATTATAAAGAACTAGTATATTACTCCCAACTATCTCAATAGGATTAATACTAACTAATCCAGTATCAACATGTTCTTTCATAAACTTCATTTTAGATACAAGTTTTTCAGAACTAACAGGTTTCTTTTTACGAGGCTTTCGGTCAAATTTTGCATTAGCAATTACCATATCACAAGCCTGTACAATACTCTTATACATTTCGTACATTGCTTTAATTTCAGACTTTTCTAAATGAGAATAGCCTTCAATAAGTTGTTCGTGCCAATCAAGTTCCTTTTCAGACATTCCTTTTGTCTTAGGAGGATTAATTAGTTCATCATACTCATTAAAATTTGCAACGTACAACTCCCTAATAACTTTAGCGTGATTGGCTTTTGCTTCCTGCTTACGCAAAATATTAATAGGCTTGAAATTTTTCAATGAGTTTGTATCCATATCAAATTCATCAATAAAGTCTTCTAATTCATCTGTCATAGACAATGCTTTTAAACGTAGAAGTTCTTGTATAGAAGGACGATATTTATTTTTCTTTTGTTCTTCTTTTTCTACTTCTTCTTTTGCCTCACGCATTTCTTTTCCACGTGCGATTGCAGTAGTAACTTGTTTGCGAATAAATTCACTAATTGGAGTTATGTGTCCGCCAGTGCCCGGAAGAGTTTGCCAGTAATCATCTTCCTTTTGATTAAAGTCAGGCATACCATCCAGTAGTAACCTTGAACATATTGCACATGTTACACTCAATGACGATTCTGGTGGGATCTTTGCTAACTTTATTTCTTCGTTTGTATATCCGTTCTTTCCCATCCATGAAAATATGTATGCATATAAATCTTTTGGTTGATAATTTTCATAGTAGAAACTACGGGCATGTTCTTTCTTACGATGATATTCTGCTCCGGACAAAGTTTCCCAACCATCCCATTTCGGTGATTCTAGTTTTGCTCCTCGTTTGGATGGGGCTCTCTTTATTGCTTTTTTCTTTTTCGCCAATGCCATTTAATTTTCGCTCCGTGATAATTCGAATCATTTAATCTCAGTTTCTATTTAACTACAAATAGTGTTTTTTGTCAAGTTTTAAGTCTATCCGTGTTATTATCTAACAAATTAGCATCCTCAAGTACATCATTGCGTAGTGCGTTTATAAGCAATGCACTTCTATATAAATTAGATTTATTAGGCATTGTACTATGCAATGTTCTACCATCATACATTAGCACATCACCTGCTTTTGCTAAAAATTGGTGACCTTCATTAACTAATCTATCATTGTAATGCTCTTGGTTGTCCTGAATATCTTTATAATATATCTTTTCCAAATGCGAACCAGGAAGATACGCAGTGCCGCCATTCTCTAAAGTGAAATCATTAAGAGGTATAATTATTTGTACACCCAATGTAGCATCTACTTTGGCATATTTTTCAAATCGATAAGGCGTATCTATGTGTGCATAAATTTTACTTGATTTAGGTGCAGTGGTAATACAGTCAACCGCATGTATATTCCACTCCTTGGATCCAAATAACGTATCAATATACTTGTTTAATGGTACAACAACTGGTAACCACATTTCTCTAGGAGGTGCTTTTGTCCACCAAACATCATATGTACGTTTTCCGTCATGTTCATTATAGTAAATACCGTCTGATCCATTGCCTCTGTGTGCATTATCAGGGTTCATTGCCCATAATCTAAATTGTTCTATTGCAATTCTAGGTAAATAATCACGTGCAATAATATATCCTGCACTAGTTAATCGGTCATCCATGTGTTATGCTCCTACATATATTCCTTATTATATGATAAATACGTATAGAAGTCAAGGAAAAAAAATATGCCAAGATTAAGTTTATGGAATCCTCGTAAGGGAAATGATTACAAATTCATCGATAAGATGGTGAAGGGGCACTTCGACCACGGCGGTACCTCACTACTTGTTCACAAATATTTAGGTTCACAAGACACAACTGATCCTGACTATGACCCTACCAAACCAGCAATACAAGATTTGCTATTCATGGAGAACCGTGACAGAAAATATGATGATAACATCTATGACCTACGTGGCGTATATACAGTTACAGACCAAGATATGGACTTATCTCAGTTTGGTATGTTCCTAGGCAATGACCAGATTATCTTTACTTGTCATATAAATGATATGGTAGAAAAATTAGGAAGAAAAATAATGACAGGAGATGTCATTGAACTTCCACATATGAGAGAAGACCTATTACTTGATGAAGAGGCTTCGGCAGTAAATCAATATTGGGTCGTACAAGATGCATCAAAAGCCGCAGAAGGATTTGATCCAGGTTGGTGGCCTCACATATGGCGTTTCCGTTGTAAACAATTACAAGATACACAAGAATACTCAGATATACTTGGAACAGGCGAAGAAGCAGATGATTTGAAAAATCTTCTGTCTACATACAATAAAGAATTACAAGTCAATGATGCCATTGTAGAAGAAGCCCAAGAAAATGTTCCAGGAAAGTATTGGGATTATAGAACAAACAGTTTACAGTATGTAAAGGGTGGCGAACATCCAGAAGATTTAGATATGGCAACTGTTGCAAATGGTAAGAGTTTTCCAAATGAACCAGCAGAGAATACTTATTTCTTAAGAACTGATTATTCTCCAAATAGACTGTTTCAATACCGTGTTAATAAATGGTACAAGATAGAAGACAGTGACGGTGGTTGGGAAGTTGGTAATCACTTGCATCATAAATTTATCAATAACGATGGCGTAGTCAAACTAGAAGACGGCACAGTTGTTGCAGGAAAGGTTAATTTGTCAAAAGCAGTTAAACCAAAGGTAGATTAATATGGCGACAGTAAAGCAAACACATTTTTACGATGAACAAATAAGACGATATATTCTACAGTTTATTAGGATATTCAGTGGGTTCACAGTAAAAACTGGTAAGAAAATGAACGACGGTGTAACTGATTATTATATAAGAACACCAGCAAGATATGGTGACGTATCTCGAATGGCGGCTACTATTATGAAAGGTAATAGTGAAAATATTATCAATTCGGCTCCATTTATTAGTTGTTGGATACAAAGTTTACAACCAGATAGGTCAAGAGTACAAGAACCATTCTTCAATGATGCTGTAGCAGTCACAGAACGTAAGTTTGATGAGAACACACAAAAGTACACAAATGCAGAAGGCAATAGGTATAATGTTAAAAGACTTATGCCAGTTCCTTATCTACTAAACATGCAAGTTGATGTTTGGACTAGTAATACAGACCAAAAATTACAACTAATGGAACAAATATTAGTGTTATTCAATCCAGCGTTAGAGATACAACACAATGACAACCCTGTTGATTGGACTACAATTACTACTGTAGAACTAACTGATATTCAGTGGTCAAGTAGAGGTATTCCTGCAGGCATTGAAGACCAAATCGATATTGCTACTATGTTCTTTCAAATACCTATTTGGATTAATCCTCCAGCACAAGTAACAAGACAAAATGTTATAAGAAACATTATACACAACTTATACACATACTCAGATTTAGATACATTAGATTATGATCCTGATGCATTTGAATTCTTTAGAGATTTACAAAAAGAAGCAAGTGTGGTAGTAACACCCGAAAATTATGCATTACAAATTACTGAAAATAATGGTCAGTATGTCGCACAGCCTCTAGCAAACGGCAATTATGCCGATGGCATAAAGTGGGAAGATGTTTTCAAAAATTATGGAAATTTAGATGATGGGATATCAAGATTAAGACTTAAATTTCATGGAAATCTTGAAGATGATGGGTCTGATATTATCGGTACAATATCTTCAACACCAAATCCTGAAATAATTGAATTCGCTGTAGATACTGCAACATTGCCAACTAATACAATTGGCGCAGTAGATAGGGTCATAGATGCAGGCAATGTTAAGCCTGGATTTAATAACTTTCCAAATCCTGCACTAGGTCAAAGGTATCTTTCATTGACTGATGCTAATTCTCAAAGCATATGGGGAATAGATATAAATGAAAATGATATAATTGAGTATAACGGCAGTGGCTGGATTAAATCTTTTGATTCCAAAACATATACTTTACGTGCATATGTAACAAATGCAAAAACTGGACAACAGTTTAAGTTTGAAGATGGAACATGGAATGACACATTCCAAGGAATTTATGATGGTGGATATTGGCGACTAGAGTTACTACAATAGGAAAGTTGTAAAAAATGTTAAAAGCCGCGGGCGCATGTATAATTGCTAAAGACACAAAAAGAATTATTCTTCAACAAAGAGACAAATCAGGTTCACATCCACGAAATTGGGGATTTTGGGGTGGCAAAGTTGAAGAAAACGAAAATATTGCACAAGCGTTACTAAGAGAAGTATGTGAAGAACTTGGACTTGATATCAAAGATGATATAAACAAAATTTATCCTCTAGACCAATATCATTCAAGAAACAAAGATTTCAGTTATTATTCGTTTGTGATAATTGTAGAGAAAGAATTTATACCAACACTCAACCATGAGAGTGGAGGATATGCTTGGATAGAGCATGATTATTTCCCAAAACCACTACACCCTGGTACACGTAGAACATTATTTAAAAAACATAAATTAAGAGTGATTAGAGACATTATATCGTCACTATAATATTTGTAGATTCTATTAAATACTGTATGGGAGAAGTGAGTGGAAACAGGCATAATAGATTTTAAAAAACAAAAGTTCATTAGGGACTGTATTGAGTACCTAAAGACCGGGAATGCTGAGGTTGAACTCCGAGCCATCATTAATAGTGCCACACCAGAATATATAGAATATATTAAAAAAGATATAGAATACGATACTATTATAGTAATAGACGCTGTAATAAAAAAGATTAGAACATCATCACAAAAGAAAATAACATCTAATCGTCAAAAAATTAATATAATTGCATTAGCAACATTAGAAAGATTAGCGACCGATGATGTAAGATTTGAAATTAAAGAAGTCACAGAAAGATATAGAGAAACTATAAATCCAGTAAAAGCATTATATTATGATTTACAAGAGATTATGTTTCTTTATGACGGCAAACCTAAAAATAAACACCACAAGTTTTTAATAGAAAAATTCTCTAACAAAGAATCATTTAATGATATCATCGTAGCAGTTGATAAAGATTTGCTAGATTTACAAGAATGTAGAGAAAGAATTATACAAATAAGAGAAGAACTTGGATTTGCAAATAAGAGCGAATATTACAAGAAAATAATAGACTTGTATAATGAAATGCTACAATGGAAAAGACTATTCGAAACGTTTCCCGTTTGGGTGGATGAGCATTCTAATGCTCAGGGTGGCGGATTATATCAAACACTTAAAAATTTCTTCTGCGGAGAAGAATAAAGGGCGCCGTAGCGCCCTTCATGTATCTTTATATTATTAAATTGCTATACTGCATTAGCAGGTACGTGACCGCCAAACATGTACCAAGCAACAATTACTACAACTGCTACTGCAATCCATACTTTTTTATTCTTCATTAGTTTCTTCATAACTTTCTCCTCCTTAAAAAAAAGAAGGCCGACTATGATGCCGACCTTCCCTATATTGTAAAATTATTAAGTTACTTACTTACCTACTTTAACTTCTACCATACCTTCGCCTTCTTCAAGTTTATCCTTGATAGCGATACCGATATATGCAGTCATTTTAGGATCGTGGTCTTCTTTCCATGCTGTAGCATGACCTTTGTTATCAGCCGCTACCATGATGTCGCCTTTTTTGACTGACCCCATAGTTTTAACTGGAACACGACCTTGTAGTGCGATAGCTGGGTGTGACGCATCATCACCTGCTTCGCCATTCATTAGATAAGCTGGTTTCATTGAAACAACACCTGCTAGTCTGTCACAACCGTGACCTTCTGCCGCTGTTACTTCTTTTTCGCCACCAAACATCATTACTGTGCCTTCTTCGTATTCTGCATCTGCTTCATAACGTTCTGCAAGGTCGGCATATTTTGCCGTTGTTGCTTCACCGTTGAAACGTGTTGCTGTCATGT